GGTACTCCTTGCGCAGGGCGGCTGCGGTCTCGGTGCCGCCGCCGAGGAAGAAGCCGCTGTTCGCCCACCGGTCCAGTGAGCGCAGCACGGACTCGCCGGGCAGGATCGTGAAGTGCTTGGTGTGGGCGCCGGGGGCCTGGTGCGTGTACTGCTGCGTGGAGGAGAAGGAGACGACGTTGGCGGTGTCGCAGCGGATCGCGAGGGCGATGCCGAGCAGCGCTGCGGCGTGCCACCGGGCCATCTCGGAGTTGTCCGACATGGGCTCGCGCATGGACGTTGAGGTGTCGACCATGATGAGGGTTCGTCCGGGCAGCTCCGGGATGTTGGCCAGGGAGGCGGACAGCGCCCGCTCGAGTGCCCCGGCCCAGCGGAGATTGTGGCCGGCGGCCCGGTAGGCGGAGAGGAAGCGGATCGGCAGTTGCCGGGACCGGGCGGCTTCGATGGGGTCGGCGATCCTGGCGGCGACGGTCTCGGCGGTGGTGTCTGAGATCTTCGCGTTGTCGAGGTTCCGCAGGTTCCGGAGCAGGGCCATGTAGCCCATCGACGGGATGATCGCTTCCCACGCTGCGGCGTCCATCGGTCCTTGCAGCCAGCCGCTGAGGGCTTCCCAGGTCATGCCGGCCTGGGCCAGCAGGCGATGGGCTCCGGGTTCTGTCAGGAGGGTTCGGCGCTTCTGGGTGGGGAGGCCCAGGAGCCATGCGCGCCGGTTCAGCATGGGGAGGGAGGCCGGGATGGTGCTGCCTCGGCCGTGGCGGCGGTCCAGGGCACAGCGGAACAGGTCACCCTGCCAGGCCTTGGCGGGGTCTGGGCTGGGGTGCACCAGGTCGATAACGTCGCCGAAGCGGAAGCCGGCGGCCGGGCTGTCGTACTTGAGCAGCGCGTGCTCGGTGTACAGCTGCCGCACGGCGTCGGCGACGCCGTTCTTGACCGGCTTGGGGATGGCCCGGCCGTAGTGGGACGTCCAGTAGGCGAGGATCTCGCCGGGCTCGTCGGCGCGGGCGCAGGCGCTGCGGATGAACTGGCGGTTGTAGCCGGCGCCGTTGTCGGCTCCGGTGTCGAGCCGTGCCTTCACGGCTTCGCAGGCTACGACGACTGCGGCGCTGCGCATGTGGGCCGAGTTGCGCAGCCACGGGATGAAGCCAGCCATCCAGGCGGGGTCGTCGACGGCCACGGTCTGGGCAAGGGCGGCCAGGCGCTTGCCGCGGACCTCGGCGGTCTCGTAGTGGGTGTTCTGGCCGGCCATGTCGGTGACGGCGAGCAGGAAGAGCTCGCTGGCCGGGGTGCGCGCGAAGCCGGGGGCGCCCTCGTGGGTCAGGGCGTGGCCGGTGGTGGTGATCGGGCTAGTGATGCCGGCGGCACGGGCGGCGGCCAGGCCGGGCTTGCGATTCCAGTGGCCCATGGGGGTCCCTTCCTGCAGCGGGGCGGGAAGGGCCGGGGCTGTATGCCCGAGGTCGGGTCGGCTGCGCTGTTCGTGCCTGCCGCTCTCCCAAGTGAGCTACCGCCCCTCGCGCAGGGCGTCCCGGAGTTGAACCGGGCCCGTCACAGACTTACTGAAGCACTCGCGGCCATCGCACCGGGCGGGGCTCAAGCCCTTCCGAGGTCGTTTCGCACCGGAAGGTGCGTTGCGTCTTCGTACAGTCCCGAGGTCGGGTGATCACGGAGTTGCGATAGGCCGCTCCGCCACGGTGCCGCAGCACCACCGGGATTCGAACCCGGGATTCGTCTGCACGAAGTACCCGTGGTCGGCGCACCGGGACTGTCGGGTTCCTCGAACCGAGGTCTGGCGACCAAGGAGACAACAGTGCTCTGCCTGCTGAGCTACGGTCGGCCGCTGCTAGCTGCGGCTGGACCGGCCGGATTTGCACCCGCGACCTCTGCCTTAACTGGGAAGTAGCCCTGGTCTGCGCACCGGTTCGAAGAGTGCTTCTCAGAGTTCCAGATCGGATCCGGTAGGCCGCGTCAAAGGAGGAACCGGGTCCTGCGCACCTGAGTTGCGAGATCAACAGTAGCGCTCGGGGGCGCCGAAGGTCGAGAGGCTGTCGCAAGCCTCGAATAAAGTGTTGAATGGCTAAATCAATGGTCCGCTGTATCAAGAACCCTATGGAGTGCCGCTCGCGCGCCGCTTCTGCTTGCGCTTCCAGGCACCCCAGCCAGTCGCGTTCCAGAACGGCGTCCAGCCCTTGCAGACCGCGCACGGGAACGCATGCTTGGTCAGGGTCCCATTGATGGTCACCCTGAACACCATCTGGCCGGTACTCTCGCAGCTCGGACAGATGAACCGGGACGAGTTGGCCGGTGCCTTCTGCGCGGGGCCGCCGCCGTCGACCGCCCAGGCGTGGCCGCATTCGACGAGGCCGATGACGGTCAGGATCCGGCCGGCGCGCGTGTACAGGGGCCGCTGGCCCGAGCCGCGGCACCAGTCGCAACGCAGCCGGTTCAGGCCGATCAGATCGGCCGGCGTCGGGGACCTGGGCTTCGACCTGCTCGATCCGTCCATGCGGCCGCCGGGGCCCCGCCGGTAGTCCCGGGCCTGGGACGAGCGCTGCGTGCCGCCGGCCCCGGCCCGCTTGGCGTCCGCGCGCCGCGGGGTCGCAGCCGCGCCGGGCCGCGGGGTGCCGGCGGCTGGCGCGCGGTAAGTCCGGGCGCGGCGTGCGGACGCGAGCTCCCAGGTGCCGTCGGCACGGCGGCGCGCGCCGCGGGCGGAGACGGTCCTGGTGTCTGGGTCGCGACGGATCGAGGCAACTGTCTTGGGCCCGAACAGCGCCCGGGCCACCCGGCGCGGGGTCGGGTGGTTCCGCTCGTCGCCGAACAGGATCCGCGCGGCCACGCGGTGCGGCGCCCAGCCGGACGACTTGCGCCTGCCCATCTCAGGCCTCCCGTGCTCGGCGAGTTGGGGGGACGGTGCACTCGAAGCGCTCGCTGCGGCCGTCGTCGTCGCGGCGGCTGGTCGCACCCTGGTGGATCTTGAATGCGTTCAGGGCGGCCTTGCAGGAGTCGCGGGCGGTCAGCCCGGGCAGCCGGTAAGCCTGGAGCTCGGCGATCGTGGCCGAGCCCAGGACGCGGAACAGCTGCCAGGCGTCCAGGAGCTCGTCGGCGACAGGGCTGTCGTCGGGGTAGGTCTCGCCGACGACCCGCAGGTAGGGGACGCCGGCGTGGAAGGCTTCGGCGTCGTCGACCACATCGCGGCCACCGCGCGGCCGGGGCCCGGCGGGCCCGGCCGGGCCGCCGGGATGGCGCGGGTCGCAGCGCCCTTGGAGGACCTCCTCCATCGCCTCGGCGGTGCGCTCGTCCAGGGCCGGGCGGCTGTCGCGGTTGGCTTCGACGGTGGCAACGATCTGCCCGGGTTCGATCATGTAGCCGCGGGCGACGGTTGGCCGGGGGTGGTCCGGCGACTTCGGCCGGAACATGCCGGGCTTGGGGAGCACGGTCTCGTCGGCGCGCCAGCCCTCGCCGTGGGCGCCGGGGCCGTGGATGACGTTTGTCTGGGTCGCGCTCCTGGTCCGGTAGCAGGCGATGTTGGTGAACTGGCCGGAGCCGTCGGTGGTCCCGCCGAGGGCCTTGCTCGACGGGGACTGGGTGGCGCCGATGATGATCAGGCCCAGGGCGCGGGAGACCTGCATCAGGCTGAGCCACTGGGTGAACAGCTTGGGGTCCAGGCGCAGCATCTCGGCGAGCTCGTCGATGAGGACGATGATGGCCGGCCCGTGGATGTCGGGGTCCCATTCGCGGACCGGCAGGCCGGTGCGCTCGCGCTCCTCGCGCAGGATCTGGCCGCGGACCTCCATCGCGGCGCCGAGCGCCTCCAGGAGCAGGGCGACGTCGCCGATGCCGTAGGCGGCGCGGTAGGCGACGGGCTCGTACGGGCCGAGTTCCAGCTGGCCGGGCTTGAGGTCCATCAGGACCATGACGGCATTGTCCATGGAGGCGATGGAGCAGGCAGCGACGTTGACGCCGACGGACTTGCCGCCGTCGGTGATGCCGGCGTACAGCGTGTGGCGGCCGCGGAACCGGAAGGCAACCGGACGCTGGCCGTCGCGGACGCCGAGGTTGACCGGGTCCTTGATGCTGCGGGTGTTCGGGCCGGGCCACGGGACGGCGTCGTCGAGGGTGGAGTTCTCGCCGTCCTGGACGCGGATCTCGAAGCGGTTCCCGATCGCGGTGGGGATGATCTCCAGGCCGCGGCAGCCGAGGTTGCCGCGGAGGGTGTCGATGCGGGCGGCGAGCCAGCGGCTGTTCACGGTCTTGGACTCGGGGGTGTAGATCCAGGTGACCCAGGAGTCGGGGCCGCTTCGGCGGACTGCGTCGATGCGGATCGGCGCGACGCCGATGGCGGCGAAGGCGGCGTGGAGCCGGGCCGCCTCGTCGCTCATCATCGGCAGGCTGGCCGCCGTCGGCATCGGCGGCCCGCCGACGGGTGCCGGTGGCATCGGCGCCGACGCGACGGCGGCGTGGTAGTCGATGACGAAGTCGCGGTCGGCGGCCCGCCGATGGCGGCGCCAGTCGATCGAGCCGAGGGTGCCGACGGCGGCGAGCAGGAGGGTCGTCATCGCCGAGATGCCGGAGAAGCCGGCGCCGACGGCGGCGGCGCCTGAGACGCCGACGGCGCCGCCGACGATGAGGCCGCGGGTGATGTGCCGGTCGGCGTCGGCGCCGTGGAGGTGGTGGCCCAGCCATCCGGCGGCGGGGGCGAGGGCCCCGGCGGCCAGGAAGGGGAGCATCAGCCAGATGTGGTTGGGCTCCATGTTGGCCCACCAGCCCGTCGCAGAGAACGCGCAGGAGCCGATGGCCGGCCACAGGTGGTAGTGGCGGATCAGGGCGAGGATCTCCGGCTCGGGCCGGGGGAGGTCGCGCTGGTCGATGAGGGCTGCGACGTGTAGCGGAAGCGGCTGGTAGGCGGGGTGCAGCGTGTAAGCGGGGTGGGCGGGAAAGACCGTTCCGTGCAGCTCAGAGCCGTTGTCGTACGGCGTGGCACGCCACACACCACAGTCATCAGAGGCCGGGTTCTCCGGCGCGCGCCGGAGATCGAGCGGGGCCTGGTGACTGTGGTGTGTGGCGTGGCCGTCCGTGATGTCGTGCACTAGCGGGCCGCCGCGGTGTCGGAGCCGTCCTCGGCCAGGTCGTGGAGCTGACGGTAGAGCTCCTGGGTGGCCTTGTGGACGTCGCGGGCGAGGGAGTCGCTGGGCTCGGGCAGGCCGTATCGAGACCCTCCGATCGCTTCGACCAGGGCGGCCGCGGTCGGTGGGACACCGGTGCTCAGGAGGAGATAGCGGTAGGACGGGAACGCGCGGGCGACCAGGTCGTGGAGCTCGGCTGTGGCCTTGCGGATGTCGCGGGCGCGGGACGGCCCGAGTTCGCCCATGCCTGCTTGCTTGATCGCTTCGGCCAGGACCGGGGCGGTCGGGGTGGTGCCGGTGGTCTCGGAGAGGTGCCGATAGATCGGAAGGACGTCGAGGGCCCACTGGGCGGTGTTCCGGCGGACGGCGGCGCCGGCGGTGCTCCAGTCGTAGACGGTGGCGCCGCTGTCGGCGCCGACGTCGGCGGTCTGCGGCTTGCCGGCGGTCGGCGCCGCGTCGGCGGCGGTCGGCGCGTGGTCGGCGGCGGGTGCCGACGTCGGCACCGGCGGTGCCGTCGGCGCCGCATCGGCGGTCGGCACCCGATCGGCGGTCGGCGGGGCGTCGGCGGCGAGCGCCGACGTCGGCACCGGGCGTGCCGTTGGCGTCGGCACCCGATCGGCGGCGGGGCGGCTGTCGGCGGGGGCGGTCCGGGTGCGGTCGGCGCCAACGGGGGCGTGCCAGTCGGCGGTCGCGGTCGGCGCCTGGTCGGCGGTGCCGGTGTCGGCGGGTGCCGAGGGGAGTTCGGCGGGGGCGCCGCCGGCGGCGAGGCGGTAGAGGTGGACGAGCCGGTCGGCGATGTAGACCGGCAGAGCCGTGACGGTGATCAGGAGGGTGACTTCAACCCAGGCGGGAATCTTGTTCCCGGCGAGGGTGAGGGTGTGGAACACGGTGTTGGCGGCGACGGTGATGATGAGTGCCCGGCGAGTGTTGCCGATCACCTCGGCGTGCTTGGGGTGTGTGCGGGGGATGTTGGCCCCGAAGATGATCGCGGTGATGGCGTAGCCGTCGATGACGGCGGGCAGCAGCCAGGCCAGTGAGGCCGGAGCCTTGGCCATGATGGCGATCTTGAAAAGTGCGGGCGCGGACCATGCCTCGGCGCAGGCGAGCGCGAAGACGACGCCGATCAGGACGACCCAGCGTGCCCTGCGCGACACGGGTGGTAGCTCCTGTGGCGCGTGCGAAGTCGTGCGGGCGCTACCGTTGTGGGTGTTCACGTCGCTCCCTATAGCGCGTGGACGGCAAAGCCCGGTGGTGCCTTGGCACCGCCGGGTTTTGTCTGTATCCCGTAGCCACCATATCCCCGAGCCGATCTGATGCAGGGCTCTTATTCCAGACGGTCCGCTGGAGGTCCTTGCTGGAGGGGTATGGGCCCGGCCGCCGCACCGGGATACAGATAGGGGGACGCGGCGGCCGAGTTCGTGGGCTACACGCTGGCGGTCAGCGCGATCGCGCACGCGATGGCGCAGATCACGGCGACGGCGATCATCAGCGGTAGCGCGTGGGGTGCCGGCGGGCGCCGGTGGGCGGTGCTCACGGCTGGTCCACGGCCAGGACGGCGCGGACGGTCTTGGTGTCGCCCTCGCGGTAGGTGGTGACGGCCTCGGCGCGGGCGGCGACGTCGAGCAGGCCGCGGCCGTGGGAGGCGAAACGGTCGTCGTCGGGGTCGGCGTCGGGGTCGTCGAGCCAGGCCAGGGCGTGGTCGGTCCAGGCCGCGGCGCAGGGCCAGACGGGCATGTGGTCGGCGTCGGGGTCGGTGACCTCGATGACGACGGAGCAGCCGATCACGGTGAGGCGCAGCTCGATGGTGCCGCCGGGACCGGGCCACGTGGCGTGGCGGTCGGCGTTGGACACGAGCGCGTCGACGATCTGGACCAGGTCGTCGGCCGCCCTTATGGGCAGCTGGTGGTGGTGGGCGAAGCCGGCGGCGACCATGCGGCTGTAGGCGATCGGCTCGATCGCGTCGCGCGCGATGGAGCTCTGCAGGACGGCGCCGTGCAGCAGCCGGTGCGCGGCGGCCGCGGGGGCGGCCTTCGGCATGGTGCTGAGTCTCATAAGGCACCGCCCGTCCGGCCGCGCTTGACCGCGGTGAGGATCATCGCGGCGAACGCTTCGGCCTCGTCGAGGTCCATGTCGTGGTCGCCGCCGTCGTTGAAGCACAGCTGGATGGCTGGCGGCGCGCCGTTCTCGGCGGTGAGGTGGATGTCGGCGGAACGCACGGCGGTGGCCGCGGGTCCGGCATCGGTGATGGTCAGGCGGGTGCTGGTGGCGTGGACGCCGCTGTCGGCGTCGTGGTCGTTGCACCAGGTGGGGCAGGCGGTTCGCGGTCGCGGCATGACGTGGGTCATCGCTCCGAGATCGTCCGGCATGTCGTCATCCTCAGACTCCGATTGTGCTGACCGATTGCTAACGACGTTCCCCGCGTCGGATACACGCATCAGGGCTTTGAGATACGTCTTTCGCCCGGTCAGGTTGGCCGGCCCCAGGACTATGCGCTGGGCCGTCATCGCGACACGCCCTTGCGCGGCGTGACGATCGCGGCGATCTGGCTCTGCGGGATCCGGATCCGGCCGGTCGGGGTCTCCCAGTAGGTGATGAGGCCGCCCTTGGCCCAGCGGCGGACGGTTCCGCGGTCGACCTCGAACGCCTCGGCTGCCTGGGCGCAGGAAAGCGAGGGCTCATCGCGGCCGGGCGGGGAGCTGGTGACGTCCATCGGCGGTCGTCCTCACGTCGGGGTGGTTGCTGTGTTTGATGCAACCGTAGCGCTATGGTGCTATAGCGTCAATGCGGCTAGCGTGATCGCGCGCCGGTTTCGACGCAACAGAAAAGCCCCGGAGCATATCCGGGGCTTGCAACGCTCAATTGATATGAAGGGCAGGCGCCTAATCGTGAACAGGGAGGTCGTATTCGAGGCGGTACCTGTTGCCGCCGAAGACCATCTCCAGCGCTTCGACGGGTCGGTCGTCGTCGGTCCAGGTCATCCGCAGCAGCCGAAAGACCGGCACGCCGGTCTGGAGCCTGAGGGTCTCGATCTCGTACGACGTCGGCATGCGGGCGTCGACCCATTCCCGGGACCGGCGCGGTGGGTAGCCCAGGCTGCGCAGGGCCGTCGGAACGCCGCCAGCCAGCTTCACGTGGCGGCCCAGCTTCGTCCCGCCGGCGATTTCAATCGGCAGGTGGGAGACCGCGATCTCAAGAATCTCGTCGCCCTCGCGCATGTGCCGTGTGCGCCTGACAGCGGGTTCACCCGGATCGAGACCCAGCAGCTCGGCGATCTCGTCCGGGGGTGCCACCTCGGTAACCTCGATAAGGTCCGTGACAGCGTTGTAGGAGGCTGGCGCGCCCGGAACGACCGGGGAGACGTGATCTGCCGACCGGCTGATCTTTCGCCGGACCTCGCGCACGAAGACGCCGACGCCGGGGCGGGTCTCCACGAGCCCGGCCGCCTTGAGCGGCCGCAGGGCCTTCTGGACGGTGGCGTTCGCGATGCCGTAGGTCCGCATCAGCTCGTTCACGGACGGGATGGGCGCGCCGGGCGGGATCTCCCCCTTCTCAATCTTCGCCCGCAGGTCGTTGGCTACCCGCAGGTAGGCCGCCGGACCGCTGTCCCACTCGGACATCGCCGCCACTCCCGCCACGCTCGCAATGCGACGCTATGCCGCTATAGCAGCATAGCCCACTACGCAGGGGCTCCCAGGTGCTGTGGGTGCCGAGACCCCCCGGACGAGTCGAACGCAAGAAGGCCGGCCCCGAAGGACCGGCCCACGGACCGGCGAGCTGTCACTCGCCGATCAGACGCTCCCCCAATGCCGCGAAGCAAGGAGACCGTTCAGTGCTCACTGTAGCAACAGGACGCTGCCCCGCCAGGGCGGTTCCGTGAGGAACAGCGCACTGCGGCGGGTCCGGCATGCCGCCGGAGGCCCCGCGTGAAGATCATGAAGCCGGTACCGGACGGAACCGGCTGGGTAGCCATCCCAAACGCCACGGCGCGGGACACCCAGCTCGACCGCCGGGCCCTCGGCCTGCTGGTCGAGATCCTGTCCTTCCCCGACGGCTGGGAGATGAACGCCGACAGCCTCGCCACCGACGGCACCGAGGGCCGCAACGCCGTGCGCGCCGCCATGCGGAAGCTCGAGGATGCCGGCTACGTCGTCCACATCCGCCACCGCGGCGACCGCGGACGCTGGCTGACCGCAGCGTTCGCGGGCAACTCCCCTGCGGCGGCGCGCGCCGCCGCAGACGCGTGGCTGGAGCAGAATCCGGACGCGGCAGAGACACAAACGCCCAGGTCGGACCGAGGTACAGGAAACGGGGCGTCGGCCAACGGGGCGTCGGTGGAGGGGGCGTCGGCCGACGGGGTGTCGGCCAACCGGGCGTTCTATGAAAGAAGGGAGCCAAAGAAGGTGCCAAAGAAGGTCTCTAACACGTCCCCACCTGCGGCCCCGGCTCCCTCTCCCTCTCCCCCGGCTGCACCGGCGACTACGACCGTGGCCGAGCCAGACGGCGGAGAGAGGGGAAACCCATCGCCGTGGCTGCCACAACTCGATCCCGTCGCCGACGTCGTTGATGCCTGGGCCAAGGCCCGGGCCGAAACCGGCATGCCCGCGATGGCCAGCGAGCGAAGCCGGGTCCGATCCGGCGCCGTCGAGCTGCTCGGCGCAGGGCACGACGTCGCCTACCTGGCCCGGGTGGCATCCTGGATGGCCAGCGCGCATCCGGGCTGGTCAGACCTCGGGAGAGCTCGCACCGCCCCCGGCGCGCCGCTATTCGGTCACGGGCAGACGGCCGCCGTACCCGCGCCACGCCAGGACCGGCCTCCGTGTGTCGCGGATGCCTGCCGTGGCTGCGATCACGATGAATGCAATCGCAACGGGTTCCTGATCCACAGCGATCTCGGCGTCCGCTGCCCGTGCTGGTTCGTCCCGGAAGCGAGGTTCTAACCATGGAGTACGAGCCCACCGGATCGCGCCCGTGCCACCGCGGGGAATGCGAACGCCACCACCACCCGCCGTGCAACCAGGGCTGGATCAGCGTCGATCGCGTGTGCCCGTGCTGGTCGGCCCGGCGGCGTCTGGTCGTGAACCACAGCGGGCCGCCGGACCAGGCGCCGCCCGCGCCGATGCCTGCGAGCATCCGGGCGGCCTGGAACACGGCCCGGGCCGACGCGCGCCCGCTGCCGCAGTCCGGACCGTCGCGGCGCCCGGATCCGGCGAGCAGTCCCCCGCCGGTACCGGGGCCGCTTGATCCCCGCGGCGCCGAGGTGGTGAGCCGCCTCAGCCTCGATCCGGCGCCGGCCGGTCCGCTACTGCGGCGGCTGGTCGGCGCCGTCGCGGCAGCCCTGGATCAGGGGTGGACCGTCGAGGATCTCGTGCAGCTGCTGGACGCCGACCGGGATCCGGACCGTGAGCCGGTCCGGTACTGGATCTGGCGGCTCGGCTGGATCGGGCCGGCGCTTGATGCACGCTGACGGTGGGCGGCATCTGTCGACTGGGCTACACCTTCCAGTCCAGGATCGTGGACTCGATGCTGTACTCGATCCGTACCGGATTGCCGGTCTGCGCGGCGGGAATGTCGAAGGGGATCAGGCCCGTTCGGCACTGGCCGGTCTTCACGGCAGCCGTGTCGCTGTCGTTGGGATACAGCGGCTTGGGAAAGTCGCGAGGGCTGTACGCGCTGAGCGGTTGGACTCCGGCACCATCGGCGAAGATCAGGCTCCAGTACGTCCAGCTCAGCGCAGACACGCCACCCGGGGGCGACTTCAGACAGGTGGTCACGCTGATCGTGGCGATCCGGTCGGCGGCGGGCACCAGGTCACCGTTCGCTCCGGCCTTGCGCGCGGTGTAGGCGCCGGCGGCGAACGTCACTGTCGTGCCGTCGGAATCGGTGAACGTCTGCACCGTGCCGCTGGCGGGATCGGCGGACATGGAACTGGTCGGCGCCGTCGCCGCGGCGGTGGCGGCCGGGGCCGACGTGGCCGCCGCGGCCGATGTCGGCGGCGCACTGCTCGACGTCGGCACGATCGCCGCGACGGGATGAGAGGGGTGGCTGCTGGAGCATGAGGTCAGTACGGCGGCGGCCAGGACCGCAGCCGTAGCTATTCGAGGTCGACGGGTCACGCACCGACCGTAGCCGCGCGTCTGTGCTGTGACTGGCCGAATCGGGAAACTACCGCCGTCGCTTCCCCGCCAGTCGGTCGGCCACTCACTTGGGTGATGGACGTGTCGCCACAGCGCGTCTCGCAGCTGCTGCGCGCGCACACCACGACCACGGCAACCATGGCGAGCACGACCACGCTGGCCTCAGCGGCAGCGCTACTCATGACGCTAATGCTCAACCTCTTCCGCGACTGATGCGCCAGGCCCTCGCCCGCTTACGTTCTGTCACCGGCTCGCAGTAGCCTGACGCCGTCGGCCACTGGCGGCCTTAAGCCCGTCGGAGCCGTCCGTTTCCAACCCGATTCGGCTCTGGAGGACAGGCATGGGCGCACACGGCCGCGATGACAAGGACGACGACGAGGACGTTCCGCAGGACACGGACGATGAGGTCCACCGCGGCGTCTCCAGCTCCGGCAAGGGCAAGCACGGCGGCGGCGCGGACGGCGATGACAAGGACGAGGACGAGGACGACTGATGCGGCCCGGCTGGCGTCCCCTGCACGACGCTCTCACCGAACAGCTCATCGCTGACGGCGCCGATTTCCTCGTCGACCCGGCGTGGCGTGCGGCATGGGACGCCAGCCCCCGCCACCTGTTCATCCCCGACGACGTCTGGCTGAAGGACGGTGCGGCCTACCGGGCGGTATCCGCCGGAGACGCCGGCTTCGACTGGTTGCAGCTGGTGTACTCCGACCAGTACGTCACCGTCCAGGTCGACGACGGCCAGACCGAACACGCTCCCGGGGCGGTCGGCGCCCGGGCCACGAGCTCGGCATCGGAACCGGCGCTCGTGGCCCGCATGCTCCACCTGGCCGAGCTCAAGCCGGGACAGCGCGTGCTGGAGGTCGGGGCCGGCGTCGGCTGGTCGAGCTCCATCACCGCGGCGTACGTCGGAGACGCCGGCGTCGTCGCCGTCGAGATAGACCCCGCGCTCGCCGTGGGAGCCGCGGCACGCGCCCGCCGGGCCGGCCGCAGCCACCTCATCGCCACCGGCGACGGCCTGGCCGGGTGGCCGCGGCGCGCGCCGTTCGATCGGATCGTGCTCACCTGCGCTGTTGCGAAGGTCCCGGCCGAGCTGATCGCGCAGACCGCGCCGGGTGGCATGCTGCTGGTGCCGTACTCCAGCTCCGGCTACGGCGGCGCGATGGCGCTGCTCACCGCCGACGGGCACGGCGGCGCCGCCGGGCCGTTCGTCGCCGAGGCGCACATGATGCAGTCCCGAAGCCAACGCGTCGGCTACGTCCCCCTCAGCCGCGAGCCGGTGCGCGAGCGCACCTCGGAGCTTCCGGTGGAGGCGTTCGACAGCTGGCCAGCGCGGACGCTGCTTGAGCTGGCCATCCCGGACCTGGTGGCCCAGCCGCCGCGGCGCCGTGCCGACGGCTGGCTGTGGATGACCGTGCGCACCCCCGACGGGTCGAAGGCCTCGGCGGCCGTGCTGCCGCCGCCCGGCGAGGCCACGGACAGTACGTACGACGTCTACGAGTACGGGCCGCGCCGTCTGTGGGCCGAGCTGGAAGACGCCTGGTCGACGTGGCTGTCGGCGGGCCGGCCGGCGCTCCAGGACCACGTCCTGGCCGTTGACGCGGACGGCCGGCACCGGGTCGTCACCCAGAAGGGGGAAACCGTCGCGTCAGGGGTCCCCGCCATGACTGCGCCAGTAGCCTGAGAGTGCTGCGGGCCCCGGTACGGACCCCCGAGCGTGCCGGGCCGCAGCAGCCAAGGGTCCAGCGGGGACAGCTGACTCATCACGGCGCCCATACCGGGTCCTCGGTATGGGCGCCGCGGCGTTTCCAGGAACGGCCTTTCCGCACGCGTGGACGGGGCGCGCCGCCGGGGTGCCGACCTGGCATGATCACGTCCGTGTCTTCTGTCGAGTTCCCTGCCGACCTGCTCGATCTCAAGATCGGGTTCCTTGACGTGGAAGCCGAGATCGCTGCGCACGCGGCGACGCTTCCCGCCGGCGCCGATATCATCGCCGGCCGGGCGAAGATCAGCGACGAGGACCGTGAGCGTTCGCGCGCGCTGCACGCCCGGGCTGCCGATCTGGCGAGCCGGATCAGCGGGCACCCGTTCTGGGCGGCCATGCAGGGTGCCGCGCGGGTGGACGCCATGACCGCGCTGACGCGGGCGGCCAGGGACGCTCGGGACGCGGCGTAGCCCGGAGGCCGGGCCGGCTGTCGTCAGATCTGGAGCGGGACGATGAGCGTGCCATCGTGGACGGCCCAGAGCATCGCCGACCAGCCGTCGTGCATGCCGTCGGAGGCGTGCTCGATGAGCAGGACCCACCGGCCGTCCTGAAGCTGCGCCTGGACCTTGACGATGCCGATGAGCCAGCGGCCGCGGTGGCGGAAGCGCACCGGTCTCCAAGCCACCAGCCAGCGGCGGACAGCCTCCCGATCCGGGGGTTTATCGAGAACGGCGACGTCGGACACGCACGCAACCATAGTCGCACTAACGTTCGATTGCGAGGGCGGGGCGCGCCGCACCCAGTCACTCGGCGACCCGGCCGTATCCCGGCGGTGCGCTCGCGGCGGGCCGGCGCAGCGCCGGCGCCCGGCGCCCGGCGGCGCGCGCCGCCAGCTGCCGCAGGAGGTCCGGCACGCCGCAGGAGCACGGCCCGTCGCGGTCGCCATCGATGAGCGCGCCAGGGCACAGGTCGTGGTGGATGGCGTCGGCGTCGGCGGCCGCGGCGCGCAAGGCGTCGGCGAGCGCCCCGGTTCGTTCCATGTACCGGTTTTACCCGGCCCGGCCCACACCCGGAGGCTTCCCGGGAAAACAGGGCCGCCCCGGCCGGAGCCGGGGCGGCGTGTGGGCTACTCGCGGTTCTCCTCGCCGCCGGGCGCGTCGCGCTCGGTGATGAAGTCCTCCTCCGCGCCCTCAGCCGCCCCAAGGGCGAACTGCAAGGCGATGTCGGCGGTGGTGAACCGGCCGTCGTGCGGTCCGGCGCCGAACTTCAGGACCTGGTCGAAGGCGATGATCCACAGGTGGATCGCCACCATGACGGCCTCGGCGGTTTCCTCGCCGATCGGCGAGATCTCCACCAGTTCCAGCGCGTCGTACAGCGGGGCGATGGTCACCGCCGGAGACTCCCCGCTGATGATGGGGGAGATCCGGATCGGGAGAGGGAACTGCTGGAGCAGTCCCACGATCATCGCGTAGATGACGGCGAGCTTGGTGAGCAGCTCTTGGAACTGCTCTTCCTCAGGAGCGTCCACGTTCCTGCCTTTCAGTGTGGTGTTGTCAATCTGCTGCCGTTCGGGTTCTCAACCCCTCTCGACACTTCTAACTATACAACATAGACTCCTAGCTATGCAACACTCGGGCTGGTGTTCATCCGATCGAATGGACTATCGTGGGCCGGGACGTCCCGCGAGAGTGTGGCGTCAATCTGCTGGGCCGATGGGGTTCTCAGAACGGCAAACCCCCGTCGGCCCCAAGACTTTGAAACGCAGAAGGGCCCCGGCTTCCGCCGGGGCCCTTCCTGCTGGACTAGCCCTGAACCTCCCCATCCCCGCCGTCTGCGACGAGACCGAGCCCTGCGATGCGCAGCGCCTTGCCCGCTTCGAGCAGCAGGAGCCTGGTGTTCATCTCGGCCCAGTCACCGCCGCGAGCGGCGAACCAGGCCATTGCGAACATCGCGCCCATCGTGCGCTGGAGCGCCTTGCGCATCATCATGGCCACGCTCGGCGCCAGACCCGGCATCACGCCGATGAGCTCGGCCGCGTGCATCAGCGTTTCGGCCGATGCCTCCAGGTTGTCGGCGAGTTCGAACCCGACGGGGATCGGCAGCGCCGCCATGAAGTCCCTCAGGAAGAGCGCCTGTTCGGCGAACTCCAGCTTGAGGACCTGGAGACGTGCCTCGTGGTCTTCGGACATGCTGTCCTCCCTGTTGTGTTGTCAATCTGCTGTCGTTCGGGTTCTCAACCCCTCCCGACACTTCTAACTATACAACAGGGAACCCTAGCTATGCAACAGTCGTCAGGGTGAACCCTCAGTCGGCGGCCGGCCTGCGCCGCGGCCGCCGACTCTCCAGGTAGTCCGCGACCGCGTTCGCCCGGTACTGCATCACGCCGTCCTTCTCCACACCCTCCCCGAACAGGCCGCGGTGCGCGTGCCCGGCCATCGTCGACCGCGGCTGCCCGATGATCTCCCCCACCTCCCGAGGCGTCACCAGCCGCGTCCCCAGCTTGCGCAGCCGGCTGACCGCGGCCAGGTTGCGTCGTGCAGCCAGCACGGCCTCCACTGCGGCCGCCTCGTAGGTGTCGTAGAGCCCGCGCTTGTCCCCCTTGGGCGGCCAGTCCTGCTGGCCAACCCACAGGTCCACCGTCTTGATCGAGACGCCGTACTTCGCGGCGATCTCCTTCTTCGTGAGCCACTTCGTGTCGTTCATGGTCGCGTTCTCCTCTTCCGGCGGCCAGGGAGGACCGTCCAGTCCGAAGCTCGGGGCCGCCCCGGTTGAGAAGACCGGGGCGGCCGTCAGGCTACTTAGCGCCCGGGGGCAGCTGGCCGCCGAGGGCGACCAGACACCTTCCGGCGAGTTCGAAGCTGACCACTGCGTGGAACCGCGACTGGCGCAGGATCTTCGGCATGCCGTGGTAGCTGCGCGCGTGAGCCAGGATCGCCGCAGTGATCCAGTTCTCGACCGCGTACAGCGCCAGGTTCTCCGCCTCGTTGAGGCCGCCGCGCTCCATGAGCACGTCGGCCGCGTGTCGCATGTTCTCGACCGCGACGGAGAGGTTCCCTTCGGCGGCGACGTTGATCGGCGGTCGCAGGATTCCGAGGAGTGCTGCGAGCACCGTCGTCTGTTCCGCCAGGTAACGCACCAGATCGGCGCGCTGGGCCTGGATGTCTTCGGACATCGTGTCCTCCCTGTTGTGTTGTCAATCTGCTTGCCGTTCGGGTTCTCAACCCCTCCCGACACCTCTAACTATACAACACAAACTTCTAGCTATGCAACACCTATTGCGGGTCAAGTTCCCCACGCTCGGACAGCCTGAAGGACACCAGCTCCCCATCGGCGACCACAGCCAGGAACCGCATGCCCGGCAGCGCCTCCGCGTCAACCCCGAGCTGCTCGGCGACCAACTCCGCCGGGAACCAGTGCTTGTTCCCGCTCGGCGGGATCAGCAGCGCGCGCGCCTCAGAACCGCGGCCGATCGTCAGCGACACGCGTACCGGCACGGGCTCGTTGGCGACGGCTGCCATCCCCCGCGCCTCATCACGGCCCTGCGCTGCGTCGGGACCGGCGCCGGCAAGCATGATTTCGACGCGTGCCAGGACACCCTCAGTCGCCTCGCTCCCCACGCTCGCGGCCCGCGGCATCTCAGGCACGATCGGCCCCCGCCAGAACCGCGAGCACTGCATCCGGGCCGCCGGCGCGCTGAATGGCCTCGCCCAGCTCGGCAGGGACGAGGGCAACCTGGCGCTTTCCGCGGCTGGTCAGGAAGTACGTGCGGCGTAGCAGCTTCACCGCGTTCATCAGTTCGCTGAGGTTCGCACGGGCTTCGACAATCGGCTGGTCTTCGGAGTTCATGTCCATGGCGGCGATTCTAGCAATCCGGCTTGATGTACAGGAAGGCTTCATGTACATTAAGACTCGTAAGGCCGAGCCGTACAAGCCGAGGAGCCACGATGACCACCACCGCCCGCCAGACCACCGCCCGCCTCGCCGGCGCCACTGTTCTCCTGGCCGCCCTGGTCATCGCTGCCCTCATCGAGCAGTACGACGAGTGCGACCTCTGCCCCCGCCGCGTCACCGAGCGCTTCACCCGCATCGACAACCGCGACGGCGCCGAGGTCGACGTCTGCGAGCACTGCGCCGACCACGGCGACGTCTCCCACATCGCCGGCTGACCACCCACCGCCACGACTCCGAAGGGCTCCACGATGACCACCACCCGGCGCGCGTTCCAGGTCGTCGGCACCACCGACGACGTCACCACCTGCGGCTTGTGTGGTCGCGACGAGCTGCGCGGCACGATCGTGCTGGCCGTCCTCGACGCCGACGGCAACGACACCGGCGAGCGCAACTACTACGGCTCGACCTGCGGCGCCAAGGCCGCCGGCTGGACCGTCGCCGAGATCAACCACCGCGTCCAGGCCGCCCACAAGGCCAAGCTCGACGCGGCCGAGCAGGACGCCGCCGCCTACTCCGCCCGCCGCTTCGAGGCCCTGGTCACCTGGGCCGGCCAGACCCTCGGCATCACCGACCGCAAGGCGCTGCGCGACTTCGCCATCTTCAAGCAGTTCTGCGAGTCCGACGCCTACACCGTTTTCCAGGCCGCCGAGAACCGCACCCCGGCCACGCCGGCATCGGGCCCGGTCGTCGACGAGCAGCCCCGCGCGATGCGCCAGCCGACCGACCGCCCCCGCAAGGGCGCCAACCGCCCGGCCCGCACCGGCCGCGCTGCCCGGGCCCGCGTCGGCCACCACATGTCGATCGGCCGCCGCCACGCCGTCCTCGACGCGCTCGTGGCCCGCGTCAACGCCGGGAAGCTGACCGCCGCTCAGTACCTCGCCGACGTCCTCGGCGCCGACGGCGCGTTCATCGGCTCCTACGCCGGCCCGTTCGGCAAGGCGATCGCGACGGCCTGGCGCGCCGTGCGCGGCACCGACCCGCAGCGCACGGGCCTGGCACTTGTCGGCCGGCGCCTGGTGTCCGTCTTCGCCTACAGCGCCGACGAGCTCCCCATCCTGCAGGCCGCCGCCGAGGCCTACCCGCGCACCGCCGCGCTCCTGACCGCACGCCCGTGACCGCCAACCCGACCAGCAAGGAGAACACCATGCCCGAGGAGACCACCGACATCGAGCCCGGGGACCGCGTGACCCTGTTCATCAGCGAGTACCCCGACATGGTGTCCGGGACGGTCCTGCGCGTCTACCTCGACGCGATCGGCAGCCTGGTCGCCGACGTCGAGCTGTGCTCCGGGGACGTCTGGCCGCAGTGCGTGCGGTTCCTGATGAAGGACACGGCGCACCCCCCATACAAGGAGCGGCTGCTCCAGCGCTGGCGCGACGCGGACGAGGCCCTGCGGGCGCACCCGGGCGACCACCCGGTGTGCGCGTTCCCCGGCCAGCGCTGGGGCTGCCCGGACTGGCAGCGCCTCAGCACGGTCATGGACGACATCGAGTCCCGGATGCTCGACGCCGGCATGCCGTCGCCGAGCTCCGAGGTCTACGCCGGCGCCGGGGGCGCCGAGTTGTATCTCGCCGACCTGGCCTGACCGCGCACGGCGCTCCCCGGAATCGGGGCCGGGAAGCGCCGCGCACGACCAGCCCGCCGGACCGAGGAGAGAGACCATGACCATCACGACCACCGCCCGAGACAAGCTGTTCGCCTTCTACGCCGCCCACCCGGACGTCGAGAACGCCGACGGCGACCAGTTCCTGGCGCTGCCCGACACCCTCACCGCCGAGCTGGACTCCCTGCTGTTCGAGGCCGCGATGGAGAAGGCCATCAACGAGCACGTGGCCCAGTGCGTGCCGTGCCGGGAGCTCGGCCTCTGCGTCACCTTCCTGGCCGAGGGCACCATCCGCTGCCACTACGACAGCGAGGACGGATGGGACGGGCGCCGGTACGACAACCAGGCCTGACGGTACTGGCCGCGCACGGCGCTCCCCGGGTTCGGGGCCGGGAAGCGCCGCGTACGACCAGTCCCTGCGCTTTCCACCCACGACGAGGAGCCCACACTGTGACCACCACGCCCACCATCCAGGCGCCGACCTTCCGGCTGACCGCCGACACCCGCCAGGTTCCCGCCGTCGGCGCCTACGCGGCCGGCTACGCCGTCACCCACGGTCGCGACGCGCTCGGACGCTTCGCGAGCAACATCAACCAGGTGCGGGTCCGGGTCACCCGGCGCGGCCACTGGTACCGCACCGACGACGTCAACGACGGCCTGAACAACGACACCGTCTGCCGGGGCTGCGGCCACCACGGCCACTTCCCCTACATTCTCGACTACGAGGCCTGCTCCAGCCCTGCCACCGCCGCCGGCGTCGCCGCCGCCCTGTCCGGCCCGGCGCGCGCCTTCCAGGCCGGCGACGAGGTGCACGGCTACCTGGTCGCCCTCCGCGGCCACTTCACGGCGACCGTGAAGCGCTTGTACATGAAGGACAACGCCGAGGTCGCCGACGTCGAGACGCGCGACGGCACCGCCGCCACGTGCCTGACGCCGAAGGACCTGCGCCGAGCGCACTGAATCGCCCCGCCGGCTGTACTGTCACAGGGCGGGGCCGGGCACTGCCGGAGAACGCTGGGCGTCGAAGACGCTGAGTCGGAGGCTGACCGGGTGGCCACGGCGCGCTGTGCCGGGGCCAGGACGCGCCGATGCCGGGCGACGGAGACGAACTCGCGCCGGACCGGCCCCGCCTGAACCCCAACGTGCGTCCTCATCGCACGGCGCCCAGGTGTCCGATGGCCCTCGAAGACCTCTGGCGATCCGGATCCTGCTGACAACCTCCGGCCCGTCATGCTTCGTGCCGTCGCGGCCCGAATCTCAGCCGTACGTGTATCCGGCGGACCCTCTTCACCTGATGGTGTGACCTGCGGGAATCCGATTCTCGAGTGCCGTTTTTAACCAGTATCGTGTCCTTGGGTGTTTCCTCGGCCGTCCGGCACATCAGGCCGGACGGCCTCCCCTTTCCCGGTCGCAGCGCTGCCGGATCCTTGCCCTGGACTGCCCGCGTCTCGGACAGAGACGATGAATTCGCACCTCCGCCCCCACGCGAACGGAGCGCTCACCATGGACACCACCAGCGCGGACGAAGCCGCCGAGCAGATCCTCCAGGACGCCGGCACCACCTACCACGAGGCGCATGGCTTCTACCTGCGTGCGGTCGCCGCCGAGCTCGACCGCCGCGGCGTCCCCGTCCTCGAAGTCGGCGCCCACCCGGATGATCCCCGCAGCGGCTTCATCGCCGTCGACGTCCTGGCCAAGCCCGACGACGACAGCTTGTTCGTCGCCTGGCACGAGGAGGACGGCTGGACCTACTGCCCGTGTGCCGACGAGGAAGGCAGGCCGTACGACGACATCGCGCTCAGCGTGGAGCTGCTCGCCTACCCGGTCGACGTGGTCTCCGCGTTCCTCGCGGCCCTCGGCCGCGACGTCCTTCCAGTGCCGGCTCAGTGGGAGCCGCCAGCTGGGTACATCTCCGAGATCACCAGGAGCGAGTTCACTGAAACCAGCCCCGATCTCGAGCGCTCCCTGGTCGCGTACATCGGCTACCCAGGTGCCGACTGCGAACGGTACGCAGGCTGAGATGGCAGGACATCCGGGATGACCAGCACCCTGGATCTCGCGCGGAGTCTCGCCGCCCGATACGGCGTCGATGTCCTCGAGATGATCAGGCCCGTGGTGAGCTACACCGCAGAGATCGTCGACGACCCGGCCCTGTGGGACGAGGACGCGCAGGAGCTCTTTGACGCAGGCGTCGAGGTCGTGTCCGGCGAGATTGCCGTATGGCAGGGCGAGGGTCCCGAACTGTACTGATCAGCCGCGCAGCACCGCCCGGTCCGCCAGGCCGGGCGGTCGGTGCGTTCCGCTGACAGTGCCAGCACGAACTACTACCGGAGGAGCACCTCCGATGCCTGTGAACGCCAGCACCCGCACGCAGAACAGCGCCCGGCCGTTGGCCGGGCGCTGCGCGTGTCTGGCAGAGGCAGGGCTCAGCTGCCGACGTCGTACCCAGCGGCCACGATCAGCGCCCGCGCGTCCCGGACGATCCGGGCGTGGTCGAACGCAACCTTCGCCGCGGGGTCCAGAACCTCGTTGACGAAGACCCACTCGACGTCGGCGGCATCGTCGCCGGCCGTGACCGCGGGTCGCTTGGGGAGCACGACCGTGTACGCGAAGGTGACGTAACGGCCACGCGGGTCCCGTCCCGGTTCGGCGTAGACGCCGACGGGCTTAAGGGTCCTGCCGCCCAGGTCCAGATTGGTCTCCTCGGTGAGCTCGCGGCGCGCGGCCAGCTCGATGTCCTCGCCCGGGTCGACGTGTCCGCCCGGGAGCGCCAGGGCCCCGGCGAACGGCTCGTACGCGCGGCGGATCATCAGGACGTACAACTCGCCATCGTTGATGCCAAAGACAACAACGTCCACTGTCAGCCTGGCGGTCTCTCGCCCGGTATCGGTCATGATCAGGTTCCTTTCGAAGGGAAGGTATCTAGCTGGGCTGCTCGGCAGCTGTCGCGAGCGGCTGGGGTCCGGCCGATGCGCCGGCCCAGACCGGTGCCTCAAGGCTGACCTCGACGGCAGCGCGCGTGGACCAGCCGGTTCGGGCGAAGGTGCACAGCCCGACCCACTGCAGGACCCAGCCCAGGTACAGCTGCAGGACCGAGGCGACCGGGGCCAGCGCGAACGTGAGCCACTGCGATCCGCGGGGCAGGTCGGTCCGGACCAGGGACAGGTAGCGCACAGCACCGACGTAGGACAGCAGGACGTACACCGCGGCGAAGCCGGCGGCCGTGTGCCAGTCCTGGCAGCTGCGCCACAGCACCGCCGGCAGGATCAGCGCCATCCACGCGAACGTGATGAAGTCCCAGGTGACCATCCACCAGGCGATCCGGCGGGCCTGGAAGTTCCGCAGGAACCAGGCGTTGCCCCACCAGAATGACCGCCACCAGCGCGTCCGCTGCTTGGACAGGTGCCGCAGCGTCACCGGGTGCAGGGTGTAGCCCAGCGCGCGCCGCTGGAACACGGTGCGCCCGGCCTTGAGCGCGAACTTGGTGAGCATCGCGTCGTCACCGCTGGCGACCTGGCGGCCCGCGACCGTCTGGCCGAGGTAGAACTCGAGGTTGTCCCGGACGACGCGGCCGCGGTAGAACGCCAAGCCGCCGGCGTTCACCGTGACCGAGCCGAGCCGGGAGTACTGGGCCCGCCCGGACAGGAACGAGCAGACGAACCCGAGGTCGACCAGCCGCGTGAGCAGGTTCGCGGTGGTGTTCGCACCGACCAGGAACCCGGCCACGGACATGGTCCGGCGCCTGGTGAACGGCATCAGCCCGTACTCGATCGCCCCGGGGTCCAGGATGACGTCGGAGTCGACGGTCACGTAGATGTCGGCGGCCGGGTCCATCTCGAACGCCCGCGCCTGGGCGTGCCGCTTGCCGCCGTTGTCCTGGCGCACGAAGTCGGCCTCCAGGCCGTCCGGGCACCGGGCACCGTGCCAGGTCTCGAACACCAGCTGGCAGTCGCGGGTGTCGGATCCGTCGTCGACGACGATGAGCCGGGCCGGGAGCCGGGTCTGCGCGCCCAGGGAGTCGAGCATCCGGGCGAACATCGCCGGGTCCTCGTTGAACAGCGGCACCACCACCGTGACGTGCAGCGCGGCGAGCTTCGCCGCCGTCGCGCCGGTGGCCGGCACGATCGTGTCGCGGTGGGCTTGGGCCAGGACGGCCATGAGGACGAGCCAGCAGAACGCCGCGGTGGCGACCGCCGCGGCGTTGCTGGGGTGGCCGGACATCAGGGCGTCGGCGTGCCGTAGCCCGAGCCAGCCGAGGACGGCGGCCAGGGCGAGCAGGACCAGCGGGTAGCTGCGGCGCGGGCGCACGGTCACCGCTGCTTGAGCTTGGCGTGGGCGCGCATGCTCAGCGCGCCGATCAGCACGAAGGCGGCGGCCGCGATGGCGAGCCAGGGCACGGTGACGCCGGCGACGGCGACTCCGGCCAGCGCGGCACCGGTGTGGGCCAGGGTGGGGCGTCCATACATGAGCAGGGGGTCCTTTCGGATTGAGAGGTGGATGGCGGCGACGTGCGCGACGCTGGGGAATGGCCCCCGATCAGCCGGGGGCCCTCGCGCACGTTCTTCCTGGCTGCCCGGCCGCCCGGTGCTACTCCGCCCGGACGTCCGGGTCGGAGAACTGTGCGTACAGGGCGTCGGCACGCTGCAACGTGCCGGGGAACACCGCGCACACCAGCAGCGCGGCGTCCGGGCCCTGGTCGCGGACGCGGTCCTGCGCGACGTCCTCGGCGGCCAGCGGCGACAGCGCCCAGACGTGCTCGCAGTACCGCTGGCCGCCGGTGCGCTGGGTCCACTCCGGGTCGGCCCGGTCGATGACCAGGCCCAGGACGGTCCAGTCGGTGACCTCGAGCTCGTTCATGTCCGGCGTGAGGTTCTTGGCGTCCGCGTTGCGGACGTCGCGCGGGTCGACGTACAGCGTGTAGCCGTCGGCGGTCGGGACCTTGCCCTCCAGGACGCCGGCGACGTGGAAGCGCGCGCCGGCCTCGGCCGCGCTCATTCGAGCCAGGTCCTCGGCGGCGCGCGCCGACGTCGCCGTGTACCGGTCGCCGAAGCGCTCCTGGTTGTGCGGGAAGTACCCGAAGACGCTGAACTCCCGCTCGTCCAGTCCCGTCATCGTCGGCCCCCGCGCAGGGACCCGCCGGAGATGCCGCCGCTGCTGGTCCGGGAGCCGCTGGTGCCGCCGATGGTCGTCTTGGAACCGCCGGTGGTGCCCGTCCCGGACTTGGAGCCGCCGGTCACGCTGCCCGAGGTGCCGCCGCGCAGGGATCCGCCGCCCATTGTCCCGACCGAGCCGCTGCCCGAGCCGAACTTCAGCTTGGCCGTCGACGGACCGGTCACCGTCTTGCCGGTGCTGGTCTTGTAGACCGCGGTCTTGGCCGCTGCGGTGATCTGCTTGGAGTACGTCGTGTGGAACACGGTCTCGGTGTGCACGTAAACGGTCCGGTGCGCCGGAAGCACGTAGACGTTGTAGTAGGCCGGGCTGTCGTAGTACGCGAAGTACTCCTCCTGCCACGACAGCGGCGCCCGGGTCGGGATCCAGCCGGCGGGGCAGCGGCCGTCGGCCAGCATCTGCTGGGCCTCGTACGGGTCGTCGAGGTAGTAGCAGCGGCCGACGCCGTTGATGACCTGGCCGGCGGCGACCGGGACGAGAGTGGGCTGCGACCCGCTGGAGCAGCCACCGAGGGTGACACCGAGGAGGATGGCCAGCGCCAGCAGCAGCGCGCGCAGGGTCTTCTTCATGAGGCACGCGTTCCTTCGGTGCGCCACAGCGCACGGCCGTTGTTGCGTCCGGTGAACCAGTCCGGGAGTTCGGCCCATGCTTGGCCGAACAGAGCCTCCAGGCCCTCAGGGCTCTCGGCGAGGATGTCGCGGCACAGGCCGGCGACGGCGCGTGCGTCGGCGAGGAGAACCCCGGGGTCAGCCGTCTCGTGGTCGTCCGGCCAGGAGTAGGTCGCGCCGGCCGTCTTCGCGAGCTCCTTGACGCGGGCCTCGAGCGCGTCGAGCCGGTCGTAGGAGAAGTGCGCCAACCGGGGGTCGTCTCGGTACTGCGCCGCGACGTCGGCGCGATAGATCACGCGCGCACGAGCTTCCATCGTCCGGGCCGCGTACTCGCGGGCGAGCGTCTCGTCCTGGTAGGGCTCAGGGCCGGCCGCGTCGCGCTGACAGGGCTCGCACACCACGGCGGTTTCGGGTGGTGCGCCAGGATCGCACTCGGGGGCGTGGTTGTCCACGCCGTGGTGTGCTGTGCACACATAGTGGCAGCGCCGGACGGCGGTATCGGTCATGCTCGGGTTCCCTTCTTGATCGATTCGGTGGACTTCCCGACGGCGGGTGCCGCGGGCTCCTCGGCGAGCGTCAGGCCCTTCAGTGCGAGCGCCGTTTCGATCTCGTTGAGGCGGTTCAGCCCGAGGCCTCGGATGTCGAGCAGGTCGTCGCGGGTTCGGGTGAGCAGCTGCGCGATGGTGCCGATCCCGCCGCGCCAAAGCGCGCCCTGGGCCGGGTCGGGCAGATTCAGGTCGCGCAGGTCGCTGACCATGAGGCTGGCCGTGGAGAACACGGCGCGCAGGTCTGCGACGGAGATGCGGATCCGGAATGCCGCGTCGCAGACGATCTCGACGCCGTCCCGGTCGCACCGGTCCAGCGCCAGACCGATCCGGTCGAGCGGAGTTACGGCAGAGACGTTGCTATCCGGCATGGCTGTCACCTCCCGCAGGATCGGTTGTCGCCATGCACTCGAGGGTGGCGGCCAGCTCGTCGGCGAGCGCCCGTTGGAGCATGGCCTCGGCGCGCTGGAACCTGATCTGTGCCGTCAGCAGGTTGCTGTAGGCCGCATGGCATACGGCTTTGAGCTCGGGGATGCTCGTGCCGGTCTGGGCCGGCTCAGCCTCAGCCGGTTCCGGCGGCGCGAGGAGGTCCAGCCCGGCGGCTTCCATCGTGTGGAGGATGTCTGCCAGGGACGTTGCGCCCAGGCCCTTCAGCGCGGCGAGTTCAGTGACGCTGAGCTTCGTGAGCTGGCCGATGGTGGTGATGTCACTGTTAGTCAGTGCGTTGTAGGAGCGCGGGAGCAGGCCCAGTTCGACGATGTGGTCGCCCGGCCGAAGCGCGGTGTCGGTGTCAGCCATGGTCGTCGCTCACCGCCCCACTCAGCGCACAGACGTGGAGCTCGGCGAAGCGCGCGAGGTCGACGAGCGTCCAGGCGTGCCCGGTGGTGCGGTAGCCGCAGTTGCGGCATCCGATCTCGACGGCGCCCTGCTGGGCGCGCACGTCGAAGTCGCGGATAGTGCCGGCGCTGATGGCGCGGATCGGGCTGTCGGGCCACTCGACGGCGATGATCGCCTCGGTGAGGGTGTTGGCCAGGCGGTTGCGGACCAGGTTCGCGGCGCTGTAGCCGAGGCCGGAGAACCGCGGGTCGTCGCGGACGATCTGGCCGAGGGCGTCCCAGTCGACGGCCCGGACTGCGCGGGTGACGAGCTCGATGGCGACGGCTTGGACAAGGTCGTTGTCGGGCAGGTCGTTCACGGCCGACTGCCGTTCGTGATCGACGGTGCCTGCCGCCGCTGGATCGAGCCGTGGATGTGCTCGCCGATGACACCGACGAGGGCCGCGACATACTCGCCGACCAGGTAGTCGGTGACGGTCTCCCGCCGCCGCAGTTCGGGCAGCAGGTGCGGGAGGTAGTGACCCAAGTGCAGCAGGATCTTGGCGACGTGCTCCTCGGGGACGTCGGGCAGCTCCTGGCGGAGGACGGCGGCGAGGCGCGATGCGGGATCGGCCAGGGTGTCGGCCATGGCCCGGCGTCGGCGCAAGTTGTCGCGGACGGCGATGGCGAGGGCGTCGGTGGACCGCTCGGGCATGATCAGTCTCCTGTCGGGACAACAACGAGAGCGCCCAAGCGCTGTGCACACCGGTGATCGGCGATGCGCGTCAGCAGCTCGGCGGCGTCGAGTTCGTAGGGATCGGCGGGGCCGCCGAAGGGCCAGGCGCCGCAGGGATCGTGGCGGACGTAGGCATACGCGCGACCGTCGTCGTCGATGTCGCCGCGGATGCTGAACTCGGCGGGCGCGAGCGCTTTCGCGGCCGGCGTCGCGCGGGCGCCGAGCTTGGCCAGGGCGATGAGTTCGCGCATCTCGCTGACCTTCAGGGTCTTGCGATCGGGGTCGCGTTCCCACGGTGTCGTGGCCGCGATGTGGTTCCAACCTGCGGCGGTGAAGACGTCGACGAACGTCTGGACTCGCGCGACGACGTCGGTGTCGTCGTCGGGTTGCCCGGCGCCCATGGCTTCGCCGGCCGCCCGGTTGGCTGCGGCCTCGCCTGCCGTCGTACCGGTCCAGTCGGACCAGGTTCCGGTGGTTTCGTCGAGCACCTGGGTGTCGAAGCCCTCGACGGGCTCGGGGTCATCGCCGTCGCGGCCGGTGCCGATGAGCCACCAGGTGGTACGGACCCGGTACGTCCCGTACTGGTCGCCGGCGGGCCACCAATGGCGGTGCGGGTCATGGGCGAACCAGCAGCTCGCGCCCGGGGGCAGCGTTTCGCACTGGGCCGAGTGGCCCACCTCGTAGAGGTTGTGCAGGCCCGGGTCGAAGGGGTGGTCGCCCTGGAACAGCCGCAAGGTGTGCCAGGCGAAGGCCGCGCCGGTGCTGCTGGAGTAGCTGTCGTCGTCCTCGGCGGAAGCGCGCAGCGCCTTGACCACGTTCTCAGTGGGATTCGCCATGATCACTCACCGGCCCTGGGCGTCTGCGCGTCAGCTGCGGTCGGGGAAACCGGTTCGGGATCGACCATGGGCACGATGCGTCCGAAGTGCCCCTGGAACGCGGCGGTCAGCACGGCTGTCGGACCGCTGCGATGCTTGGCCAGGATCAGATCGACCTCACCGAGGCGCGGGGTGTCGCGCTTGTCGGTGTCGGGGCGGTGGACGAGGATCACGAGGTCCGCGTCGTGTGCGTAGGTGTGGCGTGCCCCAAAGTCGGCCAGAGTGGGCGGGTCGTAGTAGTTCTTCGGCGTGCGGGGCGCCAGGTGAGTGGTCACGATGACGTGCATCTGGCGGTTGATGGCCCAGGCCTTCAGGAGGTGGGATGCCGCTGCGGTCCGCTCGTGGATCAGGCGCGGGTCGGAACCGGCGTCGAGCAGGTCAACGCCGTCGATCACCAGGAGCTCGGGGGCGCCGTCGTCGTAGGCATCGAGGTACCTCTCGATGTCGGCGAAGGTGAGGGGGCTGTCGAGGATCAGCGGCAGCGGTTCGGCCTGGATGCGCTTGCGGGTCGCCTCCATCCGGGCGGCCTCGGCCGGCGCGGACACACCGGCGGTGATCCAGTGCATGGCCACCTGGGATTCGGCGGCAGCGAAACGCCGAGCGGTGTCGTCGACCGAGCTCTGCAGGGCGGCGAAGTAGGTCTCGCGCTTGGCGGCAACGGCGGCGCGGGTGAGAGTGAGGGCGAGGGTGCTGCATCCGTGACTGGGCCGTCCGGCGATGACGGTGAGGTGTCCGGGCTGCAAGCCGCCCGTGAGGGTGTCGAGGTCGGGGAAGCCGGTAGGGATCCCAGCGGCGATGCTGTGGAGACCGTCGGTGACGGCATCGTGAATGTTGTGTGAGAGATCCATCAGGCGTCCTTGGACTCGGGATTGATGTGGGATGCGCCAGCGGCAGCGCGCGCCGCGTCTGCGGCGGCCAGGTCGTACTCGGTCCAGCCATCGGCCCACTGGGCGGGGCCCATGGCGGCGCTGATCCAGTCGTTGCCCGGGAAGGCGTGTGCCTCGAAGCCGAACGCGCGCGGCTCGTTCTTGGCGGGATGCTTGGCCAGCACGACGCAGGAGAAGATCTCGAGCAGCTCGGGAGGCGTCCACGGCGCGCGCCGGATGTAGGTCTTGCCGTCCTCGAAGAAGTCCGGCGTCTCCGGGGCCGCGGCCTGCTCGGCCAGGGCGACCTTCCGCATGAAGCGCTCGCTGACGTCAGCAGGAGTGCGCGCTCGGATCGCCAAGGCCTCCGGGGAGCCGAGACTCGACGCGGCGAGCAGCTCATCGAAGTCATCGACGGCGGCGCGGAGCGTCTTGGCCGGGAGCTCGAACAACTCGGACTCGGGGTAGGCGTCCAGCCAGCCGCGGATCTCTTCGATGGCGGTCGACGGGTCCGTGGCCGCCATCAGAGGTCGTCCCGCCCCACTCGGGTCATGGGGCCGAAGTGCTGCTGGACCTCGTTGGCGTTGGCGTCGCCGGGGTGGAGGGTGCGCAGCGTTCCGTTGGGGAGCGTCACCCAGGGGTCGCCCTCGCTGTCGCGCCAGAAGGTGCCGCCGGGGCCCGGGAACTGCGGCACGACAGGCTCGGGCTGGCCGACGCGGGTGATCGGCTTCTCATCGACGTAGATGTACTCGTCGCTGACAGCGCCGTTGGCACCCGACAGAACCACCCAGGCCGCGTACTCGCCGGGCGTGGTTCCGGGGGCGATCGGGATCTCGCCCTGGGCGACCTGGTCGAAGGCGCAGGTCTCGCCGTACGGGAGACGGTCGCAGTCCGGTCCGTGGGTGATCGTGTAGTTCCAGGTGCCGTCGGCACGCTGGTCGCTGACGACGATGGTGTGGATCGCGAAGGGGTTCGGCTCGGGCTCGTGGCCGGCGCGCCAGGCCAGCAGCTGGTTCACGAACCAAGTGGACGTGGCGGCCTTGACGAGGCCGACGCGCGGGTTCCGCTCGGGGTCGTCGTCGACCTCGTCAGTGAAGTACACGTCGTGGTCCGTGAGCAGCTGGTCCAGGAGGATCGCGCTGCCGGTGCCAGGCATCGTGATCACGCGGTCAACGAACGCTTCGGCCCAGGCCTGGTTGTAGGCGGCGCGCTCCTGGGGCGTGATGTTCGCCGGCCAGGTCATGCTCAGGGCCGCGCGGAGCACGTCGGCCGCGTTCGGGGCGTTGGTGACCAGCAAGTCCATGGACTGCCTGGGGTCGCTCAGGGGCGCTTCGACGGTGGTGTCGGTCATCAGAATTCCTTCGTGCCGCTGCGGCGACGTCATCGTGGGCTGATCTTCCAGGCATGCCGGAAGAAGGATGGTGAAGGGGGATCTTGGACAGCTGCAGAACGCAGCGTCTTGTGTCTAACGAGGTAGCCCCGGCTCGGGTAGCTCCCGAAGCCGGGGCGAAAGCCGGTTCAGGTCCGGGCGGTGCGGATCGCCTCGGCGAGGTCCAGGATCGCGATGCAGAGCGCTTCGGTGGCGGCGAGCTGGACGGAGTCCTGGCGGGTGACGTTGTCGCCGGGGATGGAGTGCAGGAGGTGCTCGGCCCGGCCGGCGGCGGTCCGCGGCTTGTACTCGTGGCGGCCACCCCTGGCCAGCGCCCGGCCGATCGTGGCCAGGCCGTCGAGGGGCCCAACCGGCAGGTACCTGCCCTCGTTCTCGGAGAGACCCTCGTCGTCCTCGGCGAAGATCCACACGTCGCCGTCGCGGAGCGTGGCCACGACGCCCGGCCGGTACTCCCCCTCCCAGTCGCCCGACTCGTCGTCGTAGTGGCGGGTGTCCTGCGCGGGGAAGATCGGCACGCAGAGCGCGCCGTCGTCGCTGTTGCGGACCGCCACCTTCTTGTCGACGGGCACGCCGATGGCCTCGAACGCGTCCCAGATCCTCTGGAAGTCGGCGGCGGCCGTCTCCTGCGCGGCCGCGGTGCGCCTGGTCTCCTCGTGGTCGAAGGCGGCGGCAGCGCGCGCCGCCAGTTCGCTGGTGTCGTTCATCGGGACTGCTTCCTGATCAGTGGCCGGCCGCGGTCGGCTGGCCGAAGTGAGTCGCCCGCCGGGTGTTGATCCCGGGTCTGCCTCGGTGCCGTCAGCGGTGTGGAACCGCTTGGCCTCGGCCTCGCGCATCCGCTTGCACAGCTTGCACTCGAACATGCAACGCGTCTCGATCAGCTGTACCGCCTCGTCGAAGGTGCACTCGGTGAGGTCCGGACAGTTGCCGCGGCCGACGCCGTTGCGCAACCGCTGGTAGTTCGCGACGGTCGCGCATCGCATGGTGTGGGCGACTCCGCGTCCCTGGCTGCTCAGGTGGGCGGTGCGGGTGGCGGTCGCGGTGGTCATGTCGGAGCCCTTCTCGCTAAAGTCACTTTTTGTGACTCTAGAACCATGCTCTCACCAGCCGCTTCTAAAGTCAACGAATGTGACTTACGATGGGCTGGGAACCACCCCACCGATCTGCGATCATGTGCCGAGTGGAGGACGTGATGAGTCGACTAGCCGCTCAAGCCGCGCGCGAAGCCGGCGAGCGCGCCAGGACCGAGGCCCTCATCGTCGAGGCGTACGGCGACGACCGCAGCCTCCGCGACATCGCGCGCACCGTCGAGCTCAGCCACGAGCAAGTGCGCCGAATCCTGACGCGCCACGGAGTCGAGATCCGCGGCCGCGGTCGCGCCGCCCAGCCGAAGCCCGCCGAGTAGGACTCGTCACCACATCAGGGCTTCGCCCAAAAGCGGCTCATCGCCCGGTTCATCTTCTTCTCCGCGCGGCGCCGCTGCTTCGGAGTGAGGAGCGACTCCGGCCCTTTACTACGGGTGTAGACCGCGATACGGCGCTGTGTGTCCACTAGTCCACGCCTTCGGACAGTTCTTCGTCGACGCGTTTCCAGCCACCGACGGAACGCCGGTACAGGTAGTTCTGGCAGTCGGGGTCCTCAGCGAAGTGGCGCGCGTCGGCTTCCCGCATGATGTGGTTCGAGTCGTAGGGGTCGACGTCGTCGCCGAGCGTCCACTCCGGGCGCATTCCGTTGAGCTGCCGGCGCGCCTCGGCCAGCTTGGCGCATGTGGAGTCGTAGACGTCGAGCAGCGCACGCAGCTCATCCAGCGTCGTCTCGGGCTGTGGGAGGTCGTGGTCGAAGGCGAACGGACGTGCCGGTCCAAGCAGTTGCGGCGCCAGCTGGACCACGTAGCTGTGGCGGTAGTGCGTCGGCGGGCTGATGTCGTCGGGACCGATCGCGGCCGAGGCCCTCTCGATCTCCCGGACCCGGGCCCGGAGCCACGCCAGGGCCGTATCGGCGAGCGCTTGGCGTGTACTGACCGCCGGCCCGGCTGCGTTCACAGGGTCACCGCCGGGTCGAGATTCATGCAGGCGTTGTCCGGCAGCTCGGCGCCGTCCTCGTGCGGGATCGTCCAGGCGCCGACGCCGTCGAGCACAACAAGCGCGCCGACAGTCCAGGTTGGCGGCCGCGGGTTGGTACCTTCGAGGCCCTGGACGTTGCGAAGGTCGTGATCTTCGATGACGGCGCCGCACCAGCCACAACGCTGGCGCAGGTGCGGGCCGATCTGGATGTCAGTGCCTGCGATGTGAGTGATCTGGCCCCTGGGCTCCTGCATCATCGGGCCTCAGCTGAACTTGGAGGTCAGTCGCCACAGGGGCGTCTGGTCAGTCAGGTTGTAGTCGAGCACGGCCGCGGCGGCGGCCAGCTGCTCGGCGGCGTCCGGCGGCAGTTCCAGGGACTCGATCTCTGTGGCTGCGCCGGCCGTGTTGTGGTGCGATGCAACAGCGAGGATCGTGGCGCCCGTGTGGTCGTCGTAGACGAGGGTGACGGGGTTCTCGATTCCGGCCGCGCGGAGTGACCGGGTGCCGTATTCGCCGATGTCGTCCAGGTCGTCGTTGTCGTGCCAGTGCGGGGACTGGTTGGTGACGTCGTGGCCGTACGTGAGTGCGGCTCTGGCGCTGTAGCCCATCAGGTCTGTCCTCCGTGTTGGTTGTCGGCGCGGTTCTCGGCGTTGTCGGAGCCGTGTGCCCACAGCGCGCGCCCGGTGCCGTCGCCGGTGAGCCAGTCGGGCAGGACGTCCCAGGACAGTCCGTCGCCGAAGACGTCGTCGTCGCCGATGAAGTCGCGCAGCCGGTTGAAGATGACCTTGGTGAGGTCGCGTGCGTCGTCGATCAGCGTGTCGGGCGCGATGTCGCGCCAGCGGTGGCCGTTGCCGTCGTCGTGGTCGCCGTCGTGGCCGTCGTTGAGGGTGCAGACATGATCGCCTTCCCAGTCTTCCGTTTCGCAGGGAAGGTGGATGTCGTGCTGGCGGAAGGCTGCGATGATCGCGGGCTCAGTGGAGTACTGAGCGAGGCTGTCGTGGTGGGTGTCCCAGTCCTCGCTGCGTAGCAGGCTGATGAGGTCCGAGCACACCTCGGTGACGACGTCGTCCGGGGCGCCGCTCTCCAGGAGAGAGTCGGCCACCCGCTCGAAGATGGTCCCTGCTGTTCCCCAGCCCATCAGGCACCGCCGCCGGTCGGGATGACGACGATCAGCGCGGCTCCGTGAACGACGTGGCCGGCACGGATGACGGTGAGGGTGCCTGGCTGTGCGTCGAACCAGAGGTCGGTGAACGGGAAGTGCTCGTCCTCGTCGGCGATATCGGACGCGTCGGCGCCGGTGACGGAGACCAGACGAAGGCTGACGCCGCTCGCGCTGCGCTCGTCCGCCTCGGCGAGGTAGGTCAGGCCGATGCCGACGTCCTCGGCTGAAGCGCTGAGAACGACGTCGCCGGCCTGGAGCGGATACCAGGGCTGCGCCTCAAGGTTGTCCTCGGCGGCCTGCAGAACCGTCATAGCAGTGCCGAGGTGGCTATGGTGCATCGCTTTGATGGCAGTCTCGTTTGGGGACTGGTCGGTCATGAGGGTCTCGATCCTGATCGTGAGTCAGCGCGCACTGTGCTGCTCATGAGCGGCCCCCCAGCGCGAACTCGGTCTTGTCCTGGGTGGGCTGCTGCTGCTCTGCCTCGGTGAGGTCGTCAACGTTCACGGCGCCGCGGATACGTTCCAGGAGCTCGCGGCCCTCCTTGACGGCGCATGGCCGGGATGACAGGTGCGTCTCGCAGTCGCCGTGGTGGTTGGGGACGCAGGGGTCGTCCTGGTGGTCGACGAGGCGGCCGAGGACGTTCAGCATGGCGGACTGGTCGGCGGCGGCAATCGGGGTGGTGCGCGCGCCCAGCTGGTCAACGAGGGTGAGGACAACGTCGAGATCGTCGTCAGCGCTCGGGACCACGGGTCGGGGTACGAGTCCCGCGTCGTATTTGATGGCGTTGCGCAGCTGGCGGTCCTCGGCGCGCGCCCGGATCCGGTTCAGCACCGTGATGTCTGGGATGGGCTGGCCGAGGCGCTCGATGCGCTGGATGGCGTCGCGGATGTCGCCGGCGTGCAGCGGGACGTATTCGCCGATCTCTCCGGCCCACTGGGCTTCGTGGCCGTGCTGGCAGGCCACGACGGCGGTTCCGTGGCCAGCCCGTGCGTAGGCGCCGTACCAGGCGCGCAGCCGGTCCAAGACCGTGCCGGTTGCGGGGCGTGGGCGGTCAGTCATCGGTGTCCTCGGGGGTGCGGGGTGCGGGGTTGGTGACGGCGTCGCCGGTGATGCGGGCGCGTTCCTTGGCTGCTTCGAGCTCGGCCATGCGGATCTCGAGTTCGATGGCTGCGGCGCGTGCTTCGGCTTCGGCACCTCGGCGCCGGCGCAGCTCGGCCAGGTCGTCACGGATACGGCGGGCAGCGGCCCGGACGCGGAGGTTGTCGTGGCGGCTGCCCCAGTCGAGCAGGTCGCCGACGGTATCCGTGATCGGCTCGGTTGTCGCGCCGGTAGCCGCGGTTGTTGCCGTCCGGGTTGTCGTTTTGGTTGTCGTTCCGGTTGTCCGTGGCGTGCGGGGGCGCGACCGTGAAGCGGAGGTGCCGGCGCGCGCCGTGAGCGGTCCGTGGGTGGCGTTGTCGAGGGCGTCTTGGACGTCGCGCTCGTTCAGGCCGGTCTGCTTGGCGATCTCCGCGACGGTCTTTCCGGCGGCTCGGAGGCCGACGACGTGGGTGTGCGGGAGTTCGGGTAGGACGGCGGGCGCTGTCATTCGGCGTCCGGTGCGGCGGTCAGGGCGGTGTGCTGGGCGTCGGCGGCGCGGAGGCGCTCGTAGGCGTTGGGAACCGCCGCCAGGAGCTCGGTCAGGTCGGCGGGTGTCCGGGGCTGCCACTCGACCAGCAGGCCGTCAGGGGCGCGGTGTCGTGCGCGACCGGTCATGATCGTCGGGTCCTGTCGTCGTCGGGGGCCGGCCAGTGGCGGCCGATGACGCGGTCGACGCGCTGGTCGGGCCGGTGGGCATGGCGGAGTGCTTCGGCTTGGAGGCGGCGGGCGCGGACGTCCCGCAGGTTCGGGATGGGCAGCGCGACCGCCGCGGCGTAGAGCGCGCCGGCGAGAAGCCCGAGGAGAACGCTGCCTGTGAGCAGTGCTGCCAGCGCGAAGGCGGTGGCGAACACGGCGACGTCCCGGGCGCGCGCGCCGAAGCCGGGCCAGGAGCGGCGGGGCGTCACGGCTGGTTCCTCCGCGCAGCGGTCCTGGCCGCCGTTTCGGGCTCGGGTTGGGTTTCCCACTGGGCCATCAGCAGGTTTCGGGCTCTGCTCGCCGTGGCGGCGTTCGCCACGATGGTGACCCAGCCGATCACGAGGTAGACGATCGATGTCTTGGCGTGGCCGGTCAGTGCCTTGTACATCGCCCAGGCCCACAGGAGGCTGGTGGCCGTTCCCGCGGCGTAGGAGAGGCGCTGCCAGACGCGAGGGCTCCGGCGGAGTCGTTGCACGCGCATCTGGGTGTGGTCTGAGAGGACGTCGGCGTTCCACAGGGCCACGGCCCAGAGCACGAAAGCGCTCGCCGCAGTGCCCAGCAGGATGGACGACGCCAGGGGGTGGGATGTCAGCAGGGCTACGAGTGACGCGATGGCGGTCAGGACGGACGTGAGTGCGGCGATGCACATCACGACGCGCCAGACGAGGGCGCGGGTCGAGCACGAGTCCATGGGGATGCTCCGGGGTTCCGGCGGGGAGAGCGCCGGGGCGGCATGTGCCGCCCCGGCGCCGGTGGCGGGGTGGATCAGTCGGCGACGGTGCGGACCTCGTCGGCCATCTCGCGCTGGCGGCCGCACTGGTAGGTGCCGGGGACGAACTGGAAGGCGCCGTGCTCCGGGTGGAGCATGAACGCCTCGGAGCCCTCGGGGACGCGCAGGGTGCCGAGCGCCAGGCCGCCGTTGTTCGGGGCGGGCTCGTAGTAGATCGGTCCGTTGCCGTGCAGGCTGTGGGTGTTGCCGCCGTTCTCGCCGGCGACGACGGCGACGCCGTCGGCCGGGACGGGCTCGGTGCCCTCGGCGATCACGGGCAGGTCGGTGCCGATGCGCAGGATGCTGACGTCGCCCTGGCAGGCCGCCGTGGTCACGACGGGGATGGCGGCCTCGAGGTCGAGGTGCTCCAGGACGTCGACGCCGGTGGCGTCGGTCAGCTCGGCGAGTGTGGTCATCAGTGTCTGCCTCTCGTGATGAGGGGTGACCGGGATCCGCGGGTGCGGTCCCGGGGTCTGTGGGTCAGCGCCGGTGCTCCAGCGCTGCGTACTGTTCGCGGGTCCAGCCGAAGGACCAGGCCGCGGCCGCGACTGGGTCGGCGAAGTGGCCGGGGACGGTCAGGCCGAAGCGGCGGCGGGTACCGTCGCGCTCGGTGGAACCGTTGGTACACAGAAGAACGCGCACGTGGGCCCGGTAGACACGGCTGGGTACGTCGTACAGCGCGAGTTCCTGGCCCGGGTTGCCGGGGTCCGGGACGGGCAGGCCGACGGGCACCATGGCAGCCTGGTCGATGAACCGGTCCCAGCCGAGGCGTTCGATGGCAACGCGTCGGATCTCGGTGTTGCGCTCGGCCAGGATCTTGTCGCTGGGCCACTCGGGGCCTTCGATGAGGTCGGCTGGGACTTGGGTGCCGTGCCAGGCGTGGATGCCCCATCCGTCGCGGTAGGCCACGGCTGGGCCCTTGTCGGCGTGAAGCTGTTGCTGATCGTCCAAATGGATGGACTCGGGTCGGTCGCAGATCACGACGGTGTCCTGGAAGGGCCACCAGGGGCCGGCGTTGCTGGCGATCAGCATCTCCGCGTGGAGCGCCGGCTTGTTGGGCTCGAACTTCGCCGGCGGAACCCCGTCGATCAGGGGCCCGCTGAGACGCGACCGGTTCCACGGCATGGGCAGGTACTCGGACATCTCCCTGGCTCGCCGCCGGTCCTCGGCTCCCATTCGCGCGATGAGCTCGCAGCGGGTCAGCCTTTCGGCATCGAACTGCCCCGGGTGCACGCGGAGTCTGCGGAGTGCGTAGTAGAGATCAGCGTCTCTGGCTGATCGAAGGTCGAAGCCCACCTGAAGAGTAGTCTCGCGATTCGGAATGACCGCGTTTGTGAGCTGGGCTCCGATGGGCCGGATGAAGTCGGCCGCGAGCATGCCTGAGACCCTGCTGGCCCACCAGACATTTTCGGTGTTGTAAAAGCCCTGTCGTTCGTGTGGTGGCAGGAGTACGTCCCAGGGCAGCGGCTGGTCGTGCGCGAGGAGGCATTTTTTGACGAGGCGGACGGCGTCGGCGGGCGAGGTGGCCCATTCGATCCAGGGCTGTCGCTGCTCGCGGGCCCGGTAGAAGTCGCTGATCCCGATCTCGGCCAGCTGCCGGTTGGCGGGCTCGGTGGACAGACCCCAGGTCCGCCACGTCCGGCTGAGTTCCTGGGCCCGGGTCGCCGGATCCAGGTAGCGGTGAAGAGGCACCCACGCCTCGCGGGCCGACCAGTACGGCGAGAGGGGCGGCCGGGTCGAACTGTTGGGGATCGGTTCCGACGTCATCAGGAGCCTCGATTCGGGTGGCGGGGGTGGCCGGCGGGTTCAGCGGCGATGTTCCAGGGCTGCGTACTGCTCGCGGGTCCAGCCGAACGTCCAGGCGGCGGCTTCGACCGGGTCCGTGAAGCCTGCGGGGACGGTGAGACCGAACCGCCGGCGCGTGCCGTCGCGCTCGAGAGAGCCGTTCGTACAGACCAGAACGAGAACCGGCCTGTCGTAGATGCGGACGGCGGGGACGTAGAGGCGTAGTTCCTGGCCTGGGTTGCCGGGGTCCGGGACTGCCGGCCCGAGGGGCTGCAGGATGTCGGACTCGACGAAGCGGTCCCAGCCGATGCGTTCGATCGCAGCTCGGCGCACCTCAACGTTCCGCTGGGTGAGAACCTGCTCGGGGGTCCAAGGCGGCCCTTCAATGAGGCTGGCCGGGACGACGGTGCCGTGCCAGGCGTGGACGCCCCAGCCGTCGGGGTAGCGCACGGCCGGACCGTTGTCGGCGTGGAGGCGCAGCTCAGGGTCGAAATGGATGGCTGTGGGGCGTTCGCTGATGATGACGATGCTTTCGAAAGGCCACCAGGGGCCGGCGCTTCGAGCGATCTGCAGCAGCGCGTGCCAAGCGCCGTAGTGCACCGCTGAGATGGATGCCTCTTCCTTCACCAGCTCCAGTTCGTAGCGGGCGAGAGCCTCGGCATCGAACTGGCCCGGCACGACGGCATGGCCCTTCATCCGCAGAGTGTGGAACGGGCCTAACGTCATGTTGGCGGTCAGGTCGGTCGCGGCCAGGACCTGTTCGCCGACCTGGCGGGCGGCTCGGAGCGGACGGAGCTGCTGTTGCACCAGTCCCCAGTTGATCCGGTGGTTCCGGCCAAGGACGTACAGCTCTGATTCGGGCGTGAGATCTTCGCGGGCGCACGGCCACGCTGTGCCCTGCGCCACGGCGTAGTCCGCTGCTCTGTGCGCCGCGTGGGGCGAGTCGGCCCAGATGATGCGCGGTTTCTGTCTGCCGCCCAGCTGCCTGAAGGCATAGAGGTCGATGATCGCCCGTTCGGCCGCGTCCCGGTCGGCGGGGTCCGTGGACAATCCTCGCTTGGCCCACCACGCGGCACTGTCGAGGTACCTGAGCGTGTCGTCGGAGTACTCGCGGAGGTACTTGGCGAAGTACTGCTCGACCAGCGGCGGGACCAGCTGGTCGGGTTGCGTCTCGGGCTGTGGGTCTGTCATGGGTCCTCGCTTCGGATGGTGGAGGCTTCACGGTCAGCGCGCGCCGTGACTGGCGCCGCGGTGGATCAGCGGCGGTGCTCCAGGGCGGCGTAGTCGTCGCGATCCCAGCCGAAGGTCCAGGCCGCGGCTTCGACCGGGTCGGTGAAGCGGGCCGGGACGGTCAGACCAAAGCGCCGACGCGTGCCATCGCGCTCCTCGGAGCCGTTCGTGCACAGCAGGACACGTACGGGGTTGCGGTAGATCCGGCCGGGCACGTCGTACAGCGCGAGCTCCTGGCCGGGGTTCCCCGGGTCCGGGACAGGGGCACCCACGGGCGCCAGCTTCGCGTCTGCGATGAACCGGTCCCAGCCGATGCGCTCGACGGCCGCGCGGCGGACCTCGGTGTTGGGGTGGGTCAGGATCTGCTTTGCGGTCCAGCCGGGCCCGTCGATCAGGTCGGCGGGGACAGGCGTGCCGTGCCAGAAGTAGACGCCCCAGCCGTCCGGGTAGACCACGGCGGGGCCGTCCTCGGCGTGAGGACGCTCCTGCTGGTCCATCAGGATGCCGCTGGGGCGCTCGCAGGCGATGACCAGCTTGTCAAAGGGCCACCAAGGTCCGGCGCTGCGCGCGATTTTTGCCAGGGCGTCCAGGGCAGCGCTGCGGGGTCGGTTCGGGCGGGCCCGCTTGCCGACCTCGTGCAGAGCGAAGCTCTCGGCGTCGAACTGCCCGGGGATCAGCGGAGGGCCGTCCTTGCTGGCAAAGCGGACGAGCGTTCCTGCGGGCGACGTTGCCAGTGCTGCGCGGAAGACCTCGCGGCCGATCTGACCCACCAGCTGCAGGTTGGCCGTAGTCCCGAGCATGAACCTCCAGAGAACGTCGGTTCCCCCGACCAGCGCCTTGTATTCGTTGTCAGGCATGAGCTCGTCGCGTGACAGGCTTCTGGCATCAGCAGCGGCGATCACGGCCTTGTAGATTCCGACTGCGGCACGGGGTGACTGCGCCCAGATGATCTGGGACGGCTGTGGCAGCCCGCGCGCCTGGTACACCTTGCGGATACCGGCCTCGGCCGTGGCACGATCGGCGGGCTCGGTCGACAGCCCGGCTTTCGCCCACCGCGCGGTGGTGCTCGTTGAGATGCTCACGTCTCCGAAAGCCTCCACAGTGCTGAAGAACACGGGCAGGTCGAATTCCACGGAGAAATCCATCGTCGAGGGCAGCAGCGCACCTCTGTGATCGACGTTCCATGACACCGGCGTGTTGACGCCCGGGATCAGAACGGGTGGTGACGGGCTCACCGCGCCCGCGTGCTTCCGGGAGCGACGCCGGTGGCGGTGCAGGCCGACGGCCCCGGCGGCGGCACCGGCCGCTGCTGTGACGAAGGGCGCGACAGTGAGGATGGCGGTGATCATCAGGGTCCGATCAGCTGGTCGACGCAGCAGGCGAGAGCAACGCCGCCGAGGGCTGCGATGAGGACGATCAGGGCAAGCAGCCCGGCTGCGGCTGCCAGGCGTCCGGCGGCCCACGCGGCCCGGCGCGCGGTCACGGCGTCCTGCCGGGGCGGCTCGCGGTCGCGCGGCGGTGAAACTCGACGCGGCGCATGACGGCGCGGGCGTGCTCGCGCACGGGCGTGGGTGTCGGCGAGTTGGCGACGGCACCGACGACGCCGAGCAGCCCGTCGACGAGCCGGGCCGGCAGCAGGACGGCATTCCCGCCAGTTGGCGGCCGCGGCACCGGGACGGGGATGGGAACGGGAGCGGGCGTCTCGGGCTGCTGGGCTGGCCCCGGGGGTGCCGGGATGGTGCCGAGGCCGATGGCGATCGCAGCGGCCTCGGTGCGGCTGGCGGCGCCGAGCTTGAGGCAGATGCGGCTGAGGTGCGACTTGACGGTGAAGAACGCGATGCCGAGCTCGGCGCCGATCCGGGCGTTGGAGTGGCCGGCGGCCACCAGCACGAGGACGTCGATCTCGCGGGTGGACAGCGGGGAGCCTAGGCGGGGCGTGCGGCGCTTCATCGCGGAAGGTCCCTTCGCGCGCCCTGGACGGTCGTGTCACGGGCGGATGGGTTTGGGCCGGTACGCCTGGGCCGGACCGGTGTCGGCGCGCCTTCTGCGTGGCTTGTGGGCGTTTGGCCGTAGGCGGAGCCATTCGTCAGTTCGTTTGATGACGTGATCATGCTGCTGCGCCTGTGGGGTATCCGGGCCCGGAGAGGCTGGAGGCGTCGTCGGGGACGGTCATGTCGGGGGTGGCGAGCAGCCGGACGTGTACGGCGAAGGGGAGGAGTTCTTCGTCGCCGGTGGTGGTGTTGCGGAGGTGGACGTCGACGATCTGGGGGGCGTTCTCCCAGTTGGTGTCAGGGTTGTCGCGGGTGCTGGGTGTGCCGATGACCTGGCATTCTTCGCCGTTGATGCGGACGAGGTACTTGTCCCGGATGTCGGTGATGCCCATCGGTACCCAGGGGCGGCGTTCGGGTTCGGGTTCGTCGTCTGGGGTGAGGGTGTTGCGGAGGACGGCGAGGGTGCGGCGGATGGCGTCGGCGAGGCCTTCGGTGAGTTCGAGGGCGGCGTCGAGGATGGTGGTGGCGATGCCGGGGACTGCGCGGGTGGTGGCTTGCAGCAGGTTCATGGTCGGTCCGGGGGGTCGGGGGTTGGTCTGGCGGCGTCGAGTCGGGAGGGGTGGAGCGCGGTCATGGGGCGGCCGGTGACGGTTTGGCAGCCGAGTCCGGGGGCGGCTTTGCAGAAGGGGCAGCGGACGGCTCGGGCGCCGCCCTGTCGTGTAGGGATGGCCGGGGTGCCGTCGGGGGCTGGTATGGGGTTGGCAAGGGGCGGTCTGTGAGGCTTAACGACGTTGGTGCGCGCAAGGGCGCGGATGCCGTCTGACATGCGGCGGGCGTCTTCCATGGCGCGGCGTTCGGCGTCGGGCTCAGTGTCGGTGTTGGTCACGGGTGCTCCTCGGTGCGGCTGTCGTCGGGGCCCGGTGGGGTCGGGCCGGCCGGGGCTGGCGGTTGACGGGACGGTGGCTATGGGCCGTGGAGGCTGGGCATGCGGCTGCGGGCGCAGGCGGCGGCGCGGGTGATGACCAGCGGGGTGGGTGCGTTGGTGACGCCTCGGCGGGCGAGGTCGGCTTCGACTTCGGCCTGGAGGGCGGCGCCGAAATCGTCGAGTTGGCCAAGGAGCCGGCGGGCGGCGTTGTACTCCTCGTCGGTGATCACGATGTCGTCGAGGTTTTCCACAGACGTGATCGTTTCGACAAGTGAGGTGGTCGCCTTGGGTGAGTTGGTTGGTGGTAGTTGGTCAAGGTTGGTCACCGGCAACGGGTTGCCGGAACTGTGGCAACCCGTTGCCGGAAGGCTGGCAACGGGTTGCCGGAAGGGGTCGTCGCCCGGGGCGCCACTGGCGGCAACGGGTTGCCGGGAGCCTGGACCGTCGGCGGGGTTTTCCACAGGGCCTTGCGGCACCGCGTTGCCGGAAGCGGCCGTGTTGTCCACAGGGCGTTCCGGCACCGTGTTGCCGGTAGCGTGGATCCCGGGGTTCTGTTCCGGCATCCCGTTGCCGGGAGCGGGCTCGTCGTTGCCGCGCTGTTCCGGCACCGCATTGCCGGTAGGGGTCTTGGGCTCGCGGTCGATCGGCATCGCCCGGGCTGGCAGCGGCTTGCCCTGGAGCTCGGCCAGGAAGGGCCGGAGCGCGAGCGGTTTCGGCCGGATGAGCTTGCCGTCGTCGTCGCGCTCGCAGGGCTGTCCGTCGCGGCCGATGGGCTTGCCCTGGGGGTCGCGGCGCATCGGGATCGCGGGGTAGCCGGGGCCGGGCAGCGTCAGCTGGTAGGTGTCCGGGACGCCGAGCTTCCTGCCGTACTTGGTGATCTCGATCAGCCCGAGTTCGGTCAGGACACGGATGTTGTCGCGGAGGTAGCGGACGTCGGAGATGATCGCCTCGTCGGCGAGCGTCTCCTCGCTGACCTTGACGTTGGAGCCGTCGGGGTCCGCGTAGGTGGCGAGGATCCCGGCGACGGCCTTGACGATCTGGGGCAGGTCGGAGCGTCGGATCCAGACGGCCCACATGTAGTTGCCGACCGGCTGGTGCTTCAGGTCAGCCATGGCGGCGCCCTTTCTCTCGTGTGCTCGGTCGGGGATCGGCGGGTCGGCCCGGCGCGTGGCCGGCGGTCCGCGGCCTGCCGGGCTCCCCTCCCGGCGGCGTGCTTGGGTCAGGGGCTGCCGCTGGCGACGAGCCCGGCGGCTGGCGACGTCGAGTCGGCGCCCCAGGGACGGCCCGGGTCCCGCAGGCCCGCGGTGACGAGCGCGCTGAGGATGGCGGGAAGGGTCGCGTCTCCTATCCCGGGCCGGCTGCGCAGGTCGGCGTCAGAGGCGGCCATGAGTTCGGCGACGGTGTGGATGCCGGCCCGGCGCAGCCGGTTGTGCACCTTGACGGGCAGCGCGAGCGTCCACAGCGGGGCGTCGGGGTTGAGGGGCGTCTGCGGGGCCGCCAGCTGGGCGGCCCGGGCCGCGCGCGAGGTGTCCCGGAGCGCGTGGGTCGGCGGTGTGCCCAGCATCAGGGGCGCGTGCACGGCGGGAGGCGTAGCCCGAATCGCGTCTCGCGCCTGGGCCAGGGCCCGCTTGCCGTACGCGGTGATCATCAATCCCCCGCGTTGGCGCTCAAGGAACCCGTCGCGCACTAGGTAGCTGGCAACATTCGCGACGTGGTTGGCGGACCGGCCGATGCGCAGCGCGATCTCGGCGGGTCGCGCGCAGGGCTGCTTGGCGCACGCCGACAGCAGCAGGTAGTCCATCCCGTTCAGCCCGAGGTGCCTCAGGCGGTAGGTGTCGGCGTGGCGCTGCTGGGTGCCGGGGAGTGTGGTCACGGGGTAGCTCCGATCGTCCAGATGCGGATGAGCACACCCGGAGCGGCTGGCGCGAGGGGGTGCTGGCCCGGGTAGTACTTGCCGGTGTCGCGGTACTCGACGACCTGGGCGTCGTCGAGCCACGCCAGGCCCTTGAGCGCGTCCTCGGTGGAGCGCAGCAGCTTGGACAGGTCCGGGGTGCAGCTGGGCAGCACGCGGCCCTTCGGCATGCGCTGGGGCGGCTGGAGCGTGAAGATCATGGAGGCGGCCAGTGCGCCGGCCAGGGGCGCGCAGTTGGCAGCGGCGTCAGCAACAGCCGCGCGCCAGGGCTTCACCTTGGCCGAGGACTCGACGAGGATCGGCGTGCGGCCGCCGTTCTTCGCGGCCCGCGTCCCGACCGCCTTCTTCGAGCCCTGCGGGCCGGGCGTGCCGCTCACGGCGAGCTGGATGGCGGGGTCGGTGTCCAGGTTGAGGCACCGGGCGCAGCAAGTGGTCGGGAAGTTCATGCTGTCACCAGCTCGCGGTCAAGCTCGATCCCGTGGATGATCTCGGAGAGCGCCGAGACGATGACCTCGGCGGGCGGGGGCGTGACCGCGTTGCCGTAGAGCCTGGTAGCGACCTCAGCGCTGATGTCGTCGGGCATCACGAAGTCGTCGTCGAAGGCCATGCCCCTGTGCGACTCGTCGATCTTCATCATCCGGAACAGCACGGACTCCAGGCCCATGCGCTCGGCGGTCCTGGCCGCCTCGGCGCCGAGCCGGGCGATAGCATCCGTGTGCCGCTTGTCGTCGTCGGCCCGGCCCGCGTCGTCCTTCTTCAGCTCCCGGGTCTTCAGGGTGATCTCCTGGATCCGCTCGACGGACTGGATGATGTGCCGCGGGTCGACCTCCAAGCTGTTGTGGGCGCGGGACAGGGCGTAGCGGTCGCGGGTGGTCAGGGTGCCCATGGGCTCGTCGGCGGGCGCGGCGTTGCCGTTGCCGTAGTAGGGCACCATCAGGTCGAGCGTCGGCTGCTGCATCAGGCCGATGTGGTTGCCGTTCGCGGTCAGGGTCGGCATCGGTGCGGCGGTCTTGCGGGCGCCGTTCAGGGAGCCCCCGCCGCGCATGGTGATGAGCATCGGCGGGATCGTGACGCTGGCGGTGCCCGTGTGCTGCCGGGCCCAGGCGGCCGATCTGCCTTCGGTGTCGTGCGCGATTTCGATGGGGGGCACAGCGATGCCGTCGGACTCGCGGGTGGTCCTGGTCGGCATGGGCTCGGAGACGGGCGTCGGGCTGGTCCGCCAGGTGCCGCCCGCCGGGACGAGGAAGGGCTCTCCGTACTTGACGACACCCATGCCGATGCGGGCCATGGTCATGGGGGCGAGCGGCGCCTCGCGGTCCCCGATCGCGGTGATCGGCTTGGTGAAGTCGAGGGCTGTCGCCGCGCCGATGACTTCGGGGTGGACGACCTGTCCGCGGCAGTCGCTGTTCGGGCAGCGGTAAACGTACTGTCCGCTCTTGATCCCGTAGACGCCCATATCCTTGCGCGGGTCCTTGAACACCTGCATCGCCCACACTCGGCGGTCGCAGCGCGGGCACCAGGCGCGGGGCCGCAGCCACTTGTCCCAGTCGGGGTCGCGGCCGAGGGCTTCGAGCCAGTACGCCAGGTACGCGCGGTCGCGGGACTGCGGGCAGCGCTTGGTACGCACCGGGACGGCGTGTGCCGAGTTCAGCGCGATCAGCTTGGTCTTGTAGCCGAGCATGTGGAACCGGTGCAGGTACTTGTCCCACTCGGCCCACTTGCGGACCTGCGGCACGTTCTCCACGACGCCAGCCAGCACCGGAAATCCGGTCAGCCACATGGCTTCCAGATACAGGGGCACCTCGGTCATCAGCGCGCGGGAACGGATCCCCGTCTCGGAGATCTCCGGCTCCAGCCCGGGGATGGCGTACTGGTTGATCTTGTCGAACCACATCGGGCGGCCGGCGGCGTCGGTCCAGTGCGGGCAGGCCGGGGAGTCCCACTTGAACGCGCGCGGCTTGCGCTTGCTCACGCAGGTCGTCTGGATGTCGGTCTGGAGGTGCTCGGCGTCCGGGAAGTTCAGCGCATGCACGCGGATCGCGTGCGGACTGTGGTTGATGCCCTCAACGACCCTGATGCCGGGAACCTTCCGGAGCGCCTGGGAGGAGCCGCCGGCACCGCAGAAGCCGTCTCCGGCTTCGATGTCGCCGTCGCGGTCGCGGCCACAGGTCAGCAGCGAGGTCATCGGGCGTAGCCGTTGAGCAGCTGCATCATCTGCTCATACAGCGGGTTGCCCGGCAGCGCATGGCCTTCGACGACGCCGGCGAGTTCGACGGCGGCCTTGGCCATCTCCTCTCCCACCGGGGTGTGGCTGATCCAGGAGCTGACCTGCGTATCGAGCATGTTCCAGTTGGCGATCGGCATGACACGCGTGCCCAGGTTGGGACGCGCGTTGATCATGCCCTTCGCTTCGAGGATCTTGAGCGCTTCGCGCACCGCCGTACGCGAGAGGCCGTAGGTGCGTGCCAGAGCCTCCGGAGAGAGCGCGCCGCCGGGGGTGTATTCGCCGGCCGCGATGGCCTTGCCGAGGATCTCGGCAAGGCGATGCGGCAGGGTGCGCCTGATGATGATCGTGACCATAATGTGCCTTTTCGGTGTGAGGTAAGGAAGACCGGTGCGTATGCCACGATCCGGATCGTGAACAGATGTCAGATCGCGTCGGCCGGCAGCAGGCGGGCCAGGCTTCGGACGGCTCGGTATTGCAGGGTCTTGACGGCGCCTTCCTGCTTGCCCATGATCTCGGCGGTCTCGGTGACGGACTTCTGTTCGAGGAAGCGCAGCGTGACGCACATCTGCTGCTGCTCGTTGAGCCGTTTGACGGCGCTGCGGAGTACGCAGTTGTCCAGGTACGTCACGATGGCGTCCTCGGTCGACGGCTCCAGCTCATCGCCGTCGAGCATTTCGCCGGTCGAGACCTCCCGGCGGTGGCGACTCGACTTGAAGTTGTCCGCGATGAGGTTGCGGGCGATGGTGATGAGCCACGCTCCGAGGTCCTTGCCCTGCCAGCTGAAGGTGGTGATCCGGCACAACGCGCGGACGAACGTCTCGCTGGTGAGGTCTTCGGCCAGCGGACGGGTGGCGACGCGGTAGTAGATGAAGCGGAACACCGTGTCGCGGTAGGCGACATACAGCTCGCCGAAGGCTTCTCGGTCGCCGGCCTGGGCAGCCGTGACGATCTCCACCATTCGCTCGTGCGCGAGCACCTGGGTGCGGTCAGTCATCGTGGAGTCCTGGGGTTGGTCTGGGTGAGGGGACAGAGACCGGTGCTGCGCGTCGTGCCGTGCGCCTGTGTAGGGCCTTCTCGATCAGCGACAGCGAGGCGCCGACCGCGATCACGGTCACCAGGAAGATCAGGGCGAGCAGCAGGCTGGCCAGCGGGTCGACGCAGATGGCGCCGAGGATGCGCCAGCTGGCGGTAAAGATCCGGAAGATCACCGCGGGGAGCCCGCGGAGCTGCCGACGGTCACGCCGCGGCGAGGTGAAGAAGACATGCCGAATACGGCTTTCGAGAGTGATGAATGCGACGTGCTGCGAAACCGGCGGGCGCGCACTCCAGGAGAATCGCTCGAAACTCGACGCGCGCCCGTCGGCGATGAAGGCCCAGCCCGCCCGACCGGGGGGGAAGAGAGGCGGGCTGGGCCGCTCGGGGGCCGCTACTCGGCGGCGGCCGGTTCCTGCATTGGCGGCGCGTGCGCGAGTGGGGGCGTCGTAGCCCAGCGGGACGGCGGGACGTGCTCGAAGGCTTCGGCGCGACCCGCCCTCGGGCGCCGCGGCGGGATGATCGGCTCGTCCTTGTCGCGGCGGATCGCCACGTAGCTCATGGCCACACCGACGCCGATGCAGATGCCGACCAGCAGCACGGCGCCGTAGGACAGGAACGTCATCATGACGCTGCCGCCGTTTCGGTTTCGGCGACCTCGGGCGCGGCTTCCGCCGTCGCGTCCTCGCCGACCGGGGCGGTGGCCGAGGGGAGGTCGAGCAGCCCGCGCACGGTGTCCTCCTGGAGAGGGAACTCGATCGGGATCGTGCACCCACCGCGGCCCAGACTCGACCAGATGATTTCGAGCTGTACGACGTCCTGGATGCCCCAGTTGCGCTTCTTGCAGCTGACCTTGCCCTCCAGCCGCTTGAGCTCGACGTTTCGACTGGCGTAGTTGGAGACGACCTTGGCGATGCGGTCTTCCAGAGACACACCGTTGCCGCGCTCCAAGGTCTGGAAGCACAGCGCCTTGGCCTGGTCCACGTACCAGAGCGGCAGTACCTGGAAGATCACCTCCCGGACGAACGTGGCGCCGATCCTGTTGATCGGGCCTCGGTTGTCCGGCTGTCGCTGGTCGCTCGACGGCACCACCTCGCGGCGTACCCAGTCGGGCACGAAGAACGTGGCGCTGGCCTCGCTGTTGTCTTCCTGGTCCCAGGCGAAGGCGCGGGCGTGCGTGCCGCTGTGCTGGCTGTCGCGGTGGAGCTCGATCGTGCCCCACACGGTGTTCGTCCAGCAGCGGGCGATCTCGCGTGCCAGGTAGACGCTCGCGCCGCTGGTCTGAAACGGCTTGCCGTCGTGGTCCCGTAGCGTGCGCCGGTAGAACGCCCTTTCCGCCACCACCGGGATGCTGCACGTGTAGGTCATCATCTTCCGGGCGCGCTCGATGTCGCGGGGGAACCGGCGCGCGGTGGCGATCGCGGTGTGCTTGTCCGCGATGAGCTGGGCCAGCTCCGCGTTGGCGTTCTCCCGGGCCACGATGGCCCGGTGCGGCAGCGAAACCTCGTCGTCGAGAATGCTCATCGCTTTACCAGCGCTCCCAGTTGTAGGCGTTCATCACCCACGGCGGCAGCGGCAGGCGTTCGATCCGGTCGGGGTAGGCAGGCCATTGGCCGGACTCGGTGCACTCCCGGTAGAGGCGGATAGCCTTGCGGTTCAGCTCGCGGCCGATCTGCATCGCGTCGGGGTCGGGCCGGACGCAGCGCACGTAGTAGGGCGCCGTCTTCTCCTGGCAGACGAGGAGGAAGTCGATGTCGTCCTTGTCGGCCAGGCCGAGCTCGACGGCGCCGTTTTCGTACCAGTCGGCCTGCTGGTGCCAGCCCTTCTCGTGCATCGCCTTACTCAGCGACAGGTCGTCGATGGCGTGGCAGCTCTTGAGGTCAACGATGACGAGACGTCCGCGACGCGTGAAGATCATCGAGTCGGGCCGGGCCCGGAGCATGACGCCGTGCTCCTCGTCGCGCCAGAACAGCGAGTGCTCGACCATGGCGTCGTCGACGGCGAACAGCGGGCCGGCCTCAGGATGGCGACGGACGATGTCGGCCATCGCCTTCATCCGGAGATACTCGTGCTTCAGCAGCGTGATCACGCCGCTCGCACGGTTCGCCTGCTCCTTCTCCTGCGTGTCCTTCTTCCGCCGGTTCTGCTCGTCGAGCATGACGACTTCGGGGTCGCCGCCGAACAGCTCGCTGTGCAGCGCGGTCCCGAACTCCATCTCGGGGGTCGCGATGCGGCCGTGGAGGCGGTCGTAGTCGAAGCGGGCCGGGGTGCCCGGCGGGAGGATCCGCCGGGCGCCGGTGGAGGACAGGGAGCCGCCGGCGACGGGGTCGGCGTGGTACTCGCGCAGCGACATGCGCGCGCGGATGCCGGGCTCGGTGATCGGTTCGCCGCGGTACTCGGCCAGGAACTGCGCCGGGGCGTCCGAGGCGGCCGGGTCGATGGCGAGGATGTCAGCGATGACGGTCACAGTCCTCGTCCCTTCGACCAGTCGGTGAGGCCGATGGTCTGCTCCCACGGCAGATGCGTCGGCCCGGCGGGGTGGTTGACGTGCGGCGGGTACTGCCGTCCCGCCTGCCGCGTCTCGTCATCGACCTGGGTGCCGGCGGCGATGGCGGCCGCGATCGGCCGCCAGGCCTCGGCGGCCTCGGCCGCGAGTCGCTCGGCGTCGTCATGGGCGCCGCCCCAACCGCCGGTGTCGGTCAGCGACACGGCGTACGCGGCCTGCTCGGCCGCCGCATGGGCGCGCAGGAACGTGGCGCTCACCACCGGGCCACCGCTTCCAAGAACTGGGCGTGGACCGCCTCGGAGGCGGCGCTGGCCTCCTGCGGGGAGCCTCCCGCGCGAAGGACACGGGCGTAGGCTTCGAAGCGGTTGTCCTGAACCGGGCCGGGCTGGGCCAGCACCTGCATACGCACGCTGACGGTCTTGCTGAACGCGACGTCGTACCAGGTCCCGCGGGCGTCGGTGTGTTCCTGGCGGTAGTCCCAACGCGCGCGGACCTGCTTCTCAGCCGACTCCGCAACGGCTTGGAGGCGCTCGATGCGCCGGGAGTTGTCCTCGTACTCCTCGCTCGGCACGATCAGCGTGATCGGGTCCAGGCCGCCGGGCATGATCCGTGCCGCCTGCTCGGGGTGCTCCTCGATCCAGTCCGCGAGCGCGCGGAGTCCGGCAACAGTGGTGTCCGCCAGTTGCAGCGTCGCGAGCGGGATGTCGGGGTGCAGCTGGTCCTCGTTCATGCCGCCGCTCCGAGTGCTTCGGCGATCTGCTCGACGCTGGCGTCCAGCGCGATCGCGCGGCCGACGATGGCCTTCGTGAGCTCGGCGGCGACGTAGTCGCCGGACTCGGAGCTGTCCGCAGCGACCTGGACGCGGGCGCGGTCAACGGCGGCGAGGTTGTACCAGCGGGCGTGGAGCGACGTGGTGCGGGCGTCGGCCCGCTCTCCCGCGGCGTCCGGGTTGCTTACGTGGCGGACCCAGGCAGCGCGGCCGGCGTCGACCGGACCGAGCGTCTGGCGGGTTCGCGCTTCGAGCTCCATCAGCGGGCGGTCGTCGCGAATCGGGGCCATCTCCCGCGTCTGCTCCACGTCGGCGACCGGGACGTCGGGCCACTCGTCGTTGCTGCGCGTGTCGTGCTTCGCGGCCCACCACAACGTGGGGTCGAGGGCGATCCAGCGCGCTCCGTCGAAGGCGTTCGGCTGGGTAGGCGGCGCGGGCGGAACCGAAGCGTTCTGCGTTCCGCTGGTGCCCGGCTTGGCCAGGAGCAGCGTCGTCGCCGAGGCGCCGTCGACCGTCGCTGGCCAGGTCGCCGAGTCGTAGGGGTTCACGCCCCAGCCGGCACCCTCGAAGACCAAGCTGACGGTCGTCGACGGCGGCAGAGACGCGATGCCGACCTCGGCGGGAACGGGCTCCATGTCGATCAGCGTGGGCGCCGAGTCGTTGACGCGCTGGGCCATCTGCGGACGACTGACCCGCGACATGGGTCGAGCGGGACGGGTGTCGGTCTCGCGGGCGAACGGTGCCCGGATCCGGCGAAGTCCGGTCGGTTCGGTGGCGCTGCGCCCGTTTCGGGCGCTACGGTTCATCATGCCGGTCACCTCCAAGTGCTGATGTCGGGAAATAGGTGGCTGTGCGTGGCGGCTGTTCCGGGCTGGGCTGGCTACGGAACGGCCGCCTTCGTCTTGCGGCGGGCTTCGCGTTGGACTGCCTTGTCGTAGGACTTGGCCGGGGTCTCCCGCCGCGGCACAAGGGGCTCCCGGGCCTCGACGCGGTTCTCGCGGCGCAGCTTTTCGCGGTAGGCGCGCGCCTCGGCCCGGAGGAAACGCGGGTCGCGTCCGTTTCCGGCCCAGTAGAAGGGCACCCGGCCCTCGGTCACGAGCAGCTCCACGTGGCTGACCGGCTTCCCGAGGAACTCGGCGAACTGCTCCTTGGTCAGGTCGGGAAGGTCGTCATCGCTGGTGTGGCTCATCGCGGCGCTCCCACGCGCTCGCGCCGGCGCGGCTCGTCAGTCACCAGCCGGAACAACCGCTCGTAGGCGGTGCCCGGCTTGACCCCGGTGCCGGTGGCGACGTGCATCAGGCCGGAGACCACCTCGATGCCGCAGGCGTCGTGAATGCCGCGGCTCACGGACGAGGCATCGACGCCGGCCGCGTGGGCGATCTGCTCGTTGGTGTCCAACTTGGCCCTGCGGCCGAGCCATCTCAGGCCCGCAGGGTCGATCCGGTGGTGCGCGGGCGCCTTGGATCGCATGACGGTTTGCTCCACAGTTGTGTTGTATGGATGCAATCTCGCATCGCATTGCGTGGATGCAATCTACGCCGCGTATCCATGCAATGCAACTGGAGCTGGTATTGATACGTGTTCGCAGGTGGCGTGCGTGCGCCCGTTGGCGTGATTTCGCTCTCGCGGTCGGATGCGCGCGCGGCTAGCCTGACCGCTGGGCGGGTGCGGCGCGGATTTGCGCCCGGGTACCGGGCTCAGATTGCATGTATGCGATGCACGCACGGCGCGAGAGGTCACGTATGCCCAGGTTGGACAGCGCGGAACGCAAGAAGGTGTGGCAGGCGTACGTGAAGAGCCGCCTCGACGATTCGGGCCTCAAGCAGTTTGAGCTCGAAGCCCTCACGGACGGCGTTGTCACCACCACGATGGTCTCGAACTGGGTGACCGGCCGGTCCGGCGTGGAGGCGGAGGCTGCGGCGCTCTTCGCGCTGGCGACGAACTCCCCCGTGGGGGAAGCGCTCGAGGCTGCCGGCTACGGCAAGTTCGCCGAGATCGTCGCGTCCCAGATGGCACCACAGGCGGATCCGCGAATCACCCGGCTGCTGGACGACCCGCTCTTGACGGAGGAGGACCGGTCGGACTTCCGGGAGCTGCTTCAGCGTCGGCAGAACCGCCTTGCCGTCGAACTCGTCGCGATCCTTGTCGAGATGGTGAAGACGCGCCAGTCGGAGTCGAGCAGGCAGGAATAGACCCTTGCACAGCCATGATCAACGGTGCACTTTTCTGGTGCACGGCCCGGGAGAACTTGGGCGAAGTTCGGGGAACATGGACGATGATCGGCGTCTCAGCGCCCTGATCAGCAGAAGTTAAGGGGGTTCAAGTCCCCCCTCGGACACTTTGCTGAGCTCCTGAACTGCATGTTTGCAGTCAGGGGCTTTACACTTTCGGAATCTGGTGCACCGTCTGGTGCACCTCCGAGTGAGCGCCATACGAAAGCCGGTCCACCGACGGTCCACTCGTCGTACGTTCCAAATATGGCGTGGATCGAGACTACCGAGCGCAAGGCCAAGCCGGGGCAGAAGAAGAAGCCCCTCTCCTACCATGTCCGCTGGCGCCAAGGCGGCGCCCGGGACGGCGGCAGCGAGGTCGAGACCTTCCGGGACGAGAAGGAGGCCGAACACTTCAAGGCCGCAGTCAACCTCGCCGGTGACCAGTACCCCCCCAACTTCATCCCGAAAATCGGCTGGGTCACGCCCGACGTGTACAAGGCGTTCCTCGTCGACGTCGAGGCCGCCGAGACGGAAGCCGAGCAGCCACCGCCGCCCGAGACGATCGGCGCGTTCGCCCGGAAGCTCGTACTGAGCATGACCAAGGTCGGGCGGGGCGGAAAGAAGAAGTACCTACGGATAATCGCTCTCCACATCAATCCCTGGTGGGGATCCCTCCCGATCAATGACGAGGCAACCCTCAACATGATCGGCATCGGCACGTGGATCAACGATCTGCTGGACGGCAAATCACCCCCCGTCGACCAGACGCCGCAAGATCCGCACCCGAAGCGCACGAAGCTCAAGCCGAAGACCGCCCGGAACATCCACGGTCTCTTCTTCGCGATCATCCAGACCGCGCTGGAGATGAAGCTGCGGGCCGACAACCCGTGCCTGAAGACACAGCTGCCGAACGTCGATGACGGCGAAGGCGACTGGGAGATGGTCTTCCTGTCCCCCGAGGAGTACGGCATGATCCGTCGCCACATGCGCGCCGACGCGGTGGATCTCACGGACCTACTTGTCGGCACCGGGGCTCGCTACTCAGAGGCCACGGGCTTCCGAAAGCGCGACCACGTCCATGACGAGACCGGCCGACCCTGGCTCAACGTGCGCAAGGCGTGGAAGAACGAGGCCGGCAACTGGGTCTTGAGCAAGCCCAAGACGCGGAAGTCCGTACGCGGGCTCGTTCTCACCGCAAGCCAGGACGAACTGGTTGCCAGACTCACGGAGGGCAAGCAGCCCGACGACCTGGTCGTCACGAACCGGGGTGGCAACCGATGGATTCACCAGACCTACTACACACAGTGCTGGCGCCCGGCGGTCTATTGCGCGGTCCGCTGCGAACGGCACAGGAACGCCGACCTGGCCGCGGGTATCGGACGTCGCGGCTATCGGTACCTGCTTTCCGCGCACATCGTGCCCTGTGGATGTCCGGGCACGCTCACGAAGGTCCCGCGCATCCACGACCTACGGCACACTCACGTAGCGTGGCTGATCGCCAAGAAGGTCCCGGTGAAGGCGATCCAGGAGCGGCTCGGCCATCGATCGAGCCAGACTACGTTGGACCGCTACGGGCACCTGCTGGATGAGGTCGTCGACGACGTCCAGGCTGCAGTCGACGTGATGATGGAGCGGGCAGCCGTGGACGTGGCCCAGCTGCCCGCCGCAGCCTAGTCGCTGGACTCGGTCAGCGCGCCACGGAGCTTCAGCAAGCGCTGGTCGGCACGGTCCTCGGCATCGGTCAGTGCCCACTTGACGTCCGTCACGTGGGCCCGGCCTAATCGTGCGACCGCATAGCCCACCGTCAGCGCCAGCGCGAGGGCGTCGGCCAGGTCTGCGACCTCGCCGCTCCTCGGCGTCGTCGGCAACCACAGCGTGATCACTGCCGATACCGCCCACGCCACCGCCACGGCCGGACCGCCGATCCTGCGGAAAATGCGAACAACAACTTCGGACATCGGGTTGTCTCCCCACAGCCTGAACTGCCTCTACTTGCCCCCAAGTGAACGACACGCTACGCAGCGCGTACCAGCGACGCGATCACCAACACAGAGACACTTTTCGAACTCGGGACGTTTCGGAATACCCTGACATACGGCGCCTTTCATCGATATTTGATTCTCCAACGACACAGGGCTCTGACGTGGCAGTGTGGTGCGACGCGCCAGGGGACGCGGTCGGATCCAGGGGAGGGCACGGCGGCATGGCGGGCATGCAGTGGAGCGATACACGGATACGGGGTGCGGGCCACGTGGTAGAGGTGCTCGCGGTCTCATGGCGTGGCTCTTCCCTGGCCGCACTGAAAAACGGACCGTTGTCTCCCCCGGAGCTGCTTGCCGTCTTCAAGACAGTGCAGCCGTCGACCGTGCCGGTTTTCGGACCGCATGCGGTCTACATCGAATGTGTCAAGCGGCACCTGGCCGTGCTGGCCCGCGGCGGTCTACTCGACGTCGGGCCGCTGAACGGCGGTCGCCGGCAGTACCTGCTCACGCCGTTTGCCCGCGCGATGCTCGATGCCGCAGAGCAGACTGCGGACTATGGCGTGCGGGTTTACGACTGGTTGGTCGACGTCGGCCGCCAGTCCCGCAAGATCAGCACATCCCTGTCCGCGCGGGACTTCGAGCCCGCGGTCCTGGGCATGTCCGAGTCGGAGCGCTTCCGTTGGCGCGCGGTCTTGTTGATCTTCGCGCGGTTGCTTGGCCATCGCTGGTCGTTCACAGTTCTGGCAATGCTGGCCGACGGCCCAGCACGGTTTTCCTCGCTGCTGGAGCGCGCAGGCAGCCTTCTGCCAGCCGCTCCAACATCCGCCTCGACGACCGTACGCCTCGGCCGGTCCACCCTGACCAACCGACTGGAGTACCTACGCAGTGTCGGACTGGTCGAGAAGGTCGACGACTCGGCTCATCGCAACCCGGCGCGGCCCCCGGGCTCCAGGGAGGTGGCCTATGTCCTCACGGACGGTGGCCGAGATCTTCTGGAGAACTTGGAAGGCATCGCTGAATTCGGCGTCCTGCACGATGCGGCACTCGTCAAGGCGGTTCGAGCCCTAACCCCGTAGCGCTGACGGCACGCGCTCTTCCCCCTACGATGAGTGCTGACGTACAACCGTAGGCGGCTCGCTTAGGGGGAACCATGCAGGACGCTGCGGATCTCAATGCGCTTCAGCTGCCCTTCCCGCCAGGGCCCGATGGCGGCCCTCCCCCCCTGTACGCCGAGCTCCGGCAGCGGTGCCCGGTGACCCACGTGACAACGCCGGCCGGGGACGACGTCGTGCTCCTGCTCACCGCGGACGATGCACGCTACCTCTACGAGGACCCCGACCGGCTACTGTCCCGGAACCTGCGCAGGCCAGGCGCACCCCGGTACGTCGACGGCGCCGACCCCACGATGGTTCCGGGCACGATGATGAACGAGGACGACCCCGAGCACCTCCGGCTACGCCGGGCGTGCGCCAGGTGGTTCACACCGCGAGCAGTGGCCGGCTACCGCGACATGCTCGTCGGCATCGCGGAGGACTTCGCGGATTCGCTGACGTCCTGCTCCAGCCCAGTGGACATCGTGCCGATACTGGCCGCTCCGCTCCCAGTCAGAGTGATCAGCAGGGTGATCGGTTTTCCCGAGGACGACGACGTCGTCCTGTCGGCCTTGTCCTCGACGATCCTGTCGACCAGCACCTCCGACGCCGAGCAACGCATCGCCGCTCGCGCTGAGTTCGTCAGCTACATCCGCGAGATCCTCGACTGGCAGCGGCGGGAGGGCCCGGCGGATACGCTGCTTGCTCACGTCACCGCAGAGAGCGACCGCGGCGCCGGCCTGACCGAGGCCGAGCTGATCCAGTCGCTGCTCACAGTGATCCTGGCCGGCCACGAAACCACCGCGCACGTAATCGCCCGCGGCGTCCTAAGATTCCTACGGACCGGCGTCTGGAGCCAACTGGCCGCCGATCCCTCGATCGTGCCGAGCGCCGTGGAGGAGCTACTCAGAATTGACGTGCCGGGCCACGGTGCGATCCTGCGCCTGACAATGGAAGACGTCGAACTGCCATCCGGCGTGACGATACCTGCGGGGACCGGGCTCCTGGCCCCGACTGTGGTGCACAACCACGACCCGGACCGCTACCACGATCCGGACCAGTTCGTGCTCGGCCGGGAGAGCCCCCACCTGACTTTCGGCGACGGCACCCATGTCTGTCTCGGCGAGTCCCTCGCGATCGCCGAGCTGGAGGCTGTCTTCACAATCCTCCCTCCGCGTTTCCCCGATCTCCGAGTTGCCGCTGCGCCTGACGCAGTGAGATGGAGCGATCCGACACTCAAGATCAACGGTCCGACTCGGCTGCTGGTCGCTTGGTAGGACGCTGGTGCGAACAGGGCGTTGAGGCAACGAAACTCGCGTTTCTCACGCTAGGCAGCTCCCGAAACCGCGTCCAATCCGAGCCCCCAGGGGAACGGCTTGCTCTGGTTCCGGTCCTCGCCGAGGACGATGTCCACTCCGTCCCCACGGAGGTACGCCACCGAGCGATCAAACGCGGAATGAGCGGCCTGCCACGAATTCAGGTGGGGCAGCGCCGCCAGCGGTACTGACTTGCCGACGCCCTCTGTAATCAGGCCTAGGGCCAGAGTGTCGGCGATCCCCGCGGCCCACTTGTTGATCGTGTTGAAGGAGGCCGGAGCCACCAGGATCGCGCTCGCCGGCGGCAGGACGTCGGGCTCTCCGGGGCGCTTGTATCGGAACCGGACGGGGTGCCCCGTCAGCGCTGCTAGGGCTGGCAGTTGGTCCTCCAGCCACACCGCTGCTGTCGGTGTCAGAATCAAGCACACATCCCAGCCGCGGGCCTTCGCCCGCTCGACCAGATCAGCGATCTCAAGCACCGGCGGTGTAGCACAGCCAACGAGGTACAGAACAGGTTGAGTCACAGGGCTACTCCAGCGCGCAGCGCGAGTGCGCGCAAACCGCGTCCATCCGCTGGCGTCTGTTCGGTGATCAGATCGGCGATGACCGCCCGCGCCAGGTTCCATGACCGGACTGTCGCCGGGTCCTCCCGTTCGGCATCCAGCAGCAGTCGTAGGGCTGTGTCGGGTTTGCCGGCGCGCTGGGCCGAGCGGGCCGTGTCCACCAGGTGGTGGATACGACGCTCCCTGGGCAACGCGGCGTAGCCGCGGGGATCGATCTGCATGACAGCCTGGAGGGCCTGGTCGTAGAGACCGAGATCGCCAAGTATCGAAGCCTCGTAGACCGAGACGTTGGTGATGTTGAACGTGCTCAGGCGGTGGTTCGCATCGGGGGCGATCAGCGCAGCCAGAGCGCGGCCTTGCTCGATCATCAGGGTCGCCAGCCCGGGATCGGGAAGGCTGCCCGCCGCGTAGGCCGCCTTCAGGTACACCATCCCGAGCGCAGACACCCCGTCGTCTCCCAGCCCGCGCAGATCGCCCCCGTACCGATCGATGACGTCCTGAGCCAGTCCGAGGCCGACGTCCGGGCGTCCCGATGCGGTGGCGGCGTAGACGGCGCTCTGGGTAGCGAGCGCAATCCCGATGGGGTCGCCCGCGGCTTCGGCCTTCAACACGCCCTCGTGGCCGGCTGCCCATCCGCCCACCGCGTCGCCGAGCGTGGTGAGCGTGACAGCGGCCAGGTGGCAGACATCGGCGAGCTGCGCGAGCGCGCGCGGCTCCCCAGCGCCGCCCTCGCGGGCCCGGGCCGCGTTGATCAGGCGCGGCAGCAGGGCCACCGCGTCGTGCCAGCGTCCTGCGTGGAACGCGTGGTAGCCGTATGTGGTCTGTTGGAGGACGTCGAGTCCCGGGTCCTGTTGTGCGGCCGGGGTGAGCAGAGCGGCCCTGACCTCGTCTGCGGACGTGTCGTCACTACCGTCCGGGTCGTCGTCGACGAGGACGGCCAGTGGAACAGCGAGGGTGCGAGCCAGGCTTTTCAGCACGCTGAGACGCGGGTCGGTCTGGAGGCCGCCGCCCTCGAAGCTCTTGACCCACGGCAGGCTCATACCGAGCGCGGTCGCGAGCTGTTGCTGCGTCAGGCCGCGCTGAACCCGCAGTGCCTTGACACGTGGTCCGATACCGAGCTCTGCCATATCAAGACGGTATAGGACTCGTATACCCACGGTGAGCGTCTTTGCCGATACCGTCCAAACTACCAGGTCAGAGCGGAGGGCGCCGTGGTGGACGAGCTCGAACAATGGCGCGTTGAAGGACGCGTGGCCAGGGCTGTCAAGAACGTGCAGGAGTCCCTCACGCGGCTGCAAGCCGACGGGCAGGAACTCGCCACCGCCGTCAACGAGGCCCGCGCCCTCGGCATTTCGCCTCAGCACGCTGGGTCGAGTGCCCTGTCCTGGTGCTGGTTTGGGAATGGCTGCGCACAACGTATGGCCCCACCTCGACGAGGAGAGCATGATGCCCCCGCCCCTACGTCAACTTGCACGCGATGAATCCGGCCGCATCGGCGAGATCATGGGATCTCCCCAGCCCAACTCGCGTCTCGTCGCGCTGCGCCCTCCCGGCGGTGGCCTCGAATGGAATGTCCCTGAGGAGTCCATCACACGGGTTGATATCGACGGGAACCCGCTTCAGTCGCCCCAGGACGATGCATGAGCCAGCGACCGACGCCTGACGACGTCACCCTCTTCGGCGGTCGCCAAACGTGCCGTGCTGATCGCCTGGCCGTCGGCACATGTATCTCAGCTGGCTGGACCTGTGGGCCCATCGCCGAGCTGCGCCGCGGCGTACCCATCACTCACGAAGGCGAGGTCGTCCAACGTGTCAGTGCACGTATCAAGGACGATGACCAGTGGCATACCTGGTGGCCCGGTGACCGCGTCTACCTCGAGCCCCCGGCTCACCTGCTCCCGCTCCTGGCGCCGCCTGCCGCGCCCACGATGCCATCGTAGCCGGACGTAAGTCTGTGCCGCCGGGCTCGTCTTCGTCCAGCGAGTTTCCAACTACGACGACTACGGCTGGCCAACAAGCGCGTTGGGCGGCTTGGTGGCCGGGAACGCAAAGAAGCCGCCCGCCCTCCCCTTGACGGGGAGGGCGGGCGATGCAGTGGTTTGCTATGAGCGCGGACGCTCCGGCGGGAATGCCAGCGCGCCGAACAGGAGCAGGAGGGGCCAGGCGGGTACGCCTTGCTCGTGGGTATCGGCAGCTCGGATCGCGGCTGGGGACGCTGACGGCGTGCCGGGGTCGGATGCCTCGCAGACCACCGCGGCGTGCTCGTTGATCGTCTCCGGCGTCGCGGTGTAGCCGTCAGGACATTGGGGCCCGGCGGGCCCGGACGGTCCGGTAGGGCCCGGGTTCCCGGCGGGGCCCTGTTCGCCGGCCGGGCCCGATGGCCCCGGCGGTCCAGGCTCGCCTTCCGCGCCGGCGGGACCGGCAGCTCCTTCCGCGCCGGTCGGTCCGGCTGGCCCGGCCGGGCCCGGAGATCCCGCTGGGCCCGCTGTTCCCGGCGCGCCGGATGGGCCAGCAGCGCCGGCGGGACCGGATTGGATCCGCTCGATGATCTGCTGTGGGGCGGGCTGGGATGGTGCGATCCCGTGCTGCTTCAGCTGTTCCTGGGCTCCGGTCAGGTTCACGGACAGGTCGGAGATCGTCTGGGCCTGGCGTGTTTGCTGCTGGCGCAGCCCTTGCAGCTGGTGCGAGGCCGCGCCGAGTTCGGCCAGCATGAAGCCCAGCACGATGCCCACGGCCGTGACCAGGACGGCCACGACCGCGTTCCACCAGTGGCGGCGGATCCAGTCCATCAGTGGATGCCCTTCGACTGCCCCAGGAGCGTAACGACCACCAGCGCGAGCGCGGCCAGCGCGCTGATCAGCCCGATGGCCTTCTGCCAGGTGAGCTCCGCGCGAGAGCTGGTCTCGTCGCGGAGATCACGGATCTCTTTGCGTACTTCGTCAACGTCGCCGGACAGCGTCTGCCCGAGGTCCTTCGTGCTCTGCTCCACGCGCGCGATGTGCTCCACGAGCGCCTTGTGCTGGACGTTCCAGAGGGCGACCGGTAGGAGTTCGGTAGCCAGCCGCGTGATCTGTGCCGCGAGGGCCTGGTCTGCGGTTTCCAGCCGAGCGATGGCGCGGCCGGCTTCGCGCGGGGTCAGCCCGTCGTCGGTCACCAGATCTCCAGACGCGGTTACGGGGTGGCTAAGGCTGTGGCCAGGTGCGCGACGACGGCGGTCGCGATCTGGTCCGCGGTTGCCCCGGCAATCAGCAGCGGGGCCAGTGCGGCGGCCAGCGCCTTCGCGTCGACGGCCGGGGGCTGCTGGATCTTGACGGCCAGTGCGTTGACGGCGTCGCGGGCCTGCTTGGCGTACAGGGCCGCGGCCCGGGCGCCGCCGTCGGCCCAGATCAGCGCGGCGTCGTCGTCGAACTGGCCATTCGCCGGGAAGTCAGCCGCGATCTCCGGCCACTTCTGGCCGATGGTGGCTGGGATGGTGCCCATGAGGTCTCCGGAGGTGGTGGCGGTCGCTGTCGGCGTTTCCGCGCTGAGGAGGGTGAGGAGTTGCGCGACGGTGCCCCGGAAGGCGTTGTAGTCGAGCGCGCGACCGCCGTCGGTGGCCTGGTTGGTGTACTGGTACAGCGCGGGGGTCACACCGCCGTAGGCGTTCCAGCCCGAGGCCTTGTCCCCGGGGTACAGGTGCGTGGGGCTGCCGGCCCCCCCGGGGTAGGCCGAGGAGATGAGTCCCAGGCCGCGCGAGGTCAGGCCGCTCAGGCTCGGCGACCCGAGCTCCTGCCAGTACCAGTGCGGGAGGTAGACCAGGCGCAGCCGCAGTCCCGCCGCCTTCGCCGCGTCGGCGTAGGCCAGCACCTGGCTCAGGGTGGGTTTGGACGAGCCGGACGGCTCGACGTCGAGCATGCCCGGCAGGGTCGGGTCGCCCACACACGCCTTGGTGTGCGCGATCTGCGCCGGGACGCTCTCGCTGGTCAGGAAGTGGTACCAGACGAAGGGCCGCTTCAGGCTCGCGGCCTGCCGCCGCCAGCCCTGGTACGCGGAGTCGGTGTAGTACGTGCCCTCGCTCGCCTTGGCGATGACGAAGGAGGCGGCCGCGAGGCGCGACAGGTCCAGCCCGGCCTGATAGGCGGAGATGTCGGGTCCGTGGATCGTCACGGCGTGGCCTCCTGGGGCGGTTCGTCTCCTGCTGCGGGAAAAGGCCCTGCGAGTCGTGCGGCGGCGGCGATCCCGGCGGCCGAGATGCGGGCGGGGACCCGGGGATGGTGCCGCTTGCAGGTCTTGAACGGTGTGCCCGGGACCGGGTGGATGGCTGGCCGCCAGCAGCGCTTCGGGTGGTCCACGTGGCAGAGGTGCCGCTTGTAGTGGGCGGCAAGGGTGCCGATGATGGCGAGTTCGCCGAGGTCGGAGCCCATGCCGGACCACCACATGTACCAGTAGCCTGATCCGCTGTCCAGGCCGAGCACGTGCGCGAGCCAGTTCACGCCGGCTCGTCTCTGGCCGGCACGAACTCGGCCGCGGCGTCAGAGCCGTCGCGTCGCCACCGGTTGGCCTCCCAGAGCGCCGCAGGCAGCACGTGGATGCCGTAGTGGGTCCGGTGGTGCGCCGCGCACAGCACCTCCAGGTTCCCCGGGGACTCAGCCCAGGCCTGGAAATCCTCGTCGGAGTTGAAGTGCAGCCCCAGGGCTCGTTCGATCTTGTGCGGGTCGGTGTGGTTGATCTGGGAGAACTCCACGTGGGTGTGGTGGAGCTCCGGCGTGCCGTCGCAGAGGTCGTCGTCGATGACACACTTCCACAGGCCCTGGCGCTTCAGCCGGGCCTTCGCGGCTTCGAACAGGTGGTAATGGGGGTCGTTCTCGCGCGGGGCGTGTTCGGGGATGTGCGTCAGCAGATGCACTGTCTGGCGCTGGTCGTGGGCCGCGGTCATCGTGGTCCTGCCTGGAATTCGACTGTGGAGAGAACTTGGCTACGAATGCAGCCAGAACAGCGTGAAAGTCGATGTGATGTCCGAAGACGTGAAGGTGTTCAGCGGGCTTCCAGTGCTTTGCGACACGTACAGTTCGACATAGTCTCCTACGTTCAGGAAGACGGGCATCGAAACTGCCGGATATGCGGTTGCGTTTCCTGTGGACACCGGTGGTGCAAAGGTCGTGGTCCCCTGGATCACCGTGCCGTTCTTCGCGAACTTCACGCCTCGTGCGCTCGTACTGCTCGACGCGAAAGCGCCGCATCCAGCAAGCATGTACCAGCCGGCCACCTGGGCCGTGATCCTGGTGTTGTTGACCGAGTTGCTGTGCTGATTGTCGGTATCGAGATTCGATCCGTCATAGTTGACCGGAGCCCAGATGCCGCTGGGGATGGACTGTGTGGCGATCTGATACACGGAGGCGGCCGGAACCGCTGTCAGAAAAGAGTTGCTGGCGGCAGGGCCCGCATTCCACAGAGCACCGGTCACCAGATTTCCCGGGGCTTGGTTTGCACTGACGGGGACTGTCCGGGGCACGATACCCTCCTTTTTCTGTATTTCGCCGCAGGCACAAATGCGCCCCGCACGGCATGTGCGGGGCGCTGAAGTGCTTGGGATTAGTAGGCGAATTGGGCGGTATCGAATACCGCGAACGCGTCGTAGACGGTAGAACTGGTGACCCCGGCTGGCATCGGCTCGCAGACGGCAGCGCTGACTGCGTGGTTCTGCGTGAGGTTCGCGGTCAGCGTGATGGTCACCGAGGTGTAGCCGGGCGACGTCACCGGAACCCCGCCGGTTGCGATCGTCACGGTCTCCTGCGTCCCGGCGCCGAGGTCCAGGACGAGCTGCTGGCCTCCGCACAGGGTGCCCGCGGCCGGGTTGGTCGCTGCGTCGGCCAGCGGGTTGAGCACGATGGTGTTCGCGCCGGCGCTCGCCGGGTTCTTCAGCGTGGCGTGGATCGATGTGAAGACCGCATAGGGCGTCGTGGTGAACGGGCTGATCTGGAACGAGCTGGTCCAGTTCCCGCTGTCGTCGCCGGAGTGCGTGATCTGCTCGATGAAGCCGTCCATAGTGATCATCGGTGCAGGCGATGGCGGGCGGCGGTTGATCCGAACGCGCTGGCCGAGGTCCAGCGCGAGCACGCTCGGGAAGAGGGCCGGGTTGGACCCCAGATCCACCAGCAGCTGCGAGATCCGCGGGTGGGGGTCCTTGTACCTCGACAGGTGGAAGTTTGCTGCGTCCTGGCATTCGAAGCCCGACGAGGACTGGTTGTTCCGGGTCATCGTGCGGGTGCCGTAGGCGGCCTGGCTGGCTGCGTTCGCCGCGGAGAATTCCTGGTTGGTCGACGACTGCGTGACCACGATCGCGTTCGAGATGTGCGTCGTGTCGTCGTCGATCGTCAGGGACGTGTACGGCAGCTCCCCGGCGTTCTCACCGAACGTCGCCACGGGGGTCGTCGCCAGGTAGCGACGGCTGCGCGCCTGGAACGTGAGGGCTCCCCCGGCGGCGATGAAGTGCTGGCCGGCCTCGGTGTTGACGACGTCCTGCAGAGCACTGAGAGCGTCGGATCCGCTGATGTCGTTGCAGGGGCCCATGCTCAGCGTCGAGCCGGTGTCGATGCTCGTGGGCCCGGTGTAGCCGCCGTATCCGGCGATCCGGGCGTAGCGGCTGCCCGAGGACTCCCCGGTGAAAGCGGTACGCCATGCGCTGTACAGGTTCGCGATCTGGCCGTTGGTCAGGACCGTGGGCCACTGGGCGTAGTGCGCGAGGTCTCCGGCGAAGTTGCTGCCGATGGCGCCGCTGAGCGGCCACATGCTGCCGCCGATGGATTCGTACGTGGCATTGGTCGGGTGCACGTCGAAGCCGCCGGAGGAGCCGGTGGCGACGTTCCCGTCGATCCAGAGGTTGACGGTCTGGCCGTTCGCCGACATCGTGATGAAGACCAGGTGCCAGTTGCCGTCGTTGGCCGTGACCGAGGTGTTGGTGACGCTGACTGAATGGTTGGCGGCGTTGTTGACCTGGACGAACAGCTGGGTTCCGGACGTGATCAGGTTGACGTTCCAGAAGTCGTTGAACAGCCCGCTCACGGCGCCCGGGGTGGCGCCCGCGAGGGCGTTGCCGCCCGCGGAGGTGGTGGTCGACCGGAACGCGATCATCCGGGTGAATCCGCCGGAGGGGACCCCGTTGATCCCGGCGGGACGCAGGTCCACGACGGTGCCGCCCGCAGTCGGGTTGGCGACGTTCAGCACGGGCCCGTCGGCGCCGAGGAAGGTACCGGCAGGCGTTGCCGAGGTGATCGACGTTCCTGGGGTCAGGATTCCTGTGCCCGTGGTTGAGCTGTAGGTCCCAGCAGCCGCCTTGCGGCCGGCCTGCTCGGCGAAGGTCGTCGCGCCCTGAGGGTCGTCGAGGCGGAAGAACCAGTCGGGGCCGAGCTTGGTGACCTCGTGCGTGAAGCAGTCGGTGAGCGTGCTCTGTGACAGCTGGGCCATGGCGTCGACGGCGACCGGGACGACGAGCCCGTAGGTGCCGCTGTACATCCACGACTGCGGGTAGCGCTCGATCATGCCGGCGTACACGGGGTACAGCTGGCCCGGCGTCGCGAAGGCCGAGGCGGTGGCCGCCTGCTCGAGCTGCATGCCGTCGGCCTGGAATGTCCAGTTCGAGCCGGGCGCGGTGGTCAGGGTGGCGCCGAAGGTGAGCGCAACCGCGCCGGCCGGGACGGTGCCGGTCTGGGTGACGGTGGTCCAGGTTGCCGTCGGCGAGCCGGTCAGCGTGACCGTGGAGGCGGTCGTGGTCGCGATGGTGGCGCCGCCGATGCCCTGCCACAGCAGGAACGGCGTGATCACCGGGTTGGCGCCGGTCGTGGCCGACCGGACGTGCCGGGTGATGGTGTACTGCGTGCCCGGGGTGGCCAGGATCGAGGTGGGACCGAACGCGATCAGCACCTGCCCGGTCGTGGCCGCGCCTGCGACCGGCACTTGCCAGACCTGCGTGCCCTGCCAGGCGGACGCCGATGCCGCGACGACGGGCGTCGCGTAGGCGCCGGTCACCAGCGATGAGGACGCCCCTGGGCTCAGGGGCGTGACCTCGCCGCCGGTGGCGACGTCGCCGTCGAGCAGGTTGACGCTCGGCGGCCAGTAGGCCCGCATGCGCCAGCCGCGGAACGGCACGACACCGGGCGCGAACGGGCTGGCGTTGTTGAACGGGTCGAGGTAGCCGTCCGTGTTCGTCCAGGAGCCGTTGAACTCTGCGGGCTGGACCTGGTCGAGCTCGTACTGCTTGCCCCGCATCGTGGACCAGGGCCCGTACAGTCGCGGCGTCAGATCGGTGTAGTAGGAGGCTGCGGTGTTGAAGTAGGGGTTGGAGCCGAAAGCGGCCTCGCCCCGGAGGTTCGGCCAGTTCGTGTTGATGGCCATGGTGCCCCCTCAGCGCTTGTAGGCGGTGTACGAGGTGGAGTTGCGGCCGCCGAGCTGAAGCATTTGCGTCTGCATCAGGTTGCGGAGATCGCGTTCGGCCAGGACGGAGCCTGCGATGTAGATGTTGTTGACGTAGACCGGCGCGCCCCCGCCCGAGGCGGTTGAGACCATGGGCCCGGCGCCGCCGCCCTTCGAGGCGGCAGCCAGCATGTCGTTGGACAGGACGAACTCGCCGCCGTGGACGATGGCCAGCTGCGGCGCGCCCTTGGGCCCGGGCACGTAGCCGCCGACGTCGTAGGACGCCATGCGCGACTGGCCCTTGCCGTGGCCGACGGTGTTGCCGCCGACTACCACCACGCCGCTCGCGGCGAGCATCTTCTGGATGTCGGTCATACCGGTGACGCTGACGTTGAGGTTGGTCTGGATGTCCGGCGGGATCAGGCCCAGGGTGTCGATGTACGCCTGGACCTTCTTGCGGGTCGACTCGGAGGTCGAGGAGGTGTTGACCAGGGCCTGGATTTGGTCCTTCAGCGCCTGGGTGGCCGCCGGGATGCCCATCTTCCCGTTCTTGATGTTGTCGTTGTAGACGTCGACTGCACCTTGAGCGGCCTGTCGGAGGGCGTCCCGGTTGGCCAGGGCGGCATCGCTGTTCCCGGTCAGCGCACTACCGTTGTCGATCAGGGCCTGCCGGACGTTCTTGAGCTGCTTCTGGAAGTTGTCCATGGCACCGGACATCTCGAGCCCGGCGGTCATGGTCTGCTGCGCCTGGGTAACGCCGTCGATCGCGCTCGCGGTGTCATCCGCGGCAGCAGTCGTCTGGCCCAACGCCGCGTCCTGGCCTTGCAGAGCATCGGTGGCGTTCTGGGTGCTGGTGGCGGCGGTTGCCTGCTGGGCGGCCTGGCGGTCCAGGGCGGCGAAGTACTGTGGGAAGTCTTTCGCGGTGTTGATCAGTGCCTTGCCGTTCTTGTCGGTAGCGGCAGTGATCTGATCCATGATCGACTTTGCTCGGTCGCCGTTGCCGCTGGCCACGAGGTTTGCCAGGGCGCCGTCGTAGTTCTTCGTCATCGACGCCCCGCCACCCATTTGCTGGCTGAGCTTGCCGATTACGATCCCGAACTGCGCCATCGGTTCGGTGTCGGCGCTGACCTTCAACCCCAGGCCGCTCATCAAACGGGTGACTTCGGCTCCCGAGCCGGCGAGCGCGGTACAGGCGTCGGAGGAGTCCATCAGCGCCACGGTCAGTTGGTCGACGCTGGGCCCCGCCTTGCTCGCTTCCCCCGTCAAATCGTTGAGCCACTTGCCGAGCCCGATGCCCGCCACTACAACGGCGCCGATGACGGGGAGGGACCGGCCGAGGGTACCCACCAGGCCGCCGATGCCGCTCGCTCCGGCCGCGGTCTCGGCTGCGGTGGTGCTGGCCACGGTCTCGGCGGTGAAGGTCTTCATACCGATGCCGGCGGCGGCCAGTCGCAGCTTCAGGGCATCGAGCGCTTCTTCCCCGAGCACCAGCTTGAGGACGAAGCCAGCGAATGCAACGCTCGTTTCGAGGATGCCGCGGAGCAGGGACACCATCAGCGCGGCCGAGGTCGTCAGGATCTTGGCGGTGAAAACCGCCAGCTGGGTGCTGCCTTCGACGACCGTCTTGATCAGCGCCGTGGTCATGCTCTTGACCCACATGCCCAGGGCCATCAGCAGGACGCCGCCGATCACCATGGCGAGGCCTTCGACGACCTTCTTGTGCCGGGCCAACAGGCTCATACCCGACTCGAGCACGGGGATGAGCACGGAGCCGATCTTGATGGCCGTGGCCGCAACTTCTTGCTTCAGCTGCTCGATCTTGAAGTTGAAGCCCGCGGTGATCGTGCCCCAGTTCTCGATGTCCTTGCCAGCGTGCTGCGACGCCTCGGAGATCGTCTTGACGTTCTGGGTGTAGGCAGCGAGGTTGATGCCCCCGATCTGCAACGCGGTGTTGGTGTCCATCTGATCGCCGAGCATGTGCCGCAGCAGCCCGGCGTAGGTCTGGACGTCGGTGCCGCCACCGCGCAGCGCGAGGTTGAAGCTGCTCGCGTTCTTGTAGTTGGTCAGGAATTGCGAACCCATCGCCTGAAGGTTCGGCGGCATCTCCTTGATCGCGGCGCTGTAGTCCTTCGTGGAGATCGTGCCGCTCACGACCTCCGTCGAGAGGTTCTTCAGGGCGGCCGGCATCGACTGGAGCATCGTCTGCAAGCCCTGCGCGGCGTCCTTGGAGCTCGCGAAGGTCTGGACCAGGTACTTCCCGTCCGGACCCATGTGGTTCAAGATCGCCTGGTTGACGATCTCGAGCGTGCCCGTCAGGCCCCTGCTGCCGAGGTTCTCCTGCAGGTCCGTGCTGGAGACGCCCATCTGGTTCATCCACTTGATCGCGATCGCGTTGGGCGTCTGCAGCGAGCTGATCGTGTGGCCGAGCATCTGGGTTGCCTGGTCAGCGGAGGTTCCCTGGCGTGTCATCTCGGACATGGCGCCGAGCACCTCGGCCAGGCTGATCCCTGCGGCGTGGGCCTGTGGCAGCACGGAGTGCAGGGCCCCGGCGAAAGCCTGCATGCTCGTCTTGCCGAGGGACACGGCCGCGACGATCTGGTTCATCACCGGGACGGCCGTCTTGCCGGTGGTGTCCCCCATGGCGGTCAGCGCCGTGGTCAGCGCGTTCGCGACCGTCACGACGTCGGCGCCCTCGGCGCGCGCGCCCTCGGCGGCAACATTCAGGACATTGATGCCCTGGGCACCGTGGTAGCCCGCGGACTCCACGTAGTACATGGCGTCGGCCAGCTGCTTCGTGGAGGTGGCCGTGGTGACGGCCATCTTCAGCATCTGGTCGGAGACGTCCGCGATCGGGCCGACGAGCCGTCCGTGAACGATGCTGCCGGTCTCGCCCGCGGACGTGACGAGCTTGGTCATCGACTGCTGCCAGTCGCCGGCCAATTTGACGCTGACGGCCGCAACGCCCACCCCGGCCGCGGCAACCATCCCGCCGACCTTGGTCATCGCCGGGCCGAGGCCGCCCATCTTGTTGATGAGCGACTCGCCCTCGACGCCGACCGCCTTGAGCTCGCTCTTCAGCGGCCCGGACAGCAGGGTGAGCTTGATGAAGAGATCGGCAACCTCGGCAGCCACGGCGCCCCCTCACGGATGTCGTCGACGTCCGCGAGGCGCGGCGGTGAGGGGCGATCAGATGAGCGTTTTCCAGCCGGCGCCGAAGTTCTTGGCGTAGATCAGCGAGGCCGGGACGCCCATGGCGAAGCGGAAGGCCGGCTGGAGGAAGGGATACTTAGCGCCGTTGACCAGGCCGGCGACTTCCAGGTAGTAGCCGTACTTGTTGGCCGGCGTCTTCGAGCCGTACGACGAGGGGAAGCCGACAGCGGTCCCGACCAGGATCTCCAGGGTGTCGCCGACCGTGCGTACCGCGGTGTGGGTGATCGCGCGTCGCAGGTTGCCGGAGATGACTGCCGGGCCTTCGCCGGGCAGCGCTGGGGTCCGGGTACCGACCTTGTGGGCCCCGTTGCTGGCGTTGATCTTTGCCTGCTTCTCGATCGTCAGCGCCAGCTCTGTCAGGGTCTTGGCGGACTTTCTGCGGGTTTCGGCTGCGATCTCGGTGCAGAGCTTCGTGAACACACCCGGCGTGAGTTCGGTGGCCAAGTCACCACCTCACTTCGGTCGCTCCTGGCTTCTGCTGGGCGCTGCGGTGAGCACGTTCCGCGGCGGCGTTGTTCGCGCGGCGCCCCTCCATGAGGAAGATCCAGCAGACTTGCCGCACGTAGTGCGGAGTGGCTTGATACTCGTCCCAGGTCCAGCGCATCTCACGCATGAGCTCGAACATCACCCACTCCTCCGGGGCAGCCCCGGATGCCCACGTCCCGTCGAGAATGCTCTCGACGTCGGTCAGGACGCTGGCGAATCCGGGGTCGTCGAAGGGGAGCCGTTCGCCCCCTTGTTCATCTCCTCGGCGATGCGGGTCTGGACGATCTGCGCGAACTTCGAGACCGTCTCAGCGGTCGCGGGCAGGTCGAGCAGCGGCTGCTCCTCGGCCCTCACACTGGAGTCGTACATCCGCATGTCGACGACGAGGTTGGCGATGCGCTCGTAGGACTCCCACAGGGCGGCCTTCGGGTTGAGCGGCTGGCCGTTGCTGTCCGTGGCGATGTCGGACACGAGTTCGTCCAGCGGCACGAGCAACGGGTTGCGGATCTTGACGTAGAGATCGGGCTCGCCGTCTTCAGTCAGTTCGGGGAACGTGATCGTGATGAAGCGCCCCTTGAGTCCCGCCATCTGGGACTCTCCTTTCGGGTAGGTGGTGAGTGGATCAGTAGGCTGTTGAGACGAAGTTGGTGACGGTCGCTGCGAAGGCGCCGCCGTCGGTGGCGTTGTAGATGCCGTCGATGTCGAAGGACGCCGTGACGTAGATGTCGTCCCAGGAGACCTGGCCCTTGTTCCAGCCCGACTTGGTCGACGTCATGGTGATCACCGAGCCGCCGAGGACGACTGGCTGGGTGAGGACGGCCGTGCACGGCTGCTGGAGGTACTGCAGGTACAGGTTGAGGTCGGCGTCCGACTCGAAGAGCGCCTTGTACGAGCCGCTGAAGTCGAAGACGCCCTGGAAGGTCTCCCGGGGCTGCTGGACGCCGTCGGAGCTGTGGATCGCCTCGACCGGCCGCTTGAGGGTCATGTCGTAAGACAGGCCGCGGGTGCTTGAGGCTCCCCCGTTGGTCATCGTCCACTGCCAGCCCAGGGCGGGCTGCACGGGCGAGAAGCTCGGCCCGACCTGGTCGGCGACCTCGGCAGACAGCCAGCCGGTGAACTTCGCCGAGGCGGTCACCATGGCCTTGGGGTCGATCTTGATGCCGAGCTCGCTGCACTTGCAGCCGGGGAAGCCGCGCGAGTGCGACGGTAGGCCGTTGGCGACCACGTCGTACTTCGTGAAGCTCCAGCTGGTCTGCGCGGCCGCGGGGTTCTGCTTGAAGCTGTGCGTCGACTGGGAGATCACCGAGCCGCCGGCTGCGGTATGTGCGTAGCGGGTGCCGGTCGAGGGCGTGGTGACGTTCGCGGTGTAGGGCCCGGAGCCGGAGACGGTCCCGATCTGGACGTACTCCAGGTTCGCGCCGCCGGTGTCGGAGATCTGGATGATCGCGTTGTTGCCGGGGTTGGCTGTGAAAGACAGCGGCGATCCGCCGAGGCCTCCGCCGACGACGCAGTCCGCGGTGAGGGTGGTGGTCACGCCGGCTGTGGTGACGGTGTCCGGCCCGATGATGGCGCGGAACAGGTACGGGAGCGCGTCCGCGTACGCCGCCATCTCGAAGTCGAACGAGCTCTGACCGGGCCCCTGGTAGAGGCCCTGGAGCCCGGTGTCGTTGTTCCGGAAGCTCTCGTCGCGCAGCGGGTCGTAGACGTCGACCGCATCGCACTTGGTCACGGCGAAGTCGAACCCCGGGGCCAGGTAGCTGCCCTGCGCGCTCTCCTTCCGGCCGCCGATGTATCCGAGCCGAGAAACAGAGCTCATGCCGACTCACCTCCGGGTTCGATGGCCGGCTGAGCGGCGGGCTTCTTGGTCTTGGTGGCGGGGGCCTGGTCGGCGCTCGCCGCGGGGGCGGCCGGCGGTTCGGGCGCGTCGGCCGGTTCGGGTTCCGGCTCGGGGTCGGGCTCGAGCGATGTGAAGCCGGCCAGGAGCTTGGGCTGGTCGGTCTCTTCGCCGGGGCCGACGGTGAACGGCCGCCCGTCGGGGTTGTCTTTGGTGGGCCACAGCGAGACGTGCTGCGGGTAGCCCGAGGTGTTGCGCTGGCGCACAGCGGACTCCAGACGTGCAGGGGAAAGGGCGTGCCGAGCCCGCGGGCGGCGGCCAGGGGTGGGGTGTGGCCGGCGGTCAGCCGGTGAACTCGAGGTCGTCGGCCTCGTAGGTGATCCGCGCCTCGAACGCGCAGGTCGTCATGGACTGCGGGGCGGACAGGAACTGCACGTCGATGGCGGTCGGGTTCTCGGCGACGGACAGGAACGTGCCGTGGGTCTTGTCGCCGATCGGGCCGCCGATGCGGGCGATGACGTCGTCGATGGCCTGATCGAAGGCCGCCTGGTCGCTCTCGGCGTTGCCGGAAGCAGCAGAGAGGGTCCAGCCGCAGATCAGCTCGAAGCCGTAGTGCGGCATCCGGCGCACGTTCGCGGACCGCGTGACCCGCACGGCGCGCCGCAGGACCCAGATCTGGTTCTGCCGGGTCGCCGGGGTTCGGGGCGCGTAGGCCTGGACGATGTCCCACCGGCCGCCATTGATCTTCAGCAGTGCTGGGAGCCCGTCGCCTGAGGTGGTGAGCCACGCGGTTTCGCGGGCGACAGCGTCGGCGGTGGACACGGGTCGGTCACCTCCGCCGTCGTCTGCGTGAGCTGTGGCGGGTCGATCTGCGGTGGTGGCCGGCGGAGTGCCGGGCGGCGCGGTGGGAGTGCGCGCGGGCGGCCGACATCTTCGCCCTGCGGGCGGCCTTCTCGGCCGGGGTCATGGCGGCCAGGTGCGCGCGGAGCGAAGCCGTACGCTTCGCGCTTCGGGCGGCCTTCTCAGCCGGGGTGAGCTTGGCGTTCGCCGCCTTGAGGGCCTTGGAGAGCTTGGCCGTGCGCGCCGCGCGCTGCTCGGCGGTGAGCTTCGCGTTCGCGGCCCTCATCGCCGCCGACTGCTTGGCCGCGCGCGCGGCCTTCTGGGCCGGGGTGAGTTTCGCCAGGGCGGCCTTGCGTTTGGCGGCCATCGCCGCCTTGCGCGCGGCGCGCTGCGCCGGCGTCATCGCGGCCAGCTTCTTCTTCATCGCCGCGACGCGCTTGGCGGTCTCGGCCTTCTTCTGCGCCGCAGTGAGGTGGTTCCAGCGCGCCTTCATCCTGGCGGCGAGTGCGGCCCGGGCCTTGGGCGAGAGGTGGTGCTTTGCCTTGGCCATTGGCTACTCGCGCATGTAGGGCACGAGCATGCTCTGTGCCTTGATCCGCAGCACGTCAGGGTCGTGGCCGTGGTCGCCGAGCGGATCGAGCTCGTCGATCACGTAGGCGGCGCCCAGATACTTGCAGGCGCGGACCAGGTCGGCCGGGACCGTGCTGTAGCCGCCGGAGTAGGTGACGTGCACCCGGGAGCCGACGGGCAGGAACAGGCCGAGCTGGAACCAGACGTGCCCGGAGTCCGGGTCCGGGCCGTCGAGCAGGGTCGTCACGGTCTGGGTGCCGCCGTAGGAGCGGACGATGCTGATCGAGATGTTCGAGTACGTCCAGTACTCGGGGTGCCGCGGGGCGAACTCGTTCAGCCAGATCTGCCGCACCTGATCGCTGGAGTTGAGCGAGGCGGCGTAGGACTGGCCGATCGCGCCCTTGATGTCCAGCGGGAGATTCGCCGAGTCGCTGAGCTCGTCGGGATCGATGCCCTCAGCGCGGTGCGACTCGGTGATGGTGAACGGGGCCAAACGCCGAGAGCACATGCCCTCCAGCTCCCGGGTGGCCTCGATCAGCGCCTGGTCGATCGCGTCCGTGGAGTAGTTGCGGACGAGGTCGGCGAAGGCGCCGTTCTCGAGCTGGGCGCGGGTGGCGAGGGGAATCGGAGAGTCTGACACCGGTCATCCCTCCTGCGTCCGCGGCGTTCTACTTGCCCTTGCCTCGTGGCTTGGGGGCTTCGACGACCGGGTCGGCCGGCGCGATCTCGGACAGCTCGGGTTCGGTGGGCGGTTCGTCCGGCTCGGGCTTCGATTCAGCCGCCGGCTCGGGCTCGGGTTCGGCGGCAAGCTCGGGCTCGGGCTCGGGTTCGGCCGTCGGCTCTACGGCGGCCTCGTCGGTCGCCGCAGGCAGCGGCTCATCGGTCGCACCTTCGTCCTCTGGGTCGTCGTCCGGCTCGTAGATGACTGTGAAGCCCTCCGCGGAGCCGAGTTCGGCCAGAACGTAGTCGGGGACCTGGATCGCGGCGCCGTCGGTGGGCCACGAGTAGAGCCAGGGGCCGTTGGGTCCGTAGCCGGCGGCGCTGCCCGCGCGGGTCTTGGCCAGAAGTGCGGCCATGCGTATCACTCCAGGGGACGGGCGGAGCCCGGGTGGTCCGGGCTCCGCCAGATGGGTGTCTGGGCTCAGACCGCGACGGCAACGCGGGACAGGCGTCCGGTGTACTTCGGGGCGCGGACGGCCAGGGTGGTGTCCGACACCAGCGCGTAGGGCAGCGAGTCCGGCGACGCGGTCGTCGGGTAGACGTCGATCGGCTGGAGCTCGCGGACCCAGGGGCGGACCACGAAGTTCCGGTCCCGGGAGATCAGGTAGATGTTCTCCAGGCCGCGGCCCACCGGGTACATGCCGGTGTTCGTCCCGTAGTACTGCGTCGGCAGCGTGCCCGGGGCGGTGGCGCCGTTCATCGGCACCAGCGCAGTGCCGGTGTCGACGATTGAGGTGGTCAGGATCGGGGTGACGCCGTCGGCGCCCAGGCCCACGGTGGCGTCGACGTAGCCGAGGAAGGTCTCGGCGCCGGCGGCGGTGGAGCGGTAGACCTTGAGCAGGGTCGGCTGGGCCCCGTCCAGGCCGCTCGGCGTGGAGAAGCTCAGGGTGACGGTCGAGGTGGAGCCGGTGGTGGTCTGGCTGACCTCGGCCGAGGCGATGACCTCGCCCTGGCGGGCGATGACCGCGCCGAGCCGGTACCAGTAGGTGTTCGCCGCCAGGGTGCCGCCGGTGCCGGCGGTGGCCGTGGTGACGGAGCCGACGTTGTAGTTGCGGGCGGACAGCATCGAGCTCTTGATCAGGGGGATGTCGCGGTAGGTCGGGACGATCAGACCCGCGGCGACCTCGACGCGGTCGGCGAAACGCTGCTGGTTCTGTAGCAGCTGCGCGATCTTGCTGATCGCGGTGTTCGACATGACCATCATCCAGGTGTCGTCGAACACGTTCATGGCCGCGTTGGTCTCGACCATGTCGATCAGCTCGTCCAGCATCGCCAGCGTCAGCGTGTTGCCGGTCTGGTCGATCGCGTTCTGCGCGCCGCCGGAGTAGGTCGAGACCTGGGTGTCCAGGCCGTCGAACTGCGGCGCCGCACCGGTGACGGTGGAGGCGGAGTTGCCCCACAGGATGCCGGCCTCGGTGTCCCAGGTCAGGCCCCGGATGGCGCCCTCGATTTCGGTGGTGCGCAGGTTCTGGATGACCTGCTTGGTGACCTGCTGGGCGTAGCCGGTGACGGCGCCGACCACCTGGAGGTGCTTGATCTGGAAGCTGTTCTGCACGTAGGTGCTGGTGCTGACCGGGCGCGCGCCGCCGTCGGGGACGAATCCGCCGCTGGCGACCTGGTTTCGGTTGTTCCAGTAGTACGTGTCGGAGTCCCACTTCTGGCTCGGCAGCGAGCGCACCAGCGGGGAGTAGCGCCGCTGGTACTCCAGCAGCATCGGGTCGATGATCTTCGGGACGAGTGCGGATGCACCGGCCGCGGTCAGAGCCTCGCGGAGCTCGGAGGTCATGGTTCGCCTGTCTTTCGGCAGCGAGGGCTGTTAGGCCCTGGAATGGCGAAAGCCCCCGGTGACGGGGGCTTTCAGGGGGATGGCGGGGGTTGACCATCGCTGCCGTGCGCGGCACCGGCCCCGGCGTCGGGGCTGGCGGTCGTAGGGTCTTGCGGGAGTACCGGCGGGGCGGCGGGTCAGCGCGGGAGGGCGCGGTTGCCCATCACGTACTGGTCCAGCTGCGGACCGAAGTAGGCCTGGCGCTCCTCGGCCGTGTACTTGTGCAGCGGCTTCTGCGGCCAGCTCTCCGGCAGCGCGTCGCCGTTGTCGGCCTCCTCGAGGTCCTGGGCGGCGCCGCTGACCAGGCCCTTGCGGCCGGGGCCACGGCCGGACTCGACGATGTCCTGGATCATGCGTGTCCGCTCGGTGGCCAGGCGCTCCTCGACGATCCGGGCGATGCGCTGGTCGTCGGTCTCGGTGACCTGCGCGGCCGGGGCCGGGGCGGCCTCGGTGGCCGCGGGCGCCGCGGCGGCGGGGGCCGCCGGGGCTGCGGCGGCCGGCGCGGTGCGGGCCAGGAGCGCCTCGAACTGCTCGGCGGTCAGGGTGATCGGGGCGGCCGCGGCCGGGGCTGCCTCGGCAGCCGGGGCGGTCTCGACCGCCGTGGTGGTGGGCTCGGTCACGACCGGCTCCTCCGTTTCGGTGTGGGGGTCGGCGGCCGGGTCGGGCGCCGCGGTGGTGGTTTCGGGGGCGGCGTGCTCGCCGGAGTCCGGGGTTCCCTCGGCCGGGTCTTCGGCTTCGGCCAGCTCGGGACCGTCGGGGGTGCTCTCCAGCCGCTCGGCAGCGGTCTCGCCCATGGAGCCATCGGTGTCCTCCGCGTCGGCGCCGGGGACGTCCATGTCGCCGTCCATGTCCGGGTCGATGGCGGTCAGGCAGGCCACGGCGCCAGCCATCGCGGCCTTGCCGATCAGGTCGAGGTCAGCGGGGTCGACGCAGTAGGAGGAGACGGAGATGTTGATCGGACCGTTGGACAGCGAGATGCAGAAGCTGCCGCGCTCGCGGTCGTCCAGGTAGTGCTCGGCGAGCTGCTCGGTCTCGGTGACGACGCCGATGCGGTCGATGAGCCAGCCCTCGTCGGTGGAGATCTCCACGCCGAAGCGCTTCAGCGCCGACTTGATCCGCTGCTTGATCCGCTTGAGCTGCGGGCCGGTGTAGGGCTTGGCGTTGTCGGCCTGGTGGATGTACGACCAGGCGGCCTTGGCCTGGGCCTTGGTGTCCAGGGCGTAGCGCTTGGCCTTGTCCGGCTGGTAGCCGGGGTCGGCGTACGTCGACGCCTTGGTCTGCGGCGCCGCGGCGGCGCCGGACTTCAGGGGCGCGGCAGCCTCCTGGATCTGCGAGGTCACCAGTGCCTCCTGGACGGATTCGTAGATCAGGGCCCGGCCGTCAGATTCGGCGAGGCGCTTGACGTTGTCGATGACGGCGCCGGCGACGCCGGGCTTCCGTGTGAAGTCCAGACCGTCGAGTTCGAGGTCGTCGGCGGTCTCGACGGGCTGGCCGTCGTGCAGCTCTTGGCGCGGCTGGCCCATCCAGGCGCCGCGGATCGAGGTGTTCCGCAGGAACGGGTCTCCGCCGTCAGTGTCGATCAGGCCGGCGATGGTGTGGCCGTGCGTGGTGTCTGCGATGTCCGCGCTGAAGCGCGCGGAGCCGTCCTCGGCCAACGTCATGCCGGTGAGCCGGCCGACGATGTGGGTGGAGTCGTCCTCGGCCGCGTGGTGGGTGAGCATCGTCATCGGCGCGGAGCCGTCGGCGATGCGGGCCTGGGCCCGGGCAACGGCCTTGGCGATGGCCTCGCGGGTGTAGAGCCGGCCGTTGCGGCTGACGCCGGGGACCAGCGCGGTGCCGGTGATGGTCGCGATGCGCTTAGCCACGGCGGCCTCCTCGCGGGGTCTGGAGGACGGCTCGGGCGTGTGCCTTGGCGATCGCGTCCTTGGCGATGTCGGCGACGGCGGCGCGCACCTGCCGGTCGGAGCGGATCAGCTGGATCAGGAGGTCGCGCAGGCCTTCGTCGTCCGCGTCGGGGTTGGTGTCGGCCAGCGCGGAGGCGGCCCGCACTCGGCGGGGGGTGTGCATGTCAGCTCGACACGCCGATCAGCGCGGTGACGGTCGGTGAGGTGCCGCCGGTCAGGGTGGTGAGGTTCGCGCGGACGTACCGGGCCGGGGTGTTGGACGCGGTCGCCACCGCGGTGCCCGAGGTGTTCGACGTGGCCGACCCCAGGGAGTACCAGTTCGTGCCGTCCAGGGAGCCCTGCAGCTGGACCCCGCAGCCGGACGGGCCGCCGGCGACGGTGACCGCCATGCTGAAGTTCCCGTGGCAGACGCCCAGGTCGTAGGGTGTGCCCCCGCCGGTGGCGGCGGCGGCGGCCAGAGAGCTCAGCGGCAGAAGGCCGGCGCCGACGGACAGCTTGCCGTAGACCGGCGCCGGCGAGGCGCCGACCGCCGTGGCCAGCGAACTGGCGCCCGTGACGGTGGATGCGATCGGGTAGCCGTTGTCGTCGTAGTTGGTGGAGATGCCGTTCTTGGCCATGGCGGCCGCCTTTCGAGGTCAGTGAGGGTGCGGGCCGGGAGGCGGCCGGGCGGTGGGGATCAGCGGCCGTACAGCGAGACGACCGTGCCGGTGAAGGTCGGGGTGGCGGTGCCGCCGACGGTCCAGGAGATGCGGCCGTACTCGGGCAGCACTACCGGCATCAGGCCGGTGCCCGACGGCAGATGCAGGCCGGCCGAGCCCGATGCGGACCCTGCGCCGGTGAGCTGCGGGGTCGCGTGGAGGATCTGGGTGAGCCAGTTCCCGGCGGCGTCCTGCAGGTCCAGGTAGACGTCCAGGGTCGGGTTGGTGCCGGTGGCCGCGGTAACGGAGACTGCCAGCCACAGGGAGTTGACGTACCGCAGGTCGATCGGGGTATTGCCGGAGTTTCCGCTGGCTGCCAGGGTCGTGCCGGGGTTGCTCCGGTTCGACCACAGGAGCTTCGCGGACGGGGTCGAGTGCACGGGTGCTCCAGGGTGTGGCGTGTGGTCAGGCAGCGAAGGCGTCTTGGTACGCGCCGGGGATGTTGATCTCGGCGGTCGGGACGCAGCGGCAGCGGGGGTGCGCGGGCATCGGCGGGAAGTCCTCGACCGGCCAGGGCGAGGCGGCCTCGTTGGCGTCGCACACCGGGCAGACCCTGGTGTCTCCCGCTGTCAGCCAGGAGACGCGGGTCACGCCTTCGGTGCGGTACAGGCTCAGCGCGCCCTGGGCCATGGCGGTGTTCAGGGCCCAGTCGACGACGAAGGAGACGGCCTCGACGGTCGCGCCGTCCAGGATCTCGACAGCGCCGGCGAGCATCTCCTCGTAGGAGGCCCCCGCCTCGGCGGCGTCGGCCAGCGCACGGCCGAGGTCGCCGGTGGCTCGGTCGAGCATCTTGCCGAGCCAGCCGTCCGCTTCCCCCCACAGGTCTTCGAGGTTCGCGAGCTGCTCGTAGGCGTGGGTGAACGCGATGTCGAAGTCCAGGCCGACGATGCCGAGGCGCTCGGCGGCTTGGGCGACGGCGCCGACGACGCCTTCGGCGCGCCCGACGGCGACGGCGTTGCGTAGCGCCGTGCGGATCTTGGCCCAGGCATCGCCGTACGGCAGCATCCCGAGCAGGATCTTCACGCTCCGGACCGCGCGCGCCCAGATGCCCTGGTCGCGGCCTTCGGCGATGCCGTCGGTCAGGCTCTTGCGGAAGTCGCGGACCATGTCGGCGATGGCCTGGCGGGTGAAGCCGCCGCGCCACGCGTCGGCCACGAGCTCCGTCTGCTCGGCGGCGAGCTGGTCCCGCCGGTCGAAGATTAGGGCCCAGGTGCCTTCCAGGGAGCCGAGCTTGAGCGTGACCTCGAGGATCTGTGGCTCGTCGGCGTGCTCGCAGGCCAGCGCGACCGCGGCGCGGCAGCCGGCCCGGGTGCGGGCGTTGATCGGGCCGCCGGAGCGTGCGAGGCCGGCGGCGTAGGCGTGGCGGGCGTACGGCGCGATTGGATGCACCGCAGCCCCCCGTCAGCCGATGATCTTCGGGATGAGGGCTTGGACATCCTGGGCCCGCAGCGGGTGTCCCGGGCCGTTTTCGGGTTCCTCGGCGACGTCGGGATTCCCGTCGTCGTCGTCGCCGTCGGTGTCGGCCGGGTCGGTCACGCGGCTTCCTCAGGGTCGTCGTCGGGCAGGCTGATCAGGGCCTCGCGCAGGCGGCGGCGGTACCGCTTCGCCCAGCTTTCTTTGGTCTCTGGGTTTTCATCAGAGCCCGGATCGTCCTCCCCGTCGCGTGGTGGCCCGGCTTCGGCGTCGGCGCCGGACTTCGGGGCTGGCGTGGGGGCCGGGGTCTTGCTGGCGACCGTGGCCGTGCTCATGGCCTTCATGTCGGACCACAGGACGACGTTCTGGCGGTCGACGAGGATGGGTTCGTTGCCGCCGTCGACCGGCGGTTCGCCGATCTCGGTCCGGTACCGGTTGAGGGTCCAGGAGCCGTTGCGCAGGCGGGTGTCGCGGATGTCCTCGATCGTCTTGGAGTCACGGAGGTCGACCTCGCCGAATTTGAGGCACCAGTCGGTGATGCCGAAGCCGACGCGCACGATGTGGTAGTTGATCTTCTCCAGGACCAGCTGAGCGATCGGGTCGCAGGTGTTGACGTGGAAGGTCTTCATCTGGGACTCGCCGGTACCCGAGCCGAGGTGCCCGGACTCGATCACGCTGGCCATCGCCGGCGGGACGCCGAGCGCGGCGAGGATCTCGTCACGCTTCTGGTCCAGCCAGGTCTCGACGTCCGTGATGCGGCCGGGCTGGAGCTCGGTGACCCGGCCGCCGTTCTTCGTCGGGATCGGCGCGCCGATGTTCCGCGCGCCGATGTTCCGCTGCGAGTACCGGGCCATCCAGCGGTTGATCTCCGCGGTCGGCATGCCGGCCGGGAAGTCGACGTGGACGGTCGGCGGCAGTCCCTTGCGGAACATCTCCTTGCCGGTCGCGGCGGCGAACAGCCAGGCGGTGATGGGCACTTGGGCGGCGAGCAGCGGTGACACTCCGAAGACGCCGCTCCGCGGGGCGTCCATCGAAATGTGGATCACCTCGCGCGGCTTGAACGTCGCGCGCTGCCCGAAGTCGGTGATCTGGACGTAGCCGGTGATCGTGCCGTGCTCGTCGGCCTTGGGGTACATCGTCGGGGCGTCGAGGGAGTACAGCGAGACCGGGAGGTTGCCGACCCAGACGACCTCGATGTAGGCGTCGCCGAAAACCATCAGGTCGGTGATGACGCCGCGCATCAGCTGCCGGATGTCCTCGCGTTCGTTGGTGAACGCCAGGAGCCGCTCCAGCGCGAGGACCTGGGCCGGCTTGTCGGGGATCTCCTGGTCGCCCTCGCCGGTATCGCCGTTCCAGTCGGTGACCAGGCCGCCGGCGGTGATGGTGCGGGCAACCGCGTTGACGCCGGAAAAGGCCCAGGGGCAGGAGATGTAGCTGTCGTACAGTTCCGTCAGGACCGACTTGCGGTCGGACTGGGTGGAGGCGCCGACCGCCTGGTTGTACTCGGAGATGCCGCCGGGCGGGATGCCGTACTCGAAGCCGGACCGCTCGGGGGTCTTCGGCGCCAGGCCGGCGGCCGGCGCGGCCTCGGTGACGTCGTAGCGGGACCGCCACGGGCGCATCCAGGAGGGCAGTGCCACCGGCCCTCCTCGGGGTTCAGGTCAGGACCAGGGCGAGTCGGTGGTAACGGCGCCGGGCCGGGCGGTGGGGGTGTCGTCGTCGAACCAGTTGCCGTGGTCGGGCGGCGTGGGGACGGCGAAATGGCCGAGGAGGGTGTATGAGGTGTGGCCGAGTGGTTCTTCCGGCGGGGCGTCGAGGATCGGGAACTCCGGGCCTCCGCCGATGCCCATCAGGAGGTAGCGGGCGGCGTCGTACCAGTGGTCGGGGGCGTCGGTGTTGACGTCCTCGGGCCGTTTCGGGTCGCGTGGGAGGTCGGCCATGGTGGTCAGGAGCTTGGGGCAGGCTCCGTCGACGACGTGCAGCATCGGGCATGTCGCCCAGCCCATGGCGCGGTGGTGTGCGCAGGCCGGCGCTTCCTGCAGGTAGGTGTGCAGGCGGGCCTTGCCGCCGAGGCGGTCGTTGTCGCCGCGGCTCAGCGCGAGGCCTTCGGTGGCCATCTTGTCGGCGGGCGGCAGCGAGGATCCGGTCTTGCCCCACATCGCGGGGTCCGCGGACACCAGCGCGATCCTCAGGCCGCGGTTGGCTTCCAGGATCTGCCGGGCCTGCTCGACCTCGGGGGTCTGGACCATGGTGATCTCGCGGTAGAACCACATGCGGCCGTCGGCGTCGCGTGCGGCGGCGAGGTAGACGGCCGGGGCGGCCCAGCCGTAGTCCATGCCGCCGTAGCGGATCCACTCGTCGGGGACGGTGAAGGGCGGGACCGTGATGCGGTCGCGCTTCCAGTCGGGGAAGGCGGCGTCGGGCATGGCCGACCAGTCTCCGTCCCTGATCCGGGCCCGCAGGTCGGGGTCTGCGATGCCGGCGAGGGTCTTGGAGTAGTCGCCGACGTGGGGGTTGTCGGTCGCCTTGGCCGGGATGAAGATCCGGCGGCGTCCGGCCTCGTCGATGATCTCCTTGTTGCCGTAGTCGGTGGCGTCGACGTAGTTGGCCTTCACGACGCCGTGGCCGACGTGTCCGGGGTTGGATGCGGACCGTGCTCCCAGGCACGGCACCGTGGCGACGCCGGACCGAATGCGGGTGTAGAGGAAGTCAACGACGTCCGGCGGCATGGTGGTTCGCTCGTCCAAGATCAGCATGTTGATCTCGGCGGAGGACAGCGACGACGCTTCCTGCAGGTTCTTGGCGTGGCCGAAGGTGAGGACGCTGTTCCCGAGCGCGCTGCGGAACCGGAGCTCGTACTTCGAGCCGTCCCAGCGGCCACCGATCCGGCGGGCGTAGCCGTACCGGGCCAGGGTGCGCAGGACGGACTGGTTGAGCTCGGGGAAGGAGCGCCGGAACCAGAAGATTTGGATGCCCGGGTACCGGATGCAGGTCCGCAGTGCGAGCGCCAGCAGGGACCAGCTCTTTCCGCCGCCGCCGGCGCCGCCGTACAGGACGTCAAGGTCCTCATCCGGCAGCCCGAGGAACTTCTCCTGCGGGCAGGTGCCGCAGTGGGCGGGCAGCTCGTGGGCGGGGACACCGGCGAGCTTGGCGAGCTCGCGCGGCTTGCAGACCGGTTCGAAGCCGAGCTCGGCGAAGACGTCGATCTCGACGTCTTCGACCTCGAGCCGGTCGGCGGCCTGGGCGAGGGCGGCGTCCACGCCTCACCCCCGGCTACGGTTCAGAAGGGGCGACGCGCAGTTTGGCGGCGGCGGCCTTCTTGGCGGCCAGGATCCGTTCCTTGTCCTGAACGCCGGCGGCGGCCAGCGCCGCGTCGATGGCGTCGATGACGCGGTCGGCCTGGCTGGTGGTGATGGCGGCCAGGCGGTTGTCGATGTCGAGTCGGGCGTAGTCGGTCAGGAACTTTCCCAGCCGGTCCATGGCGCGCTCGTAGAGGACGACTTCGGCGCGCAGCTGCTCGCCGGAGCCGTCGCGGTAGCGCATGCCGCCGGCGCGCTCGTTGTCGCTGGCCTCGGCGTCGTCGTTGGCGACGCGCAGGAGCAGCTCGACGCGTTCCTGCATCAGTTCCATCCACGCCCGGGCCCGGCCGGCGACGGCGGCGAGCTCGGTGAGGGGGTTGTCCACCGGGGTGCCGACGAGGGTCCGGGCCTCCATCAGCAGCTCCCTCTCGGCGATGCGCCGCTTCGCGGCGACGACGGATTGGGGGGCCTTGCCGCCGTGGTAGTCGCAGACAGTCTGGCCGGGCTTGGCCCACTGGCGGCAGCGCTCGCCGCGGCGGTCGGTCCGCGTGGTGCCGCCGGTGATCTTGGCCGTGCAGCGGCGGTGGTCCGGCGGCGGGTTGCCCGGTTCGCGGTCCGGGTCGTGCGCCAGGCACCACGGGCCGGCGGTGGCGCGGGCGCCGCACGGCTGGCCGTCGACGTTCGTGCCCGGGCACCGCTGCTCGGGCGGGACGGTGGGCTTGGCGCGGTCGGGGTCGTGGACGTGGCAGAAGTCCTGGCCCCGGCGGGCCGGCCGCCGGCAGCGGGTGCCGTCCTTGGTCGGGGCCGTGCAGCGCAGCTCGTCAGACGGCGGGCGTTGCATGGTCGTCCGGCGGCATCGGGCGCAGGGCGGCCGGGAGGGGCTTGAACGGCACCTCGACGTCCGTGGTCTCCGGCCAGCCGTGCTGGTTGAAGATCACCTGGCCGTGGGCGTCGCGGCGGATCATGGTGGCGTGCAGCAGCATCGTGCCGTCCGGGGCCGGGATGGGTGTCAGCTCGGTGACCCAGGCCATGTCAATGCCGTAGCCGGCGAGGAACTCGGCGATGGGGCCGGCGACGGCGACGTGCATCGGCGGCGGGCCCGGGACCGGGACGGGGTCGATGATCCGCTTGGGCCGGTTCGGCGCGGGGTCGTCGGCGCGGCAGGCGCAGGTACCGAGGCCTTGGCAGTCCTCACGGTGGACGTGGTCGCACGTGGGCATCGCCCGGACCGGGGCTGCGTCGGCGCGGTCGTCGTGTGGCGCGCTGCGCCGAGCCCCGTTGGCCTTGGTGCACGGCCGGTCCGGTGCGGCGCCGCAGGTGGAGCAGGCCCCGACGCTGTCCTTCCACATCTCGCGGACCGCGGCGCCGAGTGGGTTGTCTGGCGTGGGATCGTCGTGCTCGTCGGCGCAGATCGCGTCGGCCTCGTGGTCGTAGCAGGTATAGACCGCCTGGTGGGCGATGCCGTCGATCGGCCTCAGCGCGTCCGGGAGCGCGTCGTACTCCTCGGCGGTCGCGTGGCGGCGGTGCTGTGCCTGGGCCAGCTGGTTGCAGCCGTCGTGCTGGCACAGCTGGTGGCCCGGGCGGCTCGGGCCGCACGGGCCGCAGTCGGCGGAGTCGTGGGGGCGGGCGGTGCGGTAGGGCTGCACGGTGGCGCGCCTCCTTAGTCCAGGGTCCAGACGGCGGTCGGCTTGACCGAGCCGTCGATCTCCCACCAGCCGCCGGGCGGGATACGGATGGTGATGGGCGCGGTGAGCGCGCCGGTCCAGACAGCAGTCATGACCGGCGCCGTCTGGCCGCCCATGAGGGCGGAGACCTTCACCGCGGTGACGGTGCCGCCGCTGAGGATCACGGTCGCCCACCGCCAGTAGTTGTTGGTCTGCGCGACGCCGAGCGTGTAGGCCGGCGTGGCCACGGGCCCGACGTTCTGCAGGTCGTTGATGATCTGCAGTCCGGTCGGGTACGTCGTGGAGATCGCGCCGTTCGCGCCTGAGAGGTGCAGCTCGCCGAGCGCAGAGGACGAGGCCAGGCCGTCCGCGCCGCCGGTGTTGAGCTCGCGAAACTGGTTGGTCCCCTCGGTATCCATGCAGCCGCGGAACATCGGCCCGAAGCCTCCGGAGCCGGGGCCGATAAAGCTCATCTGATAGGAGCAGCCCTCGATGCAGATCTGCGGGGCCTTGACGGCGTGCAGCGCGCCGACGCCGGTTCCGCCGTCGCCGAAGGTGCCGACCAGGCCGAGGCCGACCCAGCCGTAGAGCAGGATGCAGCCCTCGTCGAAGACGGTGTGCTCGGTGGCGAAGATGAGGTAGGTGTAGCCGCCCTGGCAGATGGACCGGCTGACCGAGTTCATGGCGTTGTTGCCGTTGGCCGGCATCGTGATGCCGATGCTGAAGCCGTTGGCGAACCCTGCCGGGTTGTTGTAGTCGGCCGCGCCGTAGGTCCCGGTGGTGCCCCAGGACATGTCCTCCAGGATCATCCGGGCGCAGCCGTGCGCGTTGATCACGTCGTAGGAGAGACCGTTCGCCGAGTGTGGCGTCAGGAGGCTCATGTTCTTGACGTGCAGCGTCACGTTGCTGAAGATCGGCAGCGGGTCGTGGACGACGCCGTAGCCGTTCTTGCCGGACGGTCCAGAGATCATCGCAGGGCGGCCGTTGGCGTTCGCGGAGGCCGTCTGGGCGCCGGCGGAGGCGAACACCCCGAAGGAGAGCCAGGTGGAGGCGGTCATGGCAGGGACCAGCTGCCCCCAGTAGCGGGTCTTGGCCCCGGATTCGATGCCGACGAGCTGGCAGGTGACGCCCTGGACGCCCTCGGGGACGATCGGGATGGTGAGCTGGCCGTTGCCCAGGGTGGAGCCGCCGGTGACCAGCGGGCCGTTGATCCCGTAGAAGGATCCCTCGCCGGGCGGCGTGTAGACCTGGTACAGCGGCTGGACGCCGACCTGTGGGGCGGTGAACGCGGTCGCGAAGGTGTGGCCGGCGTTGATCGCCGCCTGGATCGCCGCGGTGTCGTCGGTGGCCCACATGACGGTGGCGCCGCTGACGGTGGCGCCGGCGGCCGCGGTGAGGGTGATGTGGCCGGAGTCGGTGAACCCGGAGATGGTCGTGGCCAGGGTGGTGATGCCGGCGGCCGCGGCGTGGAGCACGAGGATCGGCTTGCCGACGTCGCTGACCTTGAACTGGTGCGAGGTCGTGCAGGCCAGAACGTGGCTGCCGTTGGTGATCGCGCCGTCCGTGACGACCTGGCCGTCACCGACGGCACCATAGGCGGTGATGTCGAACACCCACGGCGTATCGGGCTTCTGCTCCAGCAGGCCGTCGGCGTCGAGGGTGGCCACGCCGCCGGGGACGCCGAGCTGCGCGGCGGACACCGCGCCGCTGTCGCGCGGGGTGGGCACGGCGCCGGTGGCCAGGATGGTGACCTTGCGGACGACGTGGTTGTCGTCGCTCGAGCTGTTCGCGGCCGTGAAGCCGAGCAGCGCGACCGCGCCGATGCCGGTGCCGGCCGAGATCGCGGGGCCGCCGTCGACGGACGCGGACACGGTACCGCCGGAGACCGAGACGGTCACGATGTGGGTTCCGGTGCGCAGCGGCGGGATCCCGGTCGTGGTCGCCAGGACGGTCGGCGCGCCGGTCTGCCCGGACGTCGAGGAGACGATCGAGAGCTGGTTGACGCCGTCGGTGCTGAGCGCGACGCCGATGCCGGGGATGCCGGTGAAGCCCAGGGCCGGGCCGGTGCCGCCGACGACGTCGGGCCCGGTCTGGGTCGGGTCGGCCAGCGCCAGGCACAGGCCGGAGCCGCCGGAGCCGCCGCTCACGGAGACGGTAAACGAGACGATCAGCTCGTCGGTGGGGATCGGGACCGCGTAGAACGAGGACCCCGCGACGGTGCCGGCGCCGGCCGCGGTGAGGACGAGGTCGCCGTTGCTGACGGTGGCCGCGCCTTCCCGGACCCAGTCGCGGTTGATGGCGGCCGGGGCCGGTGCGGGGACGAGGGTGCCGAAGCCGCCCACGGTCGCCTCCTCGGGAGGTTGTGCGCGCGGGCGCGGCGGGTGATGGTCGGTCAGAGGAAGAAGCGTCGCCAGCGCGGGGCGTTGGCCCGGGCCGCGAGCATGGCGGGGGTGACCTGCCAGGACTCGGGCTGGCCGCAGAGCCAGTCCATGCCCGCTGTCTGTCCGGCCTGAGCGACGAGTTCCGAGCACATGAGGGCGCGGCGTCCGGCGGCGAGCCTGCTCAGCAGGCGCCAGCGCAGCCCGACCGCGGCCAGGCCGTCGGCGGTGTCGGCGGTCCAGTTGTAGCCGGTGCCGATCTTGGATGCTGCGTAGACGACGACGGCCGAGCGCTGCGCTTCGGTCATCGGCTCCGTGGTGGACAGGACCATGGAGCAGCCGTTGTACTCGGAGATCTCGCGCACGCGTACGCCGCCCGGTTCGGCTTCGATGACGCAGGCGTCGTCGACGACGACGAAGGCGTGGTTCGCCCAGGACCGGGTAACGAGCCGGATCAGGAGTGGCCCAAGGCCCGGGGTTCTGACGCAGCCGTAGACACCGGGTGGCGGCCAGCGCCGGTGGTTCTGGGCCACGGTACCGACGTTGGTCACGTGCCCTCCGCCGCTGTGTCGCTACTGGAGACGACCCAGTACCGGAACACGCCGGTACGGACGGTGCAACCGTCGGGTTCGAGCACCGGCGGATCCGCCGGGGCCAAGGGCTTGCCGTCGGCGTCGACGAGCACGGTGAGGTCTGCCACGACCGGGCCGCCGTCCCACTGCGCTCCGCCGAGGACGATGCTCAGGCCGGTAGCCGTGAGGATCTGCTCGCCGGTGTCGTAGTCGTGGACGGTCATGGCATACGACATCAGCGGGTTGCCGTCGGGCGAGGCCTTTGGCCAGGTGATGGTGATGCGACGCAACGGCTCGAGCGTCCGCGGCCGGCGCACGGCGGGTCGGGGTTCGGCCCGGACGGCTGGGCACTGGGGGTCGACGATGACCGGGTAGATCGGCGGGTCGAGCTTTCTGCAGGTGCAGTTGCGTCCGTGGTGGATGCTGATCCTGACCTGCTTCGTCCCGGGCGGGTCGAGCTCGTACTGCCTGCCCCGCGAGACGGTGCTGCGGCAGGCGGGATGCGCCGGCGGGAGGTCTTCGTCGGTCATCCGTGGCCAGTCGGGTGCCAGGTGCCGCCCGCATACTGGGGCTCGGTCCAGCCGCAGGCGCAGTAGCGGTGGGGGTTGCCGTGGTGCGGCCGGTCGGGACAGAACGGGTCGCCGCGCTGGCCGGCGCCGTCGTGGTAGTCGACGGCGCGGTTGAAGAACTGGCCGGTGGGGTTCAGCACGCACAGACCGACCCGGTTGGGGTGGTCCGGGTCCCCGGAGTGCTCGGTGACGATGGCGGCCCGGCACTCCCGGGTGTACTCGCCGCCGGGCGTCCCGTGGCTGGTGTAGTGGACGGTCTGGCCGATGTCGGGGAGCTTCATGCGTCGGCTCGCGGGGGCCAGAACGCGACGTAGCGGTAGCCCTTCGGGTTCGAGGGGTTCATCGCCGCCAGCTGCTCCTCGGTCGGGCGCTCGTCGAACAGGGCCACGGAGGTCAGCCACTCGATGCGGTCGCTGTCGCCGAGGACGCGGAGGTTGACGGTCTGGCGGTTCAGGCCGTCGCCGCCGACGGCCGGCGGGCCCCAGACGCGCGAGAGGACGGCGGTGGCGACGTCGGCGCCGTTGTTCGTCGCGGGGTCGACCAGGAGGTGGACGATGTGGCCGATGGTCGCGCTGGTGCTGGGCATGCGGGATGGGCCTCGGTTCGGTGGGGGCGGCGGGGTCACGGTGGCGTCCGCGGCCGCGGCGGAGCTGGGCTCAACGCCGCGGCCACGGAGATCAGGAGGCGGCCTGGGGCCGGGCCGGGCGGCGCGGCCGACCGTTGCGCCGGACGCCGTGCGCGCGCCGTTCGGCCTCGGTCATCAGGCCGACGGTGCTGCGGTAGGTGCCGCTGGTCGTATCGACGAACCCGAAGGCGGCGTCCGGGCCGTAGCTGCGCCGGTGCCAGGGGCCGTGCTTGCGGGTCTGGTACCGCAGGTGGAGGACCAGCGGGAACGGTGCCGCGCGGAGCTGGTCGACGTCGGGGCGTTCGGCGGCGATGCGCCCGGACAGGCTCACGAGGTGGCCTCGGACGGCGCGGCCGGGCTGCTGGTGGCCGGTTCGGTCTCCGCGGGGGCGGCCGCGGGCGGGGTGGTGGTGTCCGGGACGACCTTCGCGATGGTGTCGTGGTCCAGGACGTACTCGCCGGCGTGGAGGACGGCCGCCGTCGCGTCGTGGGCGGTGGTCTGCGCGTCGTGCTCGGCTTCGGCGACGATCGGCGCGGCGGCCGCTTCGGCGTCGTGCGCGACCGCGGCGGCGTCGGCCTCGGCTTCGGCAGCGACGGCCGGCGCGGCTCCGGTGATCCTCCCGAACAGGGAGCGGAAGCGGCCAGCCAGCTCGTGGCCTTCGCCTTCCAGCCGGTGCACGAGGTGCTCGAACTCGAGCACCAGGTCCTTCATGAACATGCTGCTCCAGAGGTGAGAGGACGGTCCGCTGCCACGGCGGACGTCAGTCGTCGGGGTCAACGGGGTCTGCGGAGAAGCCCGGGCGCCGGTTCGTGCGCCGGGCGGAGCACAGTCGGGCGCCGTCGTTGTGCCACCAGCGCAGCTCGCCGCGCAGGGCCTCGCCGCCGCAGGCCGTGCAGACGCCGGTCTCCAGGTCGTCGAGCCAGTCGTCGAGGTCGGTGAACGGCGCGTCGAGTGCGTGCCAGGTTTCGAGGTCGGTCGCCGGGGCCATCGGCCCTCCCCAGGTGTGCGTCGGTCGGGGCCTACGTGGGATGTAGCGGCGGCAGGATTCGAACCTGCGGCCTCTGGGTTATGAGCCCAGCGAGCTGACCTGCTGCTCTACGCCGCCATGGTGGTGTGTCTCGGGTTGGGCCCGGTCGTTGAGGAGCTTGCGCAGTCCTGTGGGCAAGGCCCGGCGTGCGTGTTCCCTGGCGGGGTCCATCCACCGGTAGGGCCGGAAGCCGGGCTGCTGTCGGAGCGCCACGGGTCCGGCGAGGGAGGCGCTGCGCTGTGGGCCGCGGGTGTTGTACTCGATCTGTCCCTCGCGCGCCGGCGTCGGGTCCGGGCCCGCGGGGGTTGGCCAGTCGGTGTCGGGCCAGCGCATCAGGCCGCGACCACGAGGTAGCGGCGGTGGGCGCGCTCGCGGGTGGCCTTCTCGGCCTTGATGACGTCCAAAGCCCGGTACAGCGGCCAGCCGTGCTCGTCAGTCGCTGCGGCCTCGAGGTGGCCGCGTCGGACCCAGCTGCGGATGGTGGTGGCGGTGACCTGGGCTTCGCGGGCTGCTTCCCGAGCGGTCCACAGGGTGGTGGCGAGGTCGTCGTAGCCCATCGGGTTCACCTCCGGGAACGCGAAAGCCCCGACCGGCGGGGGGTCGGGGCTTCGTGGTCTGGCTGCGGGCATAGCTCGCCTGCTGAGCGCCATGATGCGCGCAACACCGAGCGGTTGCAACCATGATCGGCCGATCGGCCGAACGCGGGTTCTCAGGCGAGCGCGGCGGCGGCCTCCTTGACGTACTCCTCGTACTCGCTCAGGCGCAGTCGCCGGCCGCACATCGCGCACTCGTAGGAGTCGTCGCCGGGTGCCAGGGCCAACGCGCGGTACTTGCAGCTGGGGCAGTCGATGTCGGCTCGCTTCGGGCGCTGGGGGTCGGCCTTGGCGATGCGCTGGACCTTCCAGTGCAGGCGCAGGATGGCGGTGCCGGGCGAGGTCTCGGGAAGGGCCGCTTCGGGGTGCTCGGTCAGCAGCCAGTCGCTGTTGGCGGTCAGGAAGCCGATCGCGGCGCGGATGGTTCCGGTCTGGGAGGGGTTGGCTTCCCGGGCCGAGAAGCGCCGCAGCCGTCGTGTGTCGTCTTCGAGGCCGGTGAGCACTTCGGCGACGGCGTCGGTGGTGAGCATCGCGGTCTGTCCGGGCCAGGGAGCGCTGTGTCCAGTGGGCCGGGCGCCGCTGCGGGCCGTCGTGCCGTGGAGCGCGTCGTCGCGGATGAGCGCCAGCAGCCCGGGGAGCTCGCTCAGGCAGTAGAGGACGATGTTGGTGTCGCGGCGGCACCACACCGGGCTGCCGTAGCGCGGCTGGGTGGTGGAGATGGGCGAGCCCTCACGCCATATGCGGTTGCAGGGGCCCGGGCAGACGGTGTGTGGGGTGGTCACTGGCCCTCCCGTCGTTGCGAGTCTCCGCAGGTCTCTGCGTTGTTGATCATTGTAGGTCAAGGGTCTGTCACGGGGGGTGCGGCGGGCGCGTCCGGGCCTGCCGTTCGGCAGCCGTCGCACGTCGTCTTGATCCAGCCGCTCGACGTTGGTCGGCCCGGCGCGCCGCAGAACTCGCATGTCCGTAGGGACTCGGCTTCCGCGGCTTCGAGGAGCACCTCGGCGGCATCGGCGTCAACACCCAGCTCGTAGTCCAGGTAGATGCGCAGGGCACCGAACTTCTCCTTGACCTGCCGTGCGACGTATCCAGGGGCCACACGCAGCAGCTCCTCGTGGAGCCGCGCGATGATCGGATGCCACCCGGACCCGACGTCCTGCACGTAGTCGGGTAGCTGCTGAGAGGGGTCGACAGTCATCGGTGTCTCCGGCGGTTCCTGTGCTTGGTGCGGCGCCGGTAGTCGCGGCCGGCGGGGTGTGGGGTGCTGTTGCAGCGGCAGTCACCGTGGCCGGAGTAGCGGCGTGGGACGCCGATCGTTTCAGCCACGGTCAGGAGTACGCGGCGCAGCTCGAAGGGCGTCACCCCTTCCTGCGGTGCTAGCTGCTCGCTGGCTCGGCGCATCGCCAGCCATTCGTGCCAGTCCTGCTCGAGGGACTTCGCTGTCGTCCGGTGGTAGGCCCAGAAGTCATCGAGTTCGGCTTGGGTCTGGCGATCGCTGAGCCCGAACCGAAGGAGCGACAGCCGCATCTCATCGACAGCAGCTGCTGCCTGCCCGGCGGACCGGCCGAGCATCGACGTTGCGGCGGCGAACTGGGCGAGCATCAGTCCCGCCATCGAGGACGGCGGTTCAGGGAGCCACCAGACGTCGAGCGTCACGGGTGCGTCCTCACGGTCAGAAGTCGCCGTAGTCGACTTGCAGGCACCTCAGGCCGAGGCGGCGCCACAGTCGGACCACGCGGTCGCGGTCGTCCAGGACGAGGTGCACCGCGTAGTTCTCGCGCACGTGGGCGTCGAAGAGCTCGCCCTTGACGATGTCGTCTGGCCGGACGTCGCCGGCCCGGCGCATCCAAAGCGCGTGGTAGGGGACGCTGTGCTTGTCGAGCCAGCGCTTGGTGTGCTCGGCCACGCTGTCCGGGCGTCCCGACATCAGCACGATCCGGTCGCCAGCTGCGTGGCACAGACGGACGAGGCGGGCCACGTCCTCGTGGAGCAGGTCGGTTTCGCACAGGTCGTAGGCGTGGGGGCCGCGGCCGCTGTTGTCCGCGAGGGTGCCGTCGAGGTCGCAGATGATGGCCGGTGGGAGGGTGTAGTCGGGCTGATACGGGGCGAAGATCGGCCTGTCGTTCAGCTGGTCGGCGGTCAGGCAGCGGCTGCGCTTGGCGCGCTGGGCCATCCCGCGGATCACTTCCTCGCCGACGGAGGCCCTGCGCACGGCGTCGCGCCTGATGCACTCCTCGATCGGGACGTGGGTGAAGCTGTGCACGACGAAGGTGGCATCCCGGCCGGCCAGGAGGTTCTTGTATCTGCGGGGAAGCCGGGAGGTCATGTGCGTGTTGTCGATCACGACGTCGAAGCCGTCGTCGACGGCAGCGAGGATCGCGGCGTCCTGGACGCGCAGGACGGTCTCCTCGTGGTCGGTCCGGAAGGATCCGTCGTGGCGGTCCATCATCCGCCGCAGATCGTCCAGGTTGACCCGACGGACCCGGCCGGCGGACTCCTCGACGAGCCGCAGCGCGAAGGTGCTTTTCCCGGATGCGGGCAGGCCGGTGGTGAGGTGGATCATGGACGTCATGAGGTGGGCTCCTGGTAGTAGTGGGCGCGGACCGCCAGGAGCCACCGCTCGACGGTCTCGGTGTCGGGTTTGTCCGGCAGCGGCGAGCCCGCCGCGCCCATGCGGTTCTCGGCCTCCTCGATGAGGAGCCGGCCGGTGAGCGGGTCGGCAACGATCGTCCGGCCGATGGCCCGGATCTGTTCGGGGTCGGCGACCTGGATGGCGAGGTGGCCGGTGGTGTACAGCTGCTCGCCCTGCTGGACGAGTCGGACCAGGTGCCGGGCGTGCTTTTCTGCCCGGCGCACTGGGATGTCGGCGGAGAAGGAGCCGTCGCCGCGGCGGATGAGTTTCGTGAGCTGCTGGTGGGCGTAGCCGAGGTAGGCACTGCGGACGGCGGGCGCGGATAGGAAGGCGCGGCGGATGGCGATGAGCCTTTCCCCGAGCGGCGTCGTGTTCTCATAGTGCTTCAGCCACATCAGCTCGCCGACGGTCGGGTTGCCGCCGAGGGCCAGGCGGCAGAATTTCCCGGCCTCGTGGAGCGTCTGGTCGGGGGCGGTGGTGACGTCGGACTCTCTCGGCCGGGTCAGCCCGTGGAACGCGATGGTGGGGGCGGCAAAAACTCCGAGCCGGTCGACGTCGGAGTCCGGGCCGTCCAGTCCGTACGCGGTGGACCCAACCACGCCAGCGAGGAGGACGTCCATCAGCGGTCCTGGTCGTCGCGGAACGGGTTGGTAGCCGACGGTCGGACCGCGCGCCAGACGTGCGGCCCGGTGTCGCGGTCGTCATAGCGCAGGAAGAGCCCGGATCGGATCACCGGGTCGGCGACGAGCTGCTGCGCAGCGACGGCGAACGCTGCCCGGCGGCCCTTGGGGGTGGGGTCCTTGGGCTTGGCGGCGCTCATGACGGCGACCAGGGTGTTGCTGATGGTCGCGGACATGCGCCAGTACTGGTCGTCGAGCTCGTCGACGACGGACCGGACCCACTGGTCGAACTCGTCCGGCACGTCGACCAGCAGCGCTGCGAGCGCGCCGGCGTCGACGGTGGCCAGTCGCGCGGCTTCGGCCTTGGACACGCCGATCGTCTGGGCGAGGCGCACGGCGTCGAGTTCGGCGAAGCGCTGGGCGCCGTAGGCCCGCCAGACATCGACGGCGTTGGTGCCGGTCAGACGCTTGTGGAGCCGGACGTACTCGCCGACCTTGACCTTGACGCGCAGGCCGCCGACGTATCGAATTACCCAGCCCTCTGCGTTGGTGCCGGTTGCTGTCGATCCGTCGAGCAGCCGGTCTTCCTGCGCGGCGCGTACCAGCTCGGGCAGCATGGCCGGCGGCCAGGACCTGATCACGCGGCCGCCGAGGGCCTGCCACATCTCGGCGTAGTCCTCAAGGCGCTGCTCGGTTCCGTCCGGGGCGTAGACGGCCAGGAGCACGAGGGTGCGTTCGCCGCGGTAGTCGACGACGATGCGGTTCTCCGGGTACACGATCTCGGTGACGTAGGTATGGCCCGGGATGAGGAGGCCGCTGGGCTCGGTGTCGTCGAGCCACTGCTGTGCCCACGTGGCCTGGTCGGAATAGAAGGAGCCCTTCGTGGCGACGCGCCACTTGCCCTCGTACCAGAAGACGGTACCCAGGGAGCCGTCGGCCTTGTCGTAGACCCGGTGGGGCGTCTCGTTCGGCAACGGGGGCGCGAAGGGATGCCCTTGGCCGTGCTGGTCGTGGTTGAAGAACTTCGGCATGCACCAGCCGACGATGCGGCCGCTCGGCTGCTCAACGACCAAGCCGCGGCAGCGGGTGGTGACGCGGTTCCAGCGCTGTTCGTACTGGCAGGCGCGGCTGTAGGTGTAGATCGTCAGTGGCAGCGAGTCGTGGTGACTGACGCGCACGTAGCCAGCGGTGATCTCCGCGTTCAGCTCCTCGAGGTGGAACAGCTCGTTCATTATGACGTCGCGGTCGGTGCCGAGGGCGAGCTCGGGATCGATGTCGAGGGTCTTCATCAGATCTCGCTTCGGAGTCGGTGCAGGCGCTGCGTGGTCCAGCAGCCGGATTCGGAGCCACTGATCGTGACCTCCAGGCGCCCATCGCCCGGCGGCACTCGTCGGGCGGCTGCCAAGAGCCGCACCCAGTCAACGACGATCCAGCGCGGTTCGTCGTGGGCGTCGTGGCCGTCGTCGCCGGCGGTCTTGTTGCCGGGGCAGCACAGCTCGATCAGCGGGTACGAGTACTGACCGATCAGCAGGTCGCAACGCGAGTGATCAGTCAGGCCGTGGTGGTGTGGATCCCGCGCGACCGTGATCGCGGCTTCATGGCTGCCGAACTCTCGATCAGTGCGAATCGCGGGGTCGTGGCTCAGGCACAGAATGCGGTAGGTACTGCTCATGGTGGGCTGATCCTTCGGGCGTTGATCACGTCGTCGGTGCGCCAGCGGTAGCTGCAGCTGCGGCGCCGGCGGGGATGTGGGTCCAGCCGTCATGCCGGATCACGCGGCCGACGGTGGACGCGCTGATGCCGAACTCGGCCGCGAGGTCGGCCTGGCGGACGACGCCGCGGACGTATCGCGCGCGGATCGCCCGGACGGCGTCGTCGGTGAGCCGGTGGTAACCGTTGGCCTCGCCCGGACCGCTGGCGCCGCTCTTCCGCAGGCCGCGACGGGTGTAGCGGTACCGACCGCTGCGCATGTACGGGTGCATGCCGCGGTCGACGGCGTCCTGGGAATTTTCGCGCTGCGTCTTGGCTTCCAGGTGGTCTGGGTTGCAGCAGGGTCGCCAGTCGCAGCGGTGCGCGACGACCTCGCGCGGGCCGAGGTCGCGTCCGCGCGAGATCCGAAAGGCGAGCCGCGAGGCGAGCTCCTTGTAGCGCACGCCCTTGACACGCCACCAGAATGCGCCGCGCTTGAGGGTGCGCCAGGGCCAGCATTCGTCCGGGGCGCCGATGAGGACGTAGCCCCAGAAGCGCTCGACGTCGGCCTTCGACGGTGGCGGCGGGCTGGGGCGCCAGTACCGGTATGGTGCCTCCGCCGTGGCCATCAGTCTGCTGTCCCGGTCTCCCAGGGCCAGGTGGCCTTGCGGTGGGACTCGAGTAGCGGGATGACGCGGAACAGCTCGTCGGTCAGGCCGCCGAAGGTGTGGCGGTGGGCTGTGCCAGCGGGGGCGTGCCCGGCCTGGTAGCCCGCGAGGTTCGCCGTGTACATCGGGATGTTGGCCGGGATCGCCCGGTCGACCGAGACGGCGGTGGTGCCGTCGGTTGCCTGTTCGTCGGTGAGGACGATGACGCGGTCGTGGTCGCGGTACTCCTTGCGCAGGGCGGCTGCGGTCTCGGTGCCGCCGCCGAGGAAGAAGCCGCTGTTCGCCCACCGGTCCAGTGAGCGCAGCACGGACTCGCCGGGCAGGATCGTGAAGTGCTTGGTGTGGGC